TCAGGCCTCCTCAACGTCGTGATACTCTTCGCACGCCTGCAGCGTGTTCTGGATCAGGGTGGCGACGGTCATCGGGCCAACGCCGCCGGGAACCGGGGTGATGTAGGACGCGCGTTCGGCGGCATCTTCATACACCACGTCGCCGACCACTTTGCCGCTTTCCAGACGGTTGATGCCGACATCGACCACAATCGCCCCTTCTTTAATCCACTCGCCAGGAATAAAGCCCGGTTTGCCCACCGCGACGATCAGCAGGTCGGCGTTTTCGACATGATGGCGCAGGTTTTTTGTAAAGCGGTGGGTGACGGTGGTGGTGCAGCCGGCCAGCAGCAGCTCCATGCTCATCGGGCGACCGACGATATTGGAAGCGCCAATGACCACCGCATTGAGGCCGTAGGTGTCGATATTGTAGCGTTCCAGCAAGGTCACGATACCGCGCGGAGTGCACGGACGCAGGCGCGGCGCGCGCTGGCACAGGCGGCCAACGTTGTAAGGATGGAAGCCGTCGACGTCTTTATCCGGCGCGATGCGCTCGAGAACTTTGACGTTATCGATCCCTGCCGGCAGGGGCAGCTGAACCAGAATACCGTCGATGGTCTTATCGGCATTCAGAGTGTCGATAAGCTCCAGCAGCTCGGCTTCGCTGGTGGTTTCCGGGAGATCGTAAGAGCGGGAGACGAAGCCCACTTCTTCACATGCTTTGCGCTTGCTGCCGACATAAATCTGCGAGGCCGGGTTGCTGCCGACCAGCACGACGGCCAGCCCAGGGGCGCGTTTTCCGGCCGCAACGCGAGCCTTCACTTTTTCCGCAACCTCAGAGCGTACCTGCTGCGCAATCGTTTTACCGTCAATAATTTTTGCTGCCATCAGAGAGAGGATTCCATCTGTATCTTTACGAAAGGGGGATGAGGATATTTTGTCAGAAGCGGGCCTCGCTGTCAGTCCTCGTTTGCTGTTTTATCCTGTCTGAGGCTAATTTAGCCTGTTATGACCATGGTTATTACATGGTTATAGGTGCGTTGCGCCTGGCCACTGAGTCGATTTACGCGCGCATTAGCCCCGGCGGTATGCTTCTTGTACAGTTGGTGGGGGATATTTCGCCAGCGTCGTATAAGCTCCGCAGTTTCCTGGCAAAATGGATTGACTCGACCGACGTGGACCGTATAATTCCACGCGTTTCACTCCGCGAAGCACTCGCTTCTCAGGGCGCCCTTAGCTCAGCTGGATAGAGCAACGGCCTTCTAAGCCGTAGGTCACAGGTTCGAACCCTGTAGGGCGTACCATTAATAATCAATAAGTTAACTATTATAATAAGAAAACCCGCTACATGAGCAGGTCAGGTAACGGGTCAAGTATTAGGTTTTTGCTTTGTTTACCCAGGCTTCGTAAACCGTTTCGGGCCATCCGAGAAAAATTCCGCTGGGCGTTCTCTCTGGTGCCGGAAATTCCTTCCTCTTCGCGTACATCCTCCACAAGGTCGGCTTACTCTTTCCGGTCAGCGTGCACATTTCTTTAATGCCAATATATCGAGTCGCCATTTTCAACCTCACACCACTTTCAGGCCACGACAGTGGCGCCACAATTCAAATTCACTATTCATCGATTAGATCCTTAAGCACCAGGCAATGGCAAACGCACAACCGACGGTGCAAAACGCTGTTGGCCAGTCCATCACTTCGCCTCACGGATTAGATGTTTGTAGGCACGCAGCGCGTGATGTGTCTTGCCACTTAAAATCGTCTTCATAATGAAAAAGCCGCTGCTCTGGCTGGTCATCTCGGGCGTCAGGAACAGTGCGACATCAATCGCCCGATTGTGCCGGCGGAACTCAAATACGGTGCTGGTGACCGTGATGGCCGAAACCGCCCCTTGATCGTGAAACTCAATCTTCACAATGTTTTTCCTCCCATCCGATTGCCTGAAATAGTCCCATCTTCGGGTGGTACCAGCGGGTGCCGCGGGGCTCGGCTTCTGCCATCATCTGGCGGAATGCCTTCATGAACGGCTCAAGTTCCACAATAGCCCTGCGGGAGAGCAGGCCGTCAGGGGTCATGAACTCGTGTGTATCGGTCGGAATACGGTATGCGTTAACAAGGTTTCGGCACTTGGCATCGGTCATACCGCTTTTTGCGACCACCTGGCGATAACCGACATACCCGGCCCGCATATTGCCACGCTTAATGTTCTCAACCGTTTCAGCTACAGCCTCGACCTGTTCTTCTACCTGATACAGGCGGCGCTCCTGCTCAACATTCAGCAGGGCCATTTCCGCAATAAGCTCTGCCTGTGATTTTGGCCGGGTTCGTTCTTCTTCCAGTTCCTTCCAGCGATCTACCAGTCTGGCGGTAAACTCGGGGCTAAGTTGCGCGACCACAATGATGCTGTCGCGTTTTCCTTCTTCACCTGCGAATTTGTAAACCTCATCATTGACGGCAAATCCTAAGTTATTGATTCTTTCGAGAACCTCAATTTGAGGAGACCGGATAACGTCCTTTGAAGCCAGTGTCACAATGGTACGTTTCACGTTGTCGTGGCGTTTCTCTACCAGCTCGGCGATCTCAAGGCTGGTCATGGATGGTTTGTTGGTGATCAAGTTATTCATCATCATTCCCCTCAATGCATAATCGGTGCTTCTGGCACACCTTCGGTCTGGATTTGTTCTATAAAGCCGTCATGCAGAAGGTTGAAACCTTCCCGGCCCATAGCCGACAACCTGAAGCCGTGTTCTTCATCAGCAACAACCATGTCCTGATACATCCGCAGCGCCAGCTGCGGGCCAACATCAGGTCCGTACTTCTCAATGGCGCCGGCCTCAATGTGGTTTGCGAGCGCAAAGCGTTCCGGCCCTGGGTAAACGCTAATGGCGCCATGCTTGCTGGAATAGATAACAGCAGTATCAACACCGCCAGTATCATTCGGAACGTCGACAGTTCCGTTTTTCTCCAGTTCCTCAGTAATGAATACTGCGGCAAGCAACCAGCGCCAGACGATGATTTGCTTCTCGATGTTAAGCGTGATCCAGCAGCTTTCTACCGCTTCCATGATGCAGGCCAGAATTTCCATTCCTTCGGCGAGGTGTTTGTCATAGCGACCGTTATCCAGCAGGCGAATAGCAGCGGAGTAGCCTATCACCCGGTTTCCAGACCGGATCCCTGTTGAGGTTGGTTCCGGGTTAAGCATATTCTGAAGCATTGCGAACCTCTCATATGTGCCCGGCTTGTCGCCGGGCTGGTGGAGCATTTAACCTGGATAAACGGGGTGTTTGTTCCGCTGGTCATGTACTGGGGCAGGGTGCCATTCCATTTGTTGATGGCCTCCAGTTGCAGTACTTCAGGATTCTCACGCATGGCTTGCCCACGGATCTGGATAGACTTTGCTTCTGCTTCAGCCAGTTTCAGCTTTGCATCCGCCTGTCCATCGGCTTCGGCTCGCAACATGTTGGCTTCAGCTTCACGTTGTTTAACTTCCTGTTCACGCTGCAGCGTTTTCTGATTTGCCGTAACTTTGGCGTTGATGCTTTCGATCACTGTCGGCGGGTATTCCGGACGGCCGACGTAAGAAAGGCTGATCACCTGGATACCAACCGGCCCCATATCGGACTGGATCTCTTTCAGTGCGTTTTCAAGCAGCTCAGCTTTCCCGCCGTCAATGAATTTATCGGTGCTCATCCGGCTTGCGAGACGATTAAGGGCGTCAGCAATTTTCTGCCGCAGATCGGTGTCGGTGATGTCGTCCACGCCTTTACGGTAGGTCTGAAAAACAGTTGTAACTTTGGTCGGATCAACCTTGTACGCGACCCCGATGTGGTAGCCGATGGTGGTGCCATCGCTCATCTGGAAGTTGAAAGCGTCATCATACGTTTTCATCTGCTTGAAGGTCGGAAAGATATAAACCTCGGTATTCCAGCCGGTCCAGTAGCGGCCGACTCCGACGACTTCACCAACGCCTTTATCGTCACCCAACTTATTCACCTTGATACCCACGTTGCCGGGCTCAACTCGATCGCAACCAACAAGGCCGATGGCAGAGAGTGCGATAATTGAAGCCATAATTGCATTTTTCATTTCTTTTCCTTCGTTACGGTAAGTGCAAGACCCTTACAAATGGCGTAGATGCACGGCGGGGTCAGAATCGCCAGGGCAAAACCGGATATAACTGCTGTCGTGTCCTTCATCGAAATGAGGATCGGAACGAACAGCCCATAAACGCTGGCGACAATCACCACCGATAGAACAACGCGTAAGTAAGCAATCATCGACTCAGCCCTCCAGGCTTACAGGCCTGTAGTTCTTCGCGCTCTTTCACGTAGCGGTCGTGCATGGCATCCCACTTTTTGCACCACTTTTGCATTTCTCTTTTGCGGGCGAGGATGCGACGCAGCCGGCGAACGGTGCGCTGGTGGGCGTTGAAATACTCAGTGGTCACGGCGCCACGTTGCCAGCTACTCAGTTCTGGATTCAGTGGATGAATTACCTGCACGTCCGGATAACGCTGCTTGAAACCAGAACGCCCAAAAGCTCGGGAGGTCATGAAGAACGCCAGGTAACGAATTGCGGTATCCCGGCTAAAGCAACGCTTCATGCGGCCGTGACGAATAGCGGCGTACAGGTCGCCGACTGGCGTGTGGTGCTTCTGTAATGCCAGATCAATAGCGCTGGCAGTGCGGTTGTCGATCATTTGTCTTTCTCCCGGTTATAGGTTTCATGACTCATAACTTCCCAGTTCCGGCCATCGTCTTTCGATAACAGGCGCCAGCGTGGGTTAACCTTCAGGCTGAGGTAGCCGGTGCGGCGCATTCGCCGCGGGAATATCCTCCGGCGCCGATACCGCAGCAGGACCTGCAGCGCCTGCAGGTGAACCCTCTCAGGAATTCGTATCGCTGTCAGTGCCACCAGCTACCTCCTCAAATCTCAGCTCCATTTCTCGCGCCATTTCGATAAACGTGGCCAGTGTGCAAATGTGCTCGTCGTCGAACAGCTGGCGGTCGCATATCACCCTCCCGTTCTCGATGTGCACGACTACCCGCCCGGTAAAATCAGGGAGGACATGCAGATCCACGTTCAACACGGGGCGGGGGATCAGCACACCCTGATAGAGCATTGTTTGCTGGTTATTCATTGCCGGACTCCGCAGTAACTGGTTTCTGCTTTTTGACGAACTCCACCAGTTCAGAAATAAGCTCGTCGATTAACTCTTTCCCGCTTTCTGTGAGGAATTCGCCGCTGCCATTAACATCAACAGAGTTGCTGTAAATTCCCTTAAGAACTTTCACACCTTCCACATTTCCGTATTCACCGAGCGCCAGTCGCTCGAATTTCCGCAACAATCCATCAAGAAGAATCTCAGTTAATTCGATAGTACTAATCCCACCCTTGTTAAGCTTAATGACAAGTAAGCTACTCCCAGTCTTTCGCTGGTGGCGTAACAAGGCTGCTTTTAAAATTCGGCGGCGATAGGTAGTAATTAAGTTACTCATCTAATTACCCCTTCTTTTGTGTTCTTCATTTTGCTGTACAATCTTTTCCTCTTTTTCCATCCATGAATAGACCTCGCCAGCAAGGTCATATGCAAGACCTAAAACCCCATCAAGTTGATGGCAGTCAAAGTCCTTATGATGTGTGAAAATTGTCTGCATAAGGAAGTTAAGTTGCTCAGCCTTAATGGTGACGCACTGAATATCTTGGCGGCGCTGCATACCCATAATTACCTCCCGTAGGCTTTACGCAGATAAAGGCCTGCTATTATTTCGTGCCCGTTAGCTGCATAAAGCAGGGCGGTTTTATATGCGTTGCGGTCAATAATGAAACTCATAACAAATACCTCGCAATATTTAGGGGGCAAGAACCCCCGGCACCCCAAGGCCGTTCTAAACTGGTTTCGTAATTAGCCTATTTTATTCTCGATAGCCTTAAGATCAGTGCAAAGTTCACGAGCATAGTCAAATATCACAGCTGACATATGGCACGCGGGGTTGTCATTGTCCTCGTCAGTAAAAAAAGACTCACTATAAGTTTGTGCGAGTGCTTCAAGTTTTTTAGCAGTAAGAATCACATCGAATATATCATCAGCCAGATCGTTTCTGGCCGCTACAGGTATGCAGGGTTTGACTGAATTAATATGACTCTTAATATATCCGTTCATGTTATCTACGGTCTTTTGCATTGAACGAATTAGGCTGTTTATAGAACAATCTGTTTCGTAATTCTCGTTACTTTTTTTATAGATCTCCTCCAGAAGAACAGTGTTTTCTATTATGTCTGATACAAACACTTCAAGCATTTGGATTGGAGTTTTCATTGTTCACCTCACACAAGTATTGAGCGCTTACTAAATCAAGTTAAACTTGATAGTGAGAGGTTAGCTTTATGATTTTATGCAGTCAAGTTAAACTTGATTGTTTTTTTGGTATAGGTAGATTTAAAAGGGAGGAACGGGCAAAAGCCCGTTGTCTATCAATAATTAACCGAATCTGTTAATGTTGAAAGGAACTGATGAGATAACTTTTGACTGGATGTAGAGCATATCCAAGGCATCCTTCTCGATGCTCCAAGATTGGTAATTCGAGTTGTCAGATAATACTACAATTTTGCTGCCTATTTTTTGCAGCCTCTTTACATAACATTCACCTTCAAAACAAAAAGCATAAATCCCGTCACCATCGAAGTATGTTATTGTTTTATCTAGAAATAATAAATCACCCGGTGCTATTGTTGGCGACATGCTATCACCCCTGGCATTGCCAATCTCAATGTTCTTGAAGGGTCTGTTGCCTACAACTTGACGGGCGTACTCGGGGTCTAACTCTATGGAGCGGACCACATCAATGAAGTCACTTTTCACGCTAACTCCATCACCACAACTGAATTCAATATCTAATACTTTGAATTTAACGCTATCAGTATCTCCTTTTTGAGCGGACGCAGGGAAGGTGGCGGGTTGTCCCTCACCCAGAAACCAGGATTGTGGGTATCCACTGATTTCAGAAAGCTGGGCTAATCTCTTACCCCTTGGGACAGTGTCTCCCTTCGTCCAGTAGACAACCGTCTGCGTGCTAACCCCTAACTGACGAGCCAGCTCGGCTTTACTCCACCCTTTTTCCTTCAGAAGTTCTTGAATCATGTTTGCCATGGCCACTGTATCTCTCCAAAAGTTTCATTAAAGCCATTATCTAAAGCAATGCTTGATCTCAAGTTTAACGCATGGTTTTACTTCTTGCATGTTAATTAAATCTTGATATAGACTCATTCAAATAAAGTTTAACTTGATGGTGATTTATGAACGAAGAGATTCGGGTGAAATTGTGTGCCATTACTTCCCAAAGAGCGATTGCTCAAGGCTTGGGAGTAACTCCCCAGGCAGTGAATCAGTGGTTTGCTAAGTCTGTAATCCCTGCTCGCTTTGTATTGAAACTTTGCGAATTTGTCGGCTGGGCCATTACCCCTCATCAGGTTCGCCCTGACTTGTATCCAAGCGAGCTTGATGGGATGCCACGAATTGCAGAGGTGTGACATGTCACAACAGTCAACCGCTATGCCTGATCCGCGCTACTTCCTGAAGTTGCTGCCACGCAGCATCAGGTATGACCCAATAAGCGGGATTTTTTACCTCATTGCGAAGCGGGCAGAGTAAGCAATGCAACAGGATTTCGTCAGGGTTGAAATGCCAGCGCTTTACTGCCATGCGGATGCTCAGTGGATACAGGAGCAGTTGTTGAGATTGCCTTCATCACTGCGCCGGAAAATAGCTCTGAAGTATTCAGAGGTTTACGAAATTGAGTTTAACGCCGAGCCCGTTTCATTCCGACAGGAGAACCGAGCTCGGCATGAAGCCAATGTGAGGCTTCGCAGATTCGTGGATGCGCACGGACGCGCACTGCAGGGGTATACGACCCAGCCACCCCTGGCCGGATCACGGTAACGATCCGATTGTCACCGGGCTTAAAGGTGCCGGGTGATAGCAGGGTAACCACCTTGACTGTTTTTTGTTCTGCGTACCAGATTGCGAGTACATGGGATGGGGAAGAGGGAAGAGGGGGGTTTGGGGGGAGTTGGGAGTTAGGGCAGGAATAGCGTCCTTTTCCAATAGACAGGTACATGGGTTAAGTAGGTACCGATCTTGAAGGCAGAGCCATAAAAGAGCGGTGCACTAGCAAACTGGTACGCGGGATCCCGATAAGAGGTAGGGAAGGTTTCTTCCTGGAAAAGTAGAACTCAAAAAGGGCTGACAATGCTTAACATCACACCGAACTTTGCACAGGAACGCGGGCTTAACATGCTGCGGCGCACCTGGAAGGCGCACGATTCCTTCATGGTCTACGCACCGACCGGAAGCGGAAAAACAGGCCTGGCTGCGTTTATCGCTTCCGGCCTGGTCAGTCGTGGTATGCGTGTTCTGTTTGTCGCCCCGTATACGATCCTGATTAACCAGACCGCCCAGCGCTTTACAGAATACGGGTTGCCGGAAGACCAGATTAGTTTTATTTGGCGTGATCACCCGAACTACGACCCTAATCTGCTGATCCAGATTGCGAGTGCTGACACGCTCATTAGGCGTGAATTTCCCAAAAACATCGATCTGCTTATTGTCGATGAGGCGCACCTGCGTAAACGCCGTATCCTGAAAGAAATCGAACGGATCACAGCGGAGAAAAAAGCGAAGGTTATCGGTTTATCTGGTACCCCTTTTGCGCCGTTCCTGGGCCATTACTATCAACACCTGATTAAGCCAACGACGATTGGCGAATTGATCCAGCGTGGTGACCTCAGTAAGTACGAATTTTTCGCCCCAACAAAACCAGATCTTAGCGGGGTAGAAACAAAGCCATCTATAGAGTTCGGTACTGATTACGACGAGTCCCAGCTGGCGGAAATCATGTGCGGTTCTGACCTGGTGGGCGATATCGTCGATAACTGGCTTCGTCATGGTCGTGACCTTCCTACGGTGGCGTTCTGCGTTAACAAGGCTCACGCAAACTTTGTAACCATGCAGTTTAACAAGGCGGGTATTAATGCTGAGGTCATGGTCGCAGAAACACCCCACGAAGAACGGCAGGTGATGATTCATCGCTTCGAGACTGGCGCCACAAAAATAATCGTCAGTGTTGGTGTTTTGGTAGCCGGTTTTGATAGCGATGTTCGCTGCATTATCTACGCCCGGCCGACAAAGAGTGAAATCCGCTGGTTGCAGGCGCTTGGCCGCGGACTGCGAACTGCACCCGGGAAAGATGCCTGCCTGATTTTTGATCACAGTGGCACTGTGCATCGCCTCGGCTTCCCTGACTCCATCGAATACGACGATCTGCCATCCAAAAACGACGGCATGAAAGCGGCCGCTGCCGGCGCAACTAAGGAACGCGAAGAAAAACTTCCGAAAGAATGCCCCGAATGTCATTTCATGAAGCCATCCGGCGTTTACGTCTGCCCAAAGTGCGGATTTAAACCGCTCGTTGGTCAGGACGTCGAGACTGACGGCACCCGCAACATCAAAAAAATGAGCAAGCACGAAACGGTTTATACCAAAAGCGACAAGCAGTCCTGGTGGAGTCAGATCAAGTTTTACCAGCGTCATCGTGCGGCGCAGGGGAAACCTGTCAGCGATGGCTGGTGTGCTCATACCTTTCAGGAGAAATTCGGCGAATGGCCCAACGGCTTAAGCGACTTTCCAATGGAGATCACACCGGAGGTCAGCAATCACATCAAACACAAACTTATCAAATTTGCTAAACGCCGCGAACGCCTGCAGCAGATGGGGAAGAAACCTGACCAGGATCTATTTCCACCTCCGAGCGCCAGTATCAAATATGAGCCTCCTGAGGGTAGCGATGGGCAATTAATTATCGAAGCAAAACGAAAGTTTCAGGAAAACGTAAACAGAGTGAGTCAGTGATATGAAAACAGCAGAAGCTGCAAAAGGCCGGTGGGCTGAAATCTTTGAATATTACGGCTTACCTCCTTTCACCGGGAAACACCATTACAAAGGTGAGTGTCCGGTATGTAAGGCGAGGGGGAAGTTCCGCGTAGATGACCGTGATGGTCAGGGCACATGGATTTGCGTATGCGGTAGCGGCGACGGTATGAAGCTGCTGACCCTTACCCAGTCAAAAAGCTTTTCCGCCATCTGCGCAGAAGTGGACCAGCTCATCGGGAATAACTATCAGCGCATCAACGTGCCTGCTAACAGTTCGGCGGCGCGGCAGCGCCAGCGAGTCATTAGTAAGTTTTCAAAGTTGCTCGATTTAAGGGGAACTAGCGCGGCTGGTTACCTTCTGCAACGTGGGATAAGCCGCCTGCCGGCAGAAGGCATCCGTTTTTGTGACCGCCAACGCCATGCGGGGCGCGTTTATCAAGCTCTGTATGCCCTGGCTACCGATGACAAAGCTGAGCTTTGTTACCTGCACCAGACGCTGCTGGACGGCGACAGGAAGGCAGATATTGATAGCGCCAAACGTCTTAAGTCGCTTCAAGAGGACAGCTATCTGGATCACGCCCGCTCTGTGGCCATTCGCATGTTTCCGGTATCAACGACGATCGGCATCGCCGAAGGTATCGAAACAGCACTCTCCTGTAATCAGGTTTATGGCGTCAATACCTGGGCGGTAATCAACAGCGGGTTTATGAAGAAATTCCGGGTACCGGCGGGTGTGAAGCATCTGATTATTTTTGCCGACATGGACAAGCACTCTGCAACTGGACATGCCGCGGCGTTCGAGTGCGCCCACGCAAACCTGCTGGCGAAAAACGACCTGGTGAAAGTCAGCATACGCTGGCCGGATAACGGAGATTTCAATGATATGCTTATGAACGGCGATCAGGTTCGTGAACAAGTTTTCTATAAAAAGGTGGCAGTATGATGAACAATAACAATCTGCAACATAACCAATTCTTCACCATCGAACAGGACTTTTCGCCTGAGAAAATTACTGATGCTGAGCGTCTTGTTATGGAGTGCTTCAGTCATATTTATGCAAACTGGGCCGATGAAAAAAACTTAAGTCGTGAGGCAGAAGAACTTCGCGTAAGAGAAATAAAAGGTTTTAAAAACATCCTCCTCTCTCCCTGGACATTAAGCGATGTAACCATTGAATGGGATTATTGGGAATCTGTACTTCGTCACAGGTATAAAACACAAAATGGCGATGGCTACGTCCAGATTATCTGGGATCGGCGTGGGTGGCTCACTGACCTTTTGTGCGTCATGAAACCTGTTACCCGGGCTGAAGCATTAACAGTCTGCAAGTGGTTACTGGCATGTGACTATTTTGAGGAACGGGATTCGCTGTTTGATTGCATTATTTTGAACCTGGTCGGGGAGTGCGAAGAATGAAACTGGAAGCCTCCCTCAAACACTTTAGCCCGCAGGGGATGCATATCAGCGACGACGTGAAAAGCACATCGCCGAATCGCCTGAATGGCACAGACATTATGACCGGGATCGGTGTGACCAGCAGCAGGGCACGCTTCGGCTTGGCCGCTTTCTTCGGAAAGGCTGGTATCAGCAAAACGGATGAACAGCTCGCAGTTCAAGCGCTGGCGCAGTTTGCCATCAAAAACGCTCCTAAAAATGTCCGCAAAGCCGCTGGTGACGAGCTCGGAGGCTGCATGTTTACGCTGGCGCAATTTGCCTTTGCGGAATACTCACGTTCGGCGGCCACCAGCGCAACGTGTCACAACTGCAGCGGTACCGGCTTTATTTCCCGCCATGAAGATGTAATTAAGCACCCTGGTATTTTCGATGCAGACGGTGTCGAGGTGAAGGCCCCAAAGATTAAAAATGAACTGGTGAAAAGGGTCTGTGGAGTGTGTGGAGGAAAGAAAGTGATCCATGCGCGATGCAGGTGTGGTGGTAAAGGGGAGGTGTTAGATCGCAAAGCGACCAAAGAACTTGGCGCACCGGTTTTCAAAACATGTGAGCGCTGCTCTGGAAATGGCTTCTCTGTTGTACCCTCAGCGACGGTTCACCGCGCCATTCTGAAGCGTCTCCCTGATCTCCATCAGTCTTCGTGGTCACGCAACTGGAAACCGTTCTATGAGGGGCTGGTGGACATGCTGCGTAAGGGTGAGCGACAAGCGGCTGTAGAATTCGAGAAGGCAACGACTTACTAATGTGATCGGAGCAAATGGCGACATTTTTTTGCACGTTAATGTTGACTTTGCATAAAAGTGTCCTGTATGCTTCTAATCATGGATACGTACATCCAAATGAAACTGATTCTGAACCCTGCCAACCGGCGGGGTTTTTGCTTTTCTGGGGGAAGATTACGCGCTATAACAAACTCTCCCAGATCAGGAGATATCAGTTATGGAAAATAAACCATTAGATCCGAATCAAAAGGCAAAGATAGTAGCAGAAGCAATGGTTAAACATATGGCTCCGGTGGCTCCCCCTGTGGCCCAGGTAAAGGAGATTATTGCCAGGGTTCGACGTGGCGGTGAAGAAAGCATGCTGGAATTGGATGTAATGAAAATGCTGACATCATATTTTTTGGAAGCGACGAAACTTCGGGATTCCATGCCAGAAGAGGTAAAAAAAGCACTTGGTAAGTAATCTGGCACCTACATACTGGCTATTTCGGTAGTAGCTTTCCTTAAGTGACGTAAAAATATTACCCACGACAATAACAGGCTGCGCATTAGCGCGGCCTTTTTTATTTGTGCCGCCAGAACGTCACTCACTCTGTGCTTTGTCGTAAATCCATCTGGCGGCCTTTCCCCATACAGGGCTCACCTGCGACGGTTCATAACCCAATCGCAGGGCGCTTGCGCAGAGCCCGCACATTTATTCACTCAGCTTCCCGATCTTTCATCGGAGGCGGTAACTATGGCTAAACGTATGCAAGACAAAGAGAGCATTGCCGGGATGTCCTGGCTGGTTCTGCTGATTATTGCTTGCTGGGGTGGACTTGTCCGCTACCTGATAGATGTGAAGCAGAGCAAGGCAACATGGAGCTTGATCAATGCTCTTGCCCAAATGGTGGTTTCAGGGTTTACCGGCGTTATTGCTGGCCTGGTGAGCATTGAAAGCGGACTGAGCATTTACATGATACTGGCCACTTCCGGGATTAGCGGGGCAATGGGTTCTGTTGCTTTGACCTATTTCTGGGAGCGCATTACCGGAGTCAAGGCGCCATGACAGCAGACCAGATTATCGAGGGGATCCTCGGCAAAGAGGGTGGTTATGTCGATCACCCCTCTGATAAAGGCGGGCCAACCCGCTGGGGCATCACGCAAACCACCGCCCGTGCGCATGGCTACACCGGTGATATGCGAAACCTGCCAAGGGAAACAGCAAAGCAAATCCTGCTGAGCGATTACTGGACCGGCCCCCGGTTCGACCAGGTAGCGAGTTTGTCTACGTTACTGGCGGATGAGCTTTGCGACACTGGCGTGAACATGGGGCCCAGCGTCGCCAGTAAGTTTTTCCAGCGCTGGCTCACTGCTCTGAACATGCGCGGGAAGCTATACCCCGATCTGATCCCGGATGGCGCCATTGGCCCCCGAACCATCACCGCGCTTAAGGGATACCTTTCAGCCCGCGGGAAAGAGGGTGAACAGGTTCTGTTGCGTGCGCTGAACTGCAGCCAGGGTGCCAGATACCTCGAACTGGCGGAGGGCCGCGAAGCCAACGAGGATTTTCTCTACGGCTGGGTTAAGGAGCGTGTCATGTGAAGATGATTATTTTCGCTTTGCTTGTGCTGGTGGCTGTGCTCGTTCTGTTACTTCTTCGCAAATATACCCGGCTGGAGTTCGTAGGGCATGCCAGCTTGCTGCTGAAAACGTGGTCTGTAAAGCTGGGAGCTATCGGCGCGCTGGTTGGTGTATGGGCGCAGTCGTTCCCGGATGCTGCGCTGCACGCCTGGGCGATGCTGCCGCCGGATATCAAAAATATCCTGCCGCCAAACATCGTTGCACTGATTAGCCCGGCGCTGGTGGTGCTGGCCGTGCTATCGCAATACGTGCGCCAGCCAGCATTGAAAGAGAAGGCCGACGAACTGAAGGATCCGCAGCAATGAGCTTTGAAATTATTGCTGGGCTGGTGGTTGTCATCCTGGGTGCTATCGCTGGTGCGTTCGGCATTGGTCATTCACGCGGGACCAGTAAGGCAGAAGCCAAAGCCGATCAGCAGCGTACCGAAGAGAACGCCGCCGCCACCGTCGCCGCGGCAGAACGTAAGGCGGAAGTTGTGAAAGAGGCAAGCGATGTACAGGAAGACGTTAAGCGTATGGGCGATGACGATGTTGATCGCGAGCTGCGCGAAAGATTTACCCGCCCCGGTAGTCGTTGATACGGCCTGCAGCTGGGTGAGGGTCATCTACCTGACCGACCACGATATCGACGTGCTGGATAAGCAGACCAAGCGTGACATCCTGGCGCAAAACAAATCAGTGCAGGCTAACTGCCCGCAACTAACCGGCAGGGTTACGCGATGACCAAGGCAAAGAATATTGAATTTCGACTGAGCAAACTTGAGAAAGGGCCAGACGAGAACGTTCTGGCCATCATGGAGATAAGGTCGAGAGCTATTGCAGGTAGCTTGCTGAAGCAGATTTCCTGCCAGGCGTTGAAAGATCGATAATGTCAGTGAAGATTGCCTTGTAGGCTTTATTTAACTTCTCAACTGTTTTCGGGGTGATATCACTCGTAGGCGGCGCGTCGATACCATCCATTAATTCTATTTCAGCAAATTTTTTCAAAACCTGAAGGACACTCTCTTTTTGTTCTTCAGGCATCGTTTGCACAATAAAAGCAACAACGTTTCTCAGCGCCAGGAGTTGAGCATGAGTTACATAGTAATGATCGATCATATTTTCATTCCTGTTCTGTTGAGCTCGGCGATTTAACAGTATAGCGGAGAAATATTGCCCGCTACTCTGTGGCAACTTTCAATCGTGATGACTGGCAATAGCGGGACTTTTTATGCCCGGAACGGAGTATCTATGAAAGAACGAAAACTCGTAATTGAAATTGATGACAACGCCATTGATTCAGTCATCGAAAAGGTGCGCCTGCTCAAGGATGAACTGAGAAGCCTTAACCTGCCGATCAACATCTCTGTTGCAGTGCCGGCAGCATTAAAGCCGGAAGAGGAAAGGAACACGCAGGATGCCAGAAGCGTATTCCTTAGCAACCTTGATGCCGAAATTACTCAGGCTTGGTCATCATTGACAGAGCTTTTGAATATACGTCGCGACGCGACCTCCTCCGACTAGCTGCTGCCGCTGTTTTTAGTTCATTCACGGATTTTGTGAATTTAGCCCTCACGTTACTGGCGCTATCTGTTGGCAACTCGCTGAAGAGGCAGGATACAGCGATAGATAAGATCTCGGTCTCACCTTTGAGTGACTCCAGCTCCTCGACGATTTTCTGTAAAAGTTTCTGATTATCAACGGACATTAAAACGCTCCTTACTTTTTGTGTGAAAACTCAAAGATAAGCGAGCGTTACTTTTTGCAACATCCTGATATTCGATCAGTGCCGCCACCGTGCGGCATTTTTATTACCAGAAGTAGGAGAAGAAGCATGTTGACAGTAAAAGTGATGTCGCCTGGCGGCGGCGAAGAAATCCATAGCGGCCTGAGCGTTGGTTTCAACCCCAATCAGCAGAGTATCTCAGTGTCTGGAATGGACCAGAACGTGTTCCTGAAGCAGGGGGAGGTGGCCTATGTGATGAACGCAAACGGCAAGACCATTTCCCGTTACGAACACAGGGCCCAGCAGTAGGCATTACAGAAGCTCCTGAGCTAAGGGGCTTCGATAATGCTAAACCGAAGCATCTGCCTTAAGTGTTATAAAAAACCCCGTGGAGGAAATCCCAAAGCTACGGGGTGCTGTACAGCCAGCCAATGACTGATTGTAGCCACGAAGTTGGTTTATTTTCTACTGGTTGAGAATAAAACTGAGAGCCAGGAAGGCTTGAGAGTGGCTCATCCATAAGCTCACGGGTAGAACGGCAGACTTTGTCATGGCAGAGCAAAGTCATAAGTTAGTTTAGGTAACATTTCGGATATAACAAGCGTAGCGGGGCATTCCTAATAATGGAGCACCGCAGCTAAAGCATTACAGGAGCCATTCTGCCGAGTGGCTTCGATAAGCTCCCCACATCGCACAGAGGTAAAACATGGCAGAGATCACACCGGCAGAACAGATTCGACTGAATCTGCTTTCCACCCTGAACTACGACACCGCGGCCGCTGCTAAGGCGATTGAGTTCGTCCAGGATAGCCAGCTCAAATATCAGCTGTTCATCCAGCAGTACAGTCGCGTGACAACTGAATCCGAAGTGGTGGCGCGGACCATCAAAGCAGTTCAGGAGTCGACCGAGGCGCTGGCGCTGTTTGATACCATCGCAGAACAGGCGAGCTAAGGCATTACAGCAGGCACTCGCTGAGTGCCTGTGATAATGCTCAAGGAGCGATTACGTGAACAAAGAGCCCCGTATCTATGGCAGCAAGTGGGACCGAGAGCGTCTTATCTTCCTACGTGCGCACCCCTTGTGCGTCATGTGCCAGGAGCAAGGCAGGGTGACAGCGGCAACGGTGGTTGACCACATCATCCCGCACAAACTGAAAGAGGCTCTGCGCTCTGGTGACAGCCAGGAAATAGCGAAGGCGCAAAAGCTTTTCTGGAGCCGGAAGAACTGGCAAGGGTTGTGTAAGCAGCACCACGACTCAACGAAGCAGCGAATGGAGAAGCGTGGCACCGTCATCGGTTGTGATGAGAGCGGAATGCCCCTGGATCCTAACTCACATTGGTTTAAATGATATTTAATCTCATTTTTTGCGGGGGAATGATTGCAAATGAAATCATTTTGAATCAAATGATATCAATTCTCATCTGAGGGGGAGGGGCGGGTCAAAAGTTCAGAACCTCGAACCCAAATGACCGCCGCCAGTCCTTTTTGTGCACAACCGCGAAATGAAAAGTTTTTTTCCGGGAGGTTCCGATGGCAGGACGACGCCCGAAACCGACCCACCTCAAAGTGGTTACCGGCAACCCGGGCAAACGCAAACTTAATGACAAAGAACCATCGCCAGCGCGAGAAATACCAAGCCCTCCAGAGCACCTCACTGACTGGGGAAAGGTGGCGTGGGGGAAGCTGACCGTGCTGCTGGATGGCATGGGCATTTTAACCATTGCCGATACGCTGGCGCTCGAACGACTCTGCGATATTTACGCCGACATTCTGCAGCTTCGCCTGACTATTGCTGACGAGGGGCGAACTTACACCGTGCAGACCGAGGGCGGTTTTTTGATTAAGGCTAACCCGGCAGTAGCAATGTTGGCGGATGCTGATCGACGTTTTAAAAGTTACCTGGTTGAATTCGGTCTGACTCCGGCCGCCAGAACGAAGGTGAAAGTGGATGGTGGAGAAAAAGAAGAAGACCCGCTCAACCAGTTCTTCGGTTGATCCCGCCACGCAATATGCGCGGGATGTAGACTCCGGCAAAGAAATTGCCGGGCCTGACATCAGGAATGCCTGTAAGCGACATCTCAAAGATTTGGAATCCTGCCATGCTCGCGGGTTGGTATGGGATGTTGCAGCGGCGCAGCGCGCCATCGACTTTTTTGCCAAGGTACTGAAGCTCAACGGTGGTGAGCATGAAGGTAAACCCTTCAACCTGCTACCGTGGCAGTGCTTTATTGTAGGGTCGATATTCGGCTGGAAGAACTCGGATGGTTATCGTAGATTTCGCATGGTGTACGTTGAATCTGGTAAGGGTTCCGGCAAATCACCACTGGCTGGCGGAGTGGGGCTTTACTGTCTAACAGCAGATAAGGAGCCTCGTGCCGAGATATATGCAGCAGCAACGAAAAAAGACCAGGCCATGATCCTTTTTCGTGATGCTGTCGCGATGGTGGATCAGTCCCCTGCGTTAGCACAGCGAATAAATAAATCAGGCGGTGCCGGGAAAGAGTGGAACCTTGCATTTCTTCAGACCGGCTCATTTTTCCGGCCTATCAGTTCGGATGATGGGCAGTCAGGGCCACGCCCACACTGTGCACTGATTGACGAAATTCACGAGCACAAAAACAACCAGGTTGTGGAAATGATGCGCGCCGGGACGAAAGGTCGTCGCCAGGCGTTGATTTTCATGATCACTAACAGCGGCCACGACAAAACCAGCGTCTGCTACGACTATCACGAGTATGGGCGTAAAGTTGCCGAAGGCTCGATTGAGGATGACAGTTTCTTTTCTTTCATTTGCTCCCTGGACGAAGGAGAAGACCCATTCAAGGACGAGTCCTGCTGGAAAAAAGCAAACCCCTCTCTCGGTCATACTTTTACCGATCGCTACCTGCGTGAGCAGGTTACTCAGGCTCGGGGGATGCCGTCGAAGGAAAGCATTGTTCGGCGGTTAAACTTCTGTCAGTGGGTGGATGCCGATAACCCATGGATGAGTAGCGATGTGTGGATGGGGTGCGAAGAGGACTTTGACCTGCAGGAGCTGCAGGGAGAAGAATGTTATGGCGGCCTGGACCTTTCAGGAACTCGCGACCTTACGTCTCTGGCGCTCTTTTTCCCTAAAAAAAGAAAGCTGCTGGTGGAGTTCTGGACACCAAAAGATACTTTGCTGGATAGAGCGAAAACAGACCGCGTACCTTACGACGCATGGGAACGGGGAGGCCATATTCATACCACTCCCGGAAAGGCGGTGAAATATGGCTTTGTTGCTGAGCGCATTGCTGATCTTTCCATGTTGTTCGATATCAAGGCGATCGCCTTCGACCAGTACCGCATAAAATATCTTGAGCCGGAATTAGAGAGCGCTTCTGTATCAGTACCGCTGATACCTCACGGGCAGGGATACTACAAGGCGCAGGATTCCGGACTGTGGATGCCTCATTCCATCGAACTTTTTGAACAGATGCTCGATGATGGCGTAATCATTATTAAAACAAACCCCTGCCTCCGATGGAACGCTGCTTCCGCCGTAACCGAAGCCGACCAAAAAGAAAACCGCATATTCGCCAAGAAAAAGAGTACTGGTCGAATAGATGGTGTGGTTGCGTCGGCGATGGCAATTGGTGCTGCAGAAGGTTATGAGCCTGATGATGGCGATATAGAGGGCTTTTTTGACGATCCGATCATAGTGGGTATCTGATGGCTAAGAATAAACAGCAACCAGGGCGCGTTAAGAGCGCTCTTTTAAACTGGCTTGGTGTTCCCATAAGCCTGACGACCGGTGAATTCTGGCGGGAGTGGTACGGAACCAGCAGTAGCGGAAAAGTGGTTACCGCTGACAAAGTTATCCGGCTTTCTGCTGTCTGGGCGTGCGTAAGACTCTTAAGTGAGTCAGTTTCCACGCTTCCGCTTAAAATTTACGAGCGGCAGGCTGATGGATCGCGAAAGCTGGCCCAGAACAATCCCGCCTACCAGATATTATGCAGGCGTCCTAACCCGGAAATGACCCCTTCCCGTTTCATGTTGATGATTGTGGCCAGTATTTGCCTGCGTGGTAATGCATTTGTCGAGAAGCTATATATCGGCAGCAAATTGGTTTCGCTGGTGCCGTTACTTCCGCAGAATATGGTTGTAAAGCGACTCGATAGCGGGAAGTTACAGTATACATACACGGAAAATAGCGTTAAGCGGATCATTCCAGTAGACCGGATGATGCATATCCGCGGATTTGGTCTTGATGGTGTGTGCGGGATGATGCCGACAATGGCCGGGGTTGACGTTTTCGGCGCTGCTATGTCGGTTGATGAAGCCGCGGCAAAAATCTTCGAAAATGGCCTGCAAAGTACCGGTTTCCTGTCTTCAAAAACGGCGCTTAATAAGGAACAGCGAGAAAGATTGCGTCAAAACCTTCAGTCTTTTATTGGTTCTAAAAACGCCGGGAAACTGATGGTTCTGGAAAATGAACTGACTTACCAGAATGTCACTATGAACCCGGAGGCCGCGCAACTCCTTGAAAGCCGTTCATTCAGTATTGAGGAAATTTGTCGCTGGTTTCGCGTACCGCCATTTATGGTCGGCCATACGACAAAACAATCCAGCTGGGCTTCGAGTCTTGAAGGGATGAACATGCTGTTCCTGACTCATACCCTGCGTCCTCTCCTGGTCAATATTGAGCAGGAAATATCGCGTTGTCTTCTGAACAGTGATGAGGACTTGTTTGCTGAGTTCTCCGTTGAAGGGCTTCTGCGCGCCGATAGCGCTGGTCGTGCTGCTTACTATACCAGCGCACTGCAGAATGGCTGGATGTCTCGCAATGACGTTCGCCGTCTTGAGAACATGCCGCCGATAGAAGGGGGCGATATTTACACCGTTCAGCTCAACCTGACGCAACTGAAAAATCTCGAAAGCAGCAACCCTGCCGTTCAGGCGCTGGCTTTGCGAGAGCTGCATAACCACGTATTCCCCGACATTTCCTTTGAACAATCTCCGCTGAAACAGGCCGCTTAGGAGCACTTTCCTGATGAGCAAAAAACAACTTCCGGTGGCGCCGGCGGGTCGCCCCTGCGCGCGCGTTACCTGTGAAACATTACCGTCCGCACTGGACCGCTGGGACGGTGGGATCAAGGCGGCGACTACTGACGATAACACTATTTCTGTTTTTGATGTTATAGGGCAGGACTACTGGGGTGAAGGGATAACAGCTAAACGTATTGCCGGTGCGCTTCGGGCGATGAACGGCGCAGATGTTACGGTGAATATCAACTCGCCGGGTGGCGACATGTTCGAAGGTCTGGCTATTTATAACCTTCTCCGCGAATACGAAGGCCATGTAACGGTGAAGGTGCTGGGCATTGCCGCCAGTGCCGCCTCAATAATTGCGATGGCCGGGGATGATATTCAGATTGGCCGCGGTGCCTTTCTGATGATCCATAACTGCTGGTTGTACGCGATGGGAAACCGCCATGACTTCGCTGAACTGGCGCAGTCACTGGAGCCATTCGATACCGCAATGGCTGATATTTACGCGGCGCGATCCGGCCTTGATTTTGCCGCCGTTCAGAAACTAATGGACGCCGAAAGTTATATCGGTGGCAGCGATGCTGTGGCGAAGGGACTGGCAGACAGCCTGCTTTCTGCTGATGCGGTCAGCGACGGCGACGAATCACCTGCAGCTGCGCTTCGCAAACTTGATGCACTGCTGGCGAAAACAAATACCCCCCGGTCCGAGCGCCGGAAATTAATCAAAGCATTAACAGGTAACACGCCGGGCGCTGTTACCGATCCCGATGGTAAGCCGGGCGCTGCCGAAGATATCAAACCTGAAACCCTCAATTCACTTGAAAGCGCTCTTGCGGCGTTAGTCAAATAAGGACCATTTATGTCTGATGTAAACGAGATTCTGAAAAAAGTCACCGCTTCCATTGAAGAAGCAACCGGCAAATTTAACGCCAAAGCGGAAGAAGCGCTGACTGAAGCGAAAAAGAACGGCAAATTGTCGGCGGAAACCAAAGAAACCGTGGACAAAATGGCGACTGAGTTTAATGCGCTGAAAGAAGCCGAAAAGACTCTGAAGGCTGCGCTGGGCGAACTGGAGCAGCATGTTGCACAGATGCCGCTGGCAAACGCAAAACAGGTTATTGAAACTGTCGGCCAGCAGGTTATCTCTGCTGAAGCCATTAAAGTTCTGTCGTCCAGCATCGAAGGGAACAAGCGTATTTCTGTTCCTGTAAAAGCTGCGCTGATTTCCAGTGACGTTCCTGAGGGGGTTGTTGAACCACAACGACTGCCGGGTATTGATGTAGCGCCAAAGCAGCGGTTATTTATTCGCGATCTTATCGCGCCAGGCCGTACGGGTTCACCGGCCATTTTCTGGGTGCAGCAGACCGGCTTTACCAATGCTGCGGCAGTGGTACCGGAGAACACAACCAAGCCGTACAGCAATATTGAGTTCACGCCGAAAATCACTCCAGTGACAACCATCGCGCACATGTTCAAGGCATCCAAGCAGATTCTGGACGACTTCGCCCAGTTGCAGTCCATGATTGATGCGGAAATGCGTTACGGCCTTAAGTACGTCGAAGAGCAGGAGATTCTGTTTGGTGATGGCACTGGCGCTCACCTCCATGGCATCGTGCCGCAGGCCACGGCTTACAGCGCGGCATTTGCCGTTGAACAGCAGAACGGTATTGACGATCTGCGCCTGGCAATGCTTCAGGCTCAACTTGCCCGATTCCCTGCATCCGGTCACGTCCTGCACTTCATGGACTGGGCGAAAATCGAACTGACTAAAGACACCCTGGGGCGCTATATCCTGGCGAACCCGGCTGCGTTGACGGGGCCGACGCTGTGGGGGCTTCCGGTTGTCGCCACTGAAGCAGCAGCTTTCCAGGGCAAGTTCCTGACAGGTGCATTTAATGCTGCGGCACAGCTTTTCGACCGCGAAGACGCAAACGTTGTGATCTCGACGGAGAACAGCGATGACTTCGAGAAAAACATGATCTCTATTCGCTGTGAAGAGCGTCTGGCGTTAGCAGTAAAACGCCCTGAAGCATTTATTTATGGCTCCTTTACTGTGCCGGCTTCCGGCGGCCAGTAATTTTTCTGGCGGCCTCCGGGCCGCTATTTTCGGAGTAACACGATGAAACTTATCGCGGTGAAACCAGTTTATTTTGGTGGGGTAGTGGTGACTGAAGGCGAGTCACTGGAGACGCTGGAACAGCATGGCCGTGAGTTGGTTCAAAAAGGTTATGCACGGCTGGTAGATGTTGATAATTCTGCGCAGCCGGAACAGCCGGAACAGCCGGAACAGCCGGAACAGCCGGAACAGCCGGAACAGCCGGAACAGCCGGAACAGCCGGAAACTGTGCCAGAGAAGAAGGCTAAAAAATAATGTTAGAACTTGAAGTGGTTAAAAAGCACTGTCGCATTGAGCCTGACTTTACCGATGACGACTCACTATTGACCCTCTACATCGGAGCTGCTTCTCGTTATGTCGAAACATGGACTCGTCGCAAAATGTATGAGTCCGAAACCAGCGAGGGGTATGCAGATGATCCTGATTCAATTCTCCCTGGCGATGATGTGAAAGCAGCGATGCTTCTGCTTATCGGTCACTGGTACGAAAACCGTGAAACGGTCTCTGTCGGTCAGGCTGCTACAGATATTCCGTTTACTGTCGAGTCACTTCTCCAGCCTTACAAAATTTATGGTATTTAAGCGGGGGAATTATGCAGGCAGGACGATTACGGCACCGGGTCACCATCCAAAATTTCACCACCACCAGAACGCCTTCAGGCCAGCCAGTTGAAAATTGGGAAGATGGGAAAACCATCTGGGCCGAGGTTAAGGGGATAAGCGGTCGGGAGCTCTTAGCCGCTGGCGCAGAGCATGCCGATGCGACAATCCGAGTCTGGGTGCGTTTTCGCAGGGATATTTCAGCCTCATCCCGATTGAAGGTCCGTACTGGTCCGTTTAAAGGCGCAGTTCTTAACGTTACCGGGCCTCCGGTTCCGGATATAAAAGGTACCCGGCTGGAAATTCTCTGCAAACAGGGGGCCGAAAAATGATTGATGTGAATCTGGATTTTTCCGGGCTGCAGGATATCGCCCGAGATCTGCAAACCCTCAGCAAAGCCGAAAACAATAAAGTCCTTCGTGATTCCACTCGTGCCGGGGCTGAAGTTCTCCGGCAGGAGGTGATTGATCGTGCTCCCGAGCAAACCGGCAAGCTGAAGAAAAACGTTGTTGTCGTCACTCAGAAAAGCCGCCGTCGCGGTGAAATCGCTTCAGGGGTGCATATTCGCGGTGTTAATCCGCAAACGGGGAACAGCGACATCACCATGAAGGCCAGCAACAAGCGGAATGCGTTTTACTGGCGCTTCGTGGAGCTGGGGACAGCTACGGCGCCAGCACATCCGTTTGTTCGTCCGGCCTTTGATACCCGCATGGAAGAGGCTGCGCAGGTGGCGATGCAGCGGATGAATCAGGCTATTGATGAGGTGTTATCAAAATGACAGAGGATGATCTCTATGACCTGCTGTCGCCGCTGGCAGACGGGCGGGTTTATCCGTATGTGGTATCGCTGGGTAGTGACGGGCTTCCCGATGTCCCCGCGCCTTACATCATCTTCTCGATACCGACTGAAGTATCCGGGGATGTTTTCTGCGGCCAGGCAGAGTCGACACTGCGCATTCAGGTTGATGTATGGGCTGAAACGAATGACGAAGCCAGAGCGTTACGCCTGGACGCCCTGGCTCGCCTGCAGGTTCTTTCACCTGTCGAGGTGACAAAAATTCCTGGCTACGACACGACAACCCATCTTCATCGGGCAACTCTCGAAATAACGGTTATTGCCTGACAAAAACCAATCCAATCCGACCGCCGCTGGCGGTTTTTTCATTTATGGAGGCTGCGATGTCAGCACTATTTGAACGTGCCCAAAAAACGGTAGTAATGATTACCTCTGTGCCGGTCACTGCGGCAGAGCTGGATACCGCAACCTGGTTAAACCTGAGTTGCACTATCAAACAGGCAAGCTTTACCGCTGGTCAGAAAAACGATATTGACGTGACAACGCTCTGTTCGGATGAAACGGAAAATATCAACGGCCTTCCTGCTCCGTCTGAAATGTCACTTTCCGGTAACTTCTACCGCAACCCGGCGCAGGATGCACTTCGTGAAGCATATGATAACGACGGGGTTTATGGGTTTAAGGTTATTTTCCCGTCTGGTAATGGATTCCTGATGCGCGCTGAGGTACGTCAGCACACCTGGGATTCTCAAACCAACGGTGTTGTTGCTGCAACGTTCTCGCTGCGTCTGAAAGGTAAACCCACCAATATTAACGCCCCAGGAGTTCTGTCGTTTGCTACTGACCTTCCGGCGTCTCAAACGGTCGCGGCAGGAAGCGCCCTGACTATGGGCGTAGTCGTCCAGGGCGGTACGGCACCTTATACCTACGTCTGGAAAAAGGGCACCTCGACGGTCAGCGGCCAGACCAGCGCAACGTTTACGAAAGCCAGCGCTGTATCCGGTGATGCCGGGGTTTATTCCTGCGTGGTTACTGATGCCGATGGCACTGTGATCACTTCTTCTGATTGCACCGTCACCATCAATTAACGGAGCGCCGGGAGACCGGCGATAAAATTAATGTCAAAACCGAGTCTTAAAGCACTGGCACTGGCACCGATGGCGGGCTTTCGTAAAAAAGAAGTCTCCGTTCCGGAGTGGGATAACGCCAAAGTCATCATTCGTGAGCCTTCAGCAGAAGCCTGGATTCGCTGGCAGGGGATCGCCAGCCCGGAACAACCCAAACCACCGGAAGGGCAGGAAGCACCAGAGGCACCAGAACTGACCCCTTCAGAACGAGCCTTCCGCACGATGCGGGCCGACGTCACGCTTTTCATCGATATTTTGCTGGATACCGACCTGCAGCCCGTCTTTACTGTCGATGACACCGAACAGGTTGAAGCGATCTATGGCCCCGTGCATTCCCGGCTGTTGAAGCAGGCACTTGATCTCATTCGTGACGCGGATGATGCTAATGCAAAGTAAAAATGCCTGGCATGCAGTTCCTGATGGCGCTGGCGCTCCGGATGGGCCGCACGCTGGGCGAACTGCGACAAACCATGACGGTCGGCGAATTCAGGATGTGGGCTGAGTACGACCGTATCAGCCCAATCGGCGATATTCGCGGCGATATCCTCAATGCTCAGCTGGTATCTGCGGTTTACGGAGCGCAGGGCGTTAAAGTCACCATTGAAGATGCTCAGCTTCAGTGGAGCACAGAAGAGATTGAGGTAAACGACGGCGGCGATCCCTTTGCAGGCTTGGAGGCCGCTTTGCTCGCAGCATCAGCTTGAACAAACAATGATAGCTGAAGTTTTACTTATCCAATGGTAGGATTTTAGTTCTTTTCTACCTATTGGGATAAAAAATGAAAAAAATATTGGGCGTTTTATCTTTAGTAGTTTTTGCTATAGCATTTATTATTGCGTTAAGGCAACCAATATCAATTGTGTTTCTTTTTGCTGTTTTGGTTATTCCTTTAAAATATATAGATAAGATTGGCGGGGAAATTGCTTCTCTTTTGATAATTCTCGGTTCTGTTTTTGTCTTGTTTTTTGTTAACTCAATGGTCCCTTTGTGGGGGGAGAGGTATGAGAACCATGAGGAGCTAATGAGAATTAGCGAGAACGATAGGCAGAAAAGATACAACAACATGAATGTTATATCAGCAAGCAACCCTAGTGTTAAGGCTGAATTAAAAGACCCCGAATCTGCAACCTTCAAAAACCAGATCATTGGTCGTGACGGATATGTATGCGGACAAGTAAATGCTAAAAACAGCTTTGGTGCATATGCTGGGTTTAAAAGGTATGTAAGTAAAAGTGGAATAACCATTATTGATGATGGTGGAACTGAATTTTCTAAACTATGGGGCGAGATTTGTAGTTGATACATTCTTGCTAATTAAAGAAAACCGCTTAGGCGGTTTTTTTTATACCTGTGAGGATACAAATGGCAACCCTACGTGAGCTTATCATAAAGGTTTCAGCAAACTCTCAATCATTCCAGACTGAGATCGCCCGAGCTTCACGCATGGGGCAAGACTATTATAAAACCATGCAGAATGGTGGGCGCCAGGCTGCTGCCGCTGCGAAAGAAAGCCAAAAAGCTCTTTCCGATTTAACGGATGGATTTGCTTCAGCGGGTCGGGCTGCCACAGCTGCAGCTGCAGCATTTGCAACAGGAAAACTGGTTCAGATTGCAGATCAATGGAACTCAGTAAATGCACGGCTTAAACAAGCCTCAGTGTCTACGAATGATTTTACTTTATCTCAGACCCGATTAATGGCGATCAGCCAGAGTACGGGCACTGCTTTTACTGATAACGCTAATTTATTTTCACGCGCCGCAGCATCAATGCGTGAATTTGGTTACAGCTCAGATGAAGTACTCAAAATCACCGAAGCGGTATCAACAGGACTAAAGCTATCTGGTGCAAGTACAGAAGAAGCCGGTTCTGTTATTACCCAGTTTAGCCAGGCGCTTGCTCAGGGTGTTTTGCGTGGCGAAGAGTTTAACGCGGTTAACGAAGCTGGGGATCGTGTCATCCGTGCCCTGGCTGCTGGTATGGGGGTTGCCCGAAAAGATCTTAAAGCGATGGCTGACCAGGGGCAACTCACGATTGATAAAGTCGTACCAGCATTAATCAGCCAGTTAGGTGTGTTACAGGGGGAGTTTTCCTCGTTACCGCCGACAGTGTCCGGCTCAATGCAAAAAGTCACTAACTCGTTTATGGCATGGGTCGGTGGGGTAAACCAGGCGACTGGTGCAACAGACGCACTTTCTGGCGGTCTTGATGGGCTGGCAGGTACGCTGGATTCACTTACATCTTCTGCTGTCAGCGGGGCCCTCAGTGACGTAGCAGATAATATGTCACTGGTTACCACCGCTGCAGGTGGTCTGGTTGGGATTGGATTAGCACGGTATCTTGGCGGGATTGTTACCAGCGCAAGCAGTGCTACTGGCGCACTTATCTCAGCGGCAAAATCTGAGGTAGCTCTTGCAGTCGCTCAGGAAAAAGCCGCGCAATCTTCTGTTGCCGCTTCCCGCGCCGCCGTTTACCGCGCCCAGCAAGCCCTTCAGAGTGCTAAAAGTGCAGATGTTCAGGCTGCACAACAGGAGAGGGTTGCGGCCGCAGAAGCTAAGGTTACTGCTGCGCAAGGTCGATTGACCACAGCTCTCTCCACCGGAACAGCTACAGAAAAAGTACGAGCACGAACAGCTCTGGAGCGGGCTCAGGCGGGGCTTGTAGCTGCAAAAAATGCCGATGCACAGGCTATTGCAGAAAGAAAACTTGCCGCAGCACAAGCGGCGCTTAACCGTAATATTTCAGGCAGGATTTCTGCTCAAAATAACCTTAACAGCGTTACCTCTGTCGGCACCCGGTTAATGAGCGGGGCTCTTGGGCTGGTCGGCGGTATACCCGGGTTAGTTATGCTGGGTGCTGGCGCATGGTACGCTATGTATCAAAGCCAGGAACAAGCAAGAAAATCAGCTCAGGAGTATGCCAGCCAAATAGATCAAATCAGAGAAAAAACCTCCTCAATGACCCTGCCTGAGGTCGATAGTAATCGCAGATTATCGGTTGAGGCGATGCAGGAACAAAAGCGCCTAATCGAAGAACAAGAAAGGAGCGTTAAAAGTCTTAACGGACAAATAAAGGATTTAAATGAAAGTAGAAGCAAGCCAGGTATTACTCAAGAAAATGAATTGAATATTACAAAGGCTATCGCAATTCTTACCGAACAGGTTGTCGTAGAAGAAGACAAACTACGGCAGATGCGAGAAAAGGCAAGTGATATACTAAAGGCACAGGAGGAACAAGAAAGAAGAAGAAACGATCTTATAAAAGAAAGAGCATGGCGGCAAAATTCTGAATACCAGAACCTTGTAATGATGACTGGTAAGTATTCCGAAGTTAACCGTTTACTTGGATTGGGGAATCAGCTTTTAATGGAAAGGCAAGGGCTGGTTAACGTGCCAATGCGAATGCCTCAGGCTGATTTAACATCACAGCAAGCCAATGCTCTGGAAAAAAGCCGTCAGGACCTTGAACTATCAAAGCTTAAAGGAGAAGCAAGGGAGAGAGCCCGGTTAGGTTATGCCGCTGACGAATTAGGGCTCAAGGATGAACCTCAGTTTAAAACTAACCGCGATCTGTATATTAATCAGGGGTTGGCGAAATGGCGAAATGATGAATCCAATAAACCCACCCGGAAAGCGCCAAAAAGCGAAGAGGTTAAAGCGGCTGAAAAGACAGAAGACGTTTACAAGCGCCTTATTAAACAGCAGCAGGAACAAATTGCCCTGGGAAGCCAGAATACCGAACTGGCTAAAATGAAATATCAGGTGACGCAGGGGGAGCTAGCCTCTCTTGAGCAAGCCAAAAAAGAAATAATCCTGCAAAATGCTGCACTAATCGATCAGAAAAACATTGCTGAACAGTTGCAAACGTTCCGTGATGGGCTGGCTGACAGTAATGCCGCTGCGCGTGACCGGGGGAATATAGATTTTCTTGGCGCCGGGATGGGAGATAAAGCCCGCGACCGCATGAAGGAAATGGCGGATATTCGCACTGACTTCCGTAAGCAGCAGGATGAGCTTCAGCGTGACTTTAACAAGAAGCAAATTTCTGAAGACCAGTACAAACAGCAAACGGAAGCGCTGCAGGCGGCGCTTGCTGAACGGTTAGCGATTCAGGAGGACTACTACAAAAAGACCGATGAACAGCAGTCAGACTGGCGCACGGGGATCAGCGATTCCCTGATGAATTATGCCAATCAGGCTTCTGATCTGAGCTCAATGGCTGCCACTGCAACCAGCGAGATTCTGGATGCCACCACTAACTCTATCTCCAACAACCTGACAAACGTCCTGACAGGCGCTGCTTCGTTTAAAGATGGGATGTCGAATATTTTTTCTTCCCTGGGCGAAACGGTGATTAAGACGCTGATCCAGATGGCAACACAGGCGTTGATCACTAAAGCGATTATGGCGTCATTTGGCGGCGGAGCGGGTGGGTTGTTCGGTAGTCTTTTTGGCGGTGCCAGCGGTGCGGCAAGTAGTGGTACCGCTATTCAAAGCGCGGGAGCTAATTTTTCATTTAACGCTCTCGGAGGCGTTTACGATTCTCCGTCACTTTCTGCCTACAGCAATGGTGTTTACAGCACTCCCCAATATTTTGCGTTTGCGAAAGGTGCGGGTGTATTCGGCGAGGCCGGGCCGGAAGCCATCATGCCGCTTACCCGTGGTGCTGATGGTTCGCTGGGGGTTCGTGCTGTAGGTCGTGAGTCCCCTGCGGTACAGAACGCAGCAAGTCAGATTCAGGCGCAGCCACGGATAGCTGTTAGCGTGGACGCACGAAGCACGTTCACCGGCAAACCGGATGACATAACGATGCAGGCCGTTGAGCGAAGAAATAATGCTCTTGAACAGCGGATTATTAACTCTCTAACCGCCGAGATAGATAACCCACAGAAGAAATTCGGTCGGGCTATTTATTCAAATCTCCAATCCAAAAAACCAAGATAGACCTGCCCGGAGGGAATATTCATGGCAGATATTTTCTACCCGGATGAATACCTGCCCATGCCGCTTATGGACGGGTACGGGTTTAAGCCCATATCACCTTTACTGCGAACGGAGATGACGTCCGGTCGCGCTCAACAACGAAGGCGATATACCTCAACACCCACCCAGGCATCGGTTAAATGGATTTTTAAAACTGATGCTCTGGCGCAGGTGTTTGAGGCGTTTTTCAGGGATGCGCTTAAAGATGGCCAGTCCTGGTTCTATCTGAAACTTCAGACTCCCATCGGGGTAAAGCCCTATAAAGCCAGGTTCGTGGATATTTACGAAGGGCCGACGCTGGTCGCGCCAAAATACTGGCAGTACAGCGCAACGCTGGAATTATGGGAACGCCCGTTACCGCCTTCAGGCTGGGGAAATTACCCGGAATGGCTGGCGGGCCAGTCGTTACTGGATATCGCGCTAAACAGAGAGTGGCCGAAGCATGACAATTCTTGAGCGACTATATGCCAGCAGTGGATCGGAGGTTATTCACGATACGCTGCAGATATCAGCAGGCGATGATAACTACTGGCTAACCAGTGGCTGGGATGACGTTCCAGTGACGCTGGAAAATGGTCAGCCGGTGACGTTTGAGGCCAGCGCGATAGATATCGCCTTACCAGCCAGGAACGCCGACGGGACACAGGATTTAAAGTTTGCTATCAGCAATATTGACGGACGGGTTTCTGAGGCGATCGATAAAATTCTGGATGAAATGAAATCAGCCACGCTGACATTCCGGCGGTACATTTCATCCGATCTGTCTGCTCCGGCATCATCACCGTATACGCTCGATATCAAATCCGGCTCCTGGACCCCGACAGCAGTTCAGGTCACGGCAGGCTATATGAATGTCCTCAAAACAGCCTGGCCCCGTAAACGTTACAACCTCGCCGAACATCCGGGCTTACGTTACTAACCTGAGGCAAATATGTTTAATCCTGATAAATACCGTTCTGTTAAATGGCAGAAGGGCGGTAGAGCCTACCCGCTACTCGACTGCTTCGGCATTGTAAATGAGATACGTCGCGACCTTGGGCTACCTGAATGGCCGGATTTTGCAGGTGTGACCAAAGACGGCGGGGGCCTCGACCGGGAAGCGAGAAAGCTGATGCTTTCGCTGAAACGTTGTGCCCCGTGTGAAGGCGCCGGAGTTGCTTGCTATTCGGGTTCAACGGTTTCCCATGTTGGGATTGTTGTGATGCTCGATAACCAGCTGCAGGTCGCGGAATGTAATCCAGGCTCGGGGGTTACGTTTCTGCCACTGGCGCGATTCATCCGTCGCTTTAACCGCGTGGAGTTCTGGCAATGACGATAAAGTTTTACCCGTCCCGGCTACCGGGTGAACCCCTTGAAACGCACGAGCATGGTGTGCTGACGCTGCATGAGTGGATGAGCAGAAATGTCCCGAGCTATTCACAGGATAAAACTCATCCTGTCGTGATCGAGCTGAACGGCCAGGCAGTCCCCCCGGCGGAATGGCCGTTATGTTTGTTGCGGCCAGACAGTGACGTGCGGATATATCCCATTCCGTATGGCACGGGTCTTGAAATTGCCGCGTGGGTTTCGGTGGCCGTATCCATTGCGTCTACGGCCTATGCATTATTCTTTGCCCCAAAACCAGAGCTGGGCGGTTTTTCATCCAGTAACGCTTCATCGCTGGATCTGAACCCGGCGCGGGCAAACACCGCAAAACTCGGTGATCCCGTTAGGGAGGCGTTTGGGCGAAACCGGATTTACCCGGATTACCTGGTGCAGCCGGTAACGCGATTCGACCCCGCTGATCCCACCAGAATGACGGTAGAAATGTTTGTCTGCCTTGGATATGGACGTTTCTCCTATACCGGTGGAGATTTTCGGGTAGGGGAAACTCCGGCGTTGACCTTAGGCGAGGGCTTTTCATATACCAGCTATGGGCCCGGCGATAATGTGGCCGGGGATCGTCGCAGTGAGATATGGTTCAACTCAACGGAAGTTGGTGGAACTTCGAGCGGCAGCGGCCTCGATATGGCTCAGACTGCCCCTGAAGCCAGTGATATCGTTGCTGATGCCATGAGCGTCAGCGGTGCCTCTGTCTCGTTTTCTGGCCTCGATGTCGATGATGATAATGATGAAGACGAGGATGAGAACAAACTTCCTCCTGGCTGGATCGCCGGTGCAATTGTCACCCTGAAAGCGCCAGTGAATTATCAGGTATCCATCGAGGGCGGTTTTAACGTGCTGACAGGCGACGTCGTGTCAGAGATTGCGCCATTCAGCGGAATGCCTGTCACCCTAACGTTTAACGGTACTGACTATGACCTGCAGATCGCCACGTATACCCCTCACCAGGACGCCGTTCCGGGAACAGGGGGAGCGACTGCGGTATTACGCGCCAGTGCCTCGCCGTCAACGTATGACTTTACGACAACCAGCCAGACCTTTGCTCTGACCTGGCAGGGTATCACCTATACCATATCTCTGGTCGCCAACTACGGCACAATGTCTGGCTTGCTCGCAGCGATTAACGGCGGGTTGAATGGTTCTGGGCTCATTGCTCAGGATGATGGCGGCGTGATACGTATCGTCGAGATCTCCAGCCCCTGGCGTGGCGGCTCCATTACGTCATCATTCCTGCCTGCGTCAGTATTTGGCGACAGCCCGGTATTTACAGCTGGTACAGCCTCCAGCGGCGGAATCCCTGCGGTAACAGCCAGCGTGACGCTGGCATACGATTCTGGCACTGCCTTTTCCGGATTGCCGGAAGGCACTCAGCGGATTTCCCTGGCGCACCGTGGCAACGAATACCAGATAGCGTCTACTGATGGTCCCTCTGCGACCGTACAGCGTGTGGTTAACGGTGTCGTTGACAGCACCTGGTCAGGCTTTATGACCCGTACCGTCGTGGATTTTGCCGCGTCTGGTATTAACGATAATGAAACCTGGCTCGGCCCCTTTCTGGCCTGCCCGCAAAATGAAGTTGTGGACGCCTTCGAGGTCAACTTTGCTTTCCCAAACGGAATTTGCGGGTTCCAGAACAACGGGAATAAGCGGGTCCGCCATGTCGAGTATGAAATCCAGTATCGCGTTTATGGTTCCGGATCAGGGTGGACGAGTAAGCCAGGGGTTTACGCGCTTAAAAACATTAATGGTCTCGGGTTTACAGAGCGTTTTGATCTGTCCTCTCCCGGGCTGGTGGAGGTTCGATGCCGCCGCCGTAACGAGCAGGGGAGCAACAACGCGAGAGACAGCATGTTCTGGCAGGCGCTCAGAGGTCGTTTGCTTTCCCGTCCGACCTCCTACGCAGGGATATCAACAATAGGGATCACGGTTGAAACCGGCGGCCAGCTGGCGGCCCAGTCAGACAAGCGTGTGAGTGTTGTCGCCACACGAAATTATGATGGCGGTGGTGACAGGACAATCAGCGGTGCGTTCCTGCATCTTGCCCGCAGTCTGGGATATCGCGACGACCAGATCGACATTGCGGCGCTCAGTACGCTGGAGGCTACCTACTGGACGCCAAGGGGCGAATATTTTGATCACCAGGCAAGCAGTGACAGCACGTCAGCAAAGGATATTTTCGACAAAATAGCCGAGGCTGGCATGGGGTATTTTCTGCTGTCTGACGGGTTGCTTTCTGTCGGGAGAGAGGGCGTCAAAAGCTGGACAGGGATCATTACTCCTCAGGATACCGTCGAGGAAATGCAGACGTCATTCAGGGTCCCGTCGGAGGATGATTTTGATGGCGTGGATGTGAAATATATCAACCCTGTGACCTGGGCGGAGGAAACCGTACAGTGCCGGACGCCGGAAAATCCTTTTCCGCGCAAAACGGAGGCATACACCATTGATGTTGCCATGACTGCAGATCGCGCCTGGCGTATCGGGATGCGTCGGTTAATGAAATATCTCCACCAACGCCGAACCTATACGGCTACGACGTCGATGCTGGGATGGTGTCATGACTTCGGTGATCACATCATTTTGTCCGACGATATTCCAACCGGGAAAACCCAAAGTTGCCTGATTGACGCGATGATTTACGACTTCCAGGAAATCACGCTGCACGTCACGGAGCCACTGGACTGGAGCTACGCGAATCCTCGCTGCTGGATACAGTTTCAGGACGGTCGACCATCATCGCGAATGCTAACGCCGCAACGGGTAGATGATTTCACGCTGACGGTGCCGTACAACGACGACCTGTATCCCGGCGACTGGATTATGGACGACCCAGATATTGATCTGCCGAAGTTATTGTTCTGCGACAGTGAAAAGGGTGCGCGGCATGGGATAGTCCAGGAGGTTGCCCCATCGGGTGACAGCAACTGTCAGATTACTGCACCTGAATATAAAGAAATTTTCTACCAGTACGACGACGCCACATACCCCGGCGACGTCGCCTAAAACCACAAATTCCCCTAATTAACTCTTTTCGCTCAAACCCTCGTTTGGGCGAAACCTCTTTTTTGGAGCAAAAACTATGGCCTTTAATCCGCCGTTGGGGAGCACTTCTCCGGAGGTGCTGCTCGATAATGCAAAGCGAATCGATGAGCTGGCGAACGGGCCTGCGGCTACTGTTCCCGATCGCGCCGGTGAACCGCTGGACTCCTGGCGGAAAATGCAGGAAGACAACGCCGCACTTGTGGATGAAACGCGCCAGAACCTGATCCCACTTGGCAAGCAATACCAGAGTGTGGAAGAGGCTCAGGCTGATATTGCCAGTATTCCAGTAGGTGCCACCACCTACGTACGCAGTCCGGATGATTCCGCTCTGGCGATCGAATACCGAAATGTCGCCGGGACGCTGACGGCAACCGGGCGCAGGATGCCATCACAGAGTTCTGTCGACGCAGTTATCCAGTTTATCGATGAGTTTATTGCCAGCGGGGCTGTCAGTGGTGACTTCTTCCCTTTCTTTGTCGATGGGGCCGGGAACGTGCCTGTGTACTGGGATAACGGTTTTGCGGTTTCCCGGATTGCCACATCGTTGTATCAGATGATCTATGAGGATGTTCATGCGCGGCTGGGGGATGCGTTGAATGTGCAGGTAACGGGGGTTTCCCCTCTGTTTTTCCCGTTATTCATGGACAGCGCCGGCAATGTACCGGTGTACTGGAATGGTGGGCTGGATGCGTCGGCAATTGCGACGGGGCTGCTGGAAAAAATATGGGCTTATATCAACGGTATCATCGCCAGCGCGCTTAACCAGAATGTCCCTCTGGTTTCCCCTGGTTTTGTACCAGGGATGATGGATGCCGCCGGAAATGTCCCGTTCTGGTTCCAGGATGGCGAGCTTGATGCGACGGGTATCGGACCAAACATCAGGGGAATTTTCGCAAGATGGTATCAGCGGCGTATGTACACCGCCGCTTATAACATTCCTCTGCATACCGACGGGCGAACCCTGTGGCGCTGGAAAGCAAAGAAAGCGCAGCTCAAAGCTGGCCTTGCAACCCGGCCACACTTCATGCTGACGGGCGACAGCTGGACGCAGAATAACGAACTGGCGACCGCTATCGCCGGGCTGCTGCATGATGATTATGGTGATGCCGGTCTTGGCTGGCGCACGGTTAACTACGGAGCGGCACGCGATGGCTCGAATATCAACCGCTCTGCAGGGTGGAATCTGTATGACTCATCGCCGACAAGTGGTGCGCCGCTGTACGGCTGCGGAATTGATGGTCAGTCAGTCAATACGACCATGGCGACCGACTATTTCAGGGTGACGAATGTCCGCTGCACGGACTGCCGTATTTACTACCAGGATTTGAACGGGCGTTTCCAGTACGGCTACGACGCTGGCGGGATCACTCAGTGGACAGAGGTTGTCTGCGGGAATACCGGCACGACAAAATCGGTGTTGCTGACAGGCATGGCTGACGAGGTCAGAACCATATACATCAAAACCGATGGCAACACGGGGCGTGTCGCTATCCACGGGTTTTATCTGTGGCGCAGTGGCGTGGCGGGGTGTGTGATGAGCAAGGCGGGGAATTCCGGGATTCTTGCCGATCAGTTCCTGCTGTTCTCCGACAAAATCGCGGAGTACCTGAGCACAATGCAGCCTGACGTGATTGCGATTGTCATCGGGAATAACGATTACAGGATTTCTGAATCGACAGCCACATTCCGTACTGCTCTGCAAACGTACATGGCCGCCTGTCGTGCTGTGCTCCCTGACGTGGGATTTATTCTGATGGCACCACCCCGCACGAACGGAACAGCGATAACGCCCATCGTTGATTTCCGTGACGTCATGTACGACCTGTCACAGACGCTGAATGTCGAGTTTTTCAGCATCTATGACCTTTTCGACTCCTGGGCTGAAATGAACAGCCTCGGCTGCTTTCTCGATAACCTGCACCCGAATGCTACGGGCAGCAATCTGGTCGCAACGTCACTCTACAATGCACTGATTAAAGGTTAATTTCTTATGAACAATATCTATATCCCAAAACTCGGTGACGTCGTTATTCCGGGAACTCATCCGAAAAAAGGGCATTTCATGCAGCCGGATTTACCTGTTATCGCAGGGTTGAAAGCGATGTACATCCACGGCGGAACCTTAGAGCTGAGCATGAGAAACCGTGCCGACAACAATGCTCCACTGACCAAAGTCGGTTCGCCATCGATCCAGGCTGATTTCGGGGCGGTCTGTAGTTTCGGTAACTGTTTTGATACCGGAAAAGTTTCTACCAAAAACCAGACCCATATCGTGATCTGTAAGCCGGTAAAACCAACGGCAGCTACCGAAACCCAGCAGGCCTTCATGATGGGTAACTACAGCTATTCCGGCTCACCGGCGGTGTATCGCGGCGACGGACTCGCTTTTCTGTTTTCCGGGCAAAGTCTTTACGGGGCCTTTGTAGAGGACAACAACGTAACGCCAACGAACATGATCAACTACTACAGCGCGGCATACGACACAACGAAGTGGGCCGCTTTTGTGGAGCTGGTTGATGGTGATAATGGGATCGCCAGGATTGCTGCCCGGCAGGGAGGGCCGCTTAACTGGCAGAACTCGAAAGCGCTGGTCAACCGAACCGCTTATACCGACCGCACGATCCGGATCGGTTCACACCATGCGCCAGCTGCATACCCTGCAGGCGCAGCCATAACGATGGGGATGGAGCTTATTTTCGAAACAGCGCTGACTCAGGCTCAGGTTGCATCAGTCCTCGATAGTGTAAGTGCCTACCTCAGTGCAGCATGGGGAATCACCGATTTAGGTTAAATATTTACGTTACTGATTACCTGACGGGCACGTAGAGAAAAAATCCCCCCGGAGGGACGCCGGGGGGAAAGCGATGAATAAATTATTGCTGTGTGCGTCTTTGCGCTCATCTATCTTCCAAGAAGATGCCTAAAGCTTCCAGATATTTCTGGTCTGAGCAGTTAAAACATTGGGTCGGTAGCCGATGTAATATGAGGGGGGGTGAAGACGATTTATAAATATTTCCCTGCTCAATGTTGCCAGTCGAATTGAGGCATCAATGCGTTACGTCAGCGCCGATCATTGATAGCCACTGCCAATATTGATCTGCTGCACACATGCATTTACTGTATTTATATACAGTATGTTTGATAGGGGGAAGTATGCCGCGTTTATACGAAATCGAGACGGCGTGCCGGAACGCAATAGATATCCTGTCTAACGGAAAGCGCATCCTCACCACCAGGCGATTTCTGCAGGAACTGGAGAGATATAACTGGCACTGGTCACCGCGCCAGGCTAACCAGTGGATAGAGCACTACGTGACAACATTCCGCGACGTCTCAACTCAGGAAGGTGACGATCGCACTTTCCAGCTTTACAACCCGAATGGAGGGCTGTAATCGTGGGCTTTCCATCGCCAGCAGCAGACTATGTAGAAGGGCGTCTGACCGTCGATAAACTCTGTGGTACCGGCCCCAATACTCGGATCGTGCAAACAGAAACTGGTTATGCCGTAGTTGATTTCTCCGTTAAACCAAAGCAGCAGGACACGGTATTGATCCAGTACTCCGGCGGTACAGATTTTGCGAAAGTTTTTGGGAAGGCGTTTATTACTCGTGATGGTGAGGCGCTGGAAGGCGAGGCATTGGACGACGTCGTAGTGTTAGGAATAGTGACATTCGTTATCAACCGGATAGGGAAGGATGAAGATAAATGCCCAATTTGAGCGTCAGTACTCCAGCATAGAGGCACCTTCTGGAAGGACCCAGCAGGCTTCCCCGACTGCACTGCTGGGCCCGACATCCGATCAACAGAGTGAAAGTAACTTTTCTTCCCATTGCGATATAATTTCGCGTTTTTCCTTAATGTAGTCGTATCGGTCATAGTGCTTGGCTGATACGCCGGCTCTTTTATGGTTCTGCAATCTGTCGCGCATTTCGGTGCTTACACCCATCGCGCCGGCGAGCGTTTTAAATGTGCGCCGAACGTCCCTCGGCGTGAATTTATTAAATGGCTCCCGTTCACAAAATTTTCTTACCTGCTTCCCGAACTCAGCTGAAAGAAGATGCCCTTCAGCCGTATCCGCGGGGAAAAGAAAATCGGATTTGGGATAGCGTTTTTCCATCACATGCAGGATCTGCGTCGCTGAATCACTCAACGGAATGACATGATAATCACCCGTTTTAGATATGTGCGGCGGCACCGTCAACGTTTTTTCTTTCTTATCCCAGTTATCTTTTGTGTTTGTCATTAGCTCCCACGGGCGCTGCCCTGCTGTGTGTAAACAACACAACAGCAGCTGAACGAAATCGGGATGCATTGGGATTGCTTCTGCTGGGCGGGAAAGGACTGCCAGCAGCGCAGATAATTCATCCCATGATAAAAATCGGTCAAGGGCTTTATCTGCTCCGCGCTGCGATGGGACCGCGGCCACCGGGTTGCGATCCAGACCATAAACTGTTTTCTTATCGATATTCGCAGGGTCGTTATCTGCAAACAGGCCAAAGTTAAAAATGGCATGCAGATTCGAACGTACTTTGTTTGCGCCGGCGCGCGCATCCCTCGCAATAAATTCTGAAAGTATGCGTTTGATATGGTCCGGGGTTACATCTTTTGCTGGCATCTCTGGGGTGATATGCGGGCTTGCCAGAACCTGATTAATTCGGTTTTGTGTTTTGTCGTAAGATCGCTTGCCTCTGGCCTTTTGGTCTGCAATATAATCATCAAACAGCTTTTTAAGTGATGCATGTTCTACCTGGGCCTTAGCGGGATCGGATATGCTGGCCGCAGCGGCTCTGGCTTTCTCGGTTGCATCGGAAAGAGTAAGGGTAGGGAAGTCGCCCAGACCGATAAACTTCTCTTTTCCGCTGATGAAATACCGATAGACGAATGTTTTTCTTCCTGATGGGTAAGTCTTTACACCGAGTCTGCCAGTGCCGCGGGTTGCGGCTGCTTGCCAGGTATAATAGGCTGAATTTTTAGGCTTCAGGCCCCTGATTTTGCTGTCTGTTAAAAGAGTGCTAGCCATAGTTTTAAGGTCAGGTTACGGGTCAAGTTGTGATGAAATGATAAGAGACTGTATGAAATCATTCAACACTATAAACTCTTTTAAAAACAATGAAGTGAAATTTAATGAAATCGATGGTAATTGAAAGGAATCAAAGATTTTCGCCCTTCTAAGCCGTAGGTCACAGGTTCGAACCCTGTAGGGCGTACCATTAAGAAACAGTAACTTACGCCAGTTTTAAACCAGCCTGATTTCCTCCTTGTGTCGTATTTGTGTCGCTAGCGCCAAAAATGGCGTCAATTTTCCGTGCGTGTTCGGTCAAATGGTTCGGCGCCAGGTGAGCATACCGACGCACCATCTCGATGCTCTCCCATCCGCCCATTTCCTGCAAAACAGAAAGCGGGACGCCGGACTGAATCAGCCAGCTCGCCCAGGTGTGCCGGAGGTCGTGAAAACGGAAATCCTCTATCCCCGCTTTTTTCAGCCCGGCGCGCCAGGCGTTATTGTCATCCACCCGCATTTTTCTCACCGCGGGCGTCAGCGTTCCGTCAGAGCGATGTTTTGCCGTGGTATGAACGAATACCCACCGGGAGTGCTTCCCTATCTGATCCCTTAATACCCTGCATGCGGTATCATTCAGAGCTACGCCAATCGCCTTGCCCGCTTTTGCGTTCTCCGGATTTACCCATGCAACCTTTCTCTGCATATCGACCTGCTGCCACTCAAGCCCGATGATGTTTGAGCGGCGCAGGCCGGTTGCCAGTGCAAATATCACCACTGGCTTAATGCTCTCCGGCATGCACTCGATCAACCGCTCAGCTTCTTCTCTGGTCAGCCACCGTATCCGCTTACTGATAGGCTTGCGGGTTTTGATAACAGGGGCTGTTTTTATCCAGCCCCAGTCATTCGCGGCGGCCCTGAGAAGGGACCGAATGAAGGAAAGGTGCTGCGCCTTCGTCGCCTGAGAAACCTGCCGTGGTTTGTACTCAGGAACCGGCTTACCCTTCCTCACCGCGGCATCGCGTTTACTCTCCCATACCTGCAGGTGCTTACGGTTGATCATCCCGTTAACGGCTTCGTGAACTTCCTCCGCCGTTATCTTCGAGACATCACGGCCGGAAAAATGCTGCAGCCAAAACTCAATTTTGGTTTTGTCATCATCCAGCGATCGCTTATGGTCTTTTTCCCGCAGCCACCTGATGCAGCATTCTTCGAAGGTTCTGACGGGAAGGTCTCCGATCTGGTCAACCCGCCACGCTTCCGCCTTCAGCTTGTCGTGGAGCTCCTGAGCCTGCTTTTTGTCCCCCGTGCCAAGAGATCGCCTAACTCTTTTTCCTGACGGCGTAAAGAAATGACAGTGCCACACGCCGCCCCTGAGGGTGATTGACATAAAACTTCTCCTTTATGTTCACCCGCGTTCGCGATGACAGGATCGCGCGGGGTTTTCAAATATGCAATACAAGCCGCCTCGGTCGTTCTGTACTTGTTGCCGACCTTGCGGCCGGCGAGCTCACCAGATTCAATGAGACGATAGATCACCCGCGCCGACACGATGAGCAAATCGGCGGCCTGCTGTGCTGTTATCGGTTTGTCAGACGCCATATTTCCTCCCGGTTACGCCGCCTGCTGGGCGCGCAGTTTCTTAATGTGTTCGCTCTGCTCCAGCTCTGCCTTTATCTGCTGGGACTCTTCGTGAGAGAGCGGCTCGAAGTCATTGTTAAAGCGGTCTATGCTTGCGGTGTTGATCCGCCCCTGGCGCCAGTAGCGAACCGTCTTTTCGTCGCTGCTGGCGATAATTACCGGCCATCCGTGGCAATCGGCAAAGAGCTGACCTCTCTGAATTAGTTTGAACATCACGGCCTCCGGTGTTTACCGCGTAATTCCTCATCTTCCTGACAGTCAGCGCAGCGCTGACAGCCCGCCACAGCTTCCCAGCGCGGTTCTGGTATCTCTTCCCCGCAGTCGCGGCAGTGAGTAGCCGATACCGCCGCATGGTTGATGCGCATGTTCTGGATGGTCATTTCCAGCCGGCGCTCTGCCAGCTCGTTGGCCTGATCGATGAGTTCTGCGCTCATGCTTCGACTCCTTTCACGGCCAGAAACGTAGCCATCGCTTTATCAACAATCTTCGCATTGTGGTATTTGCTGATTGCCCAGGTGATAGCGAATAAAATCCACCGGAAATGGCTGGTATACGTCTTAAAGGTCAGCCCGTCGCAGATATCCCAGGCGCTAAACCTTTCGGGCCAGTCGGCATCATAAACAGCGTTATAGGCTTCAAAATCGTTGTTAAACTCAGCCAGACACAACTCACGGACGATTTCGCGCACCTTAGCCTTTTCGCTATCCGGAGTTTCGTCATCGTCGTCCCAGTCGTCATCTTCTTCTGGCTCCTCGCTTTCGTCGTCCTCCAGGTAATCACTCATAGACTCTTTCAGGCTTTTGCAGAACGCGTCGTGGTCATACTCTTTCGCCAGCATTTCGCGTGCCGAACATCCCGCGCCAGCCTCCAGTTTTTCAGCCCAGTAATGGGTATTGATTCCACCTTCCCAGGCGCCAAAAAAGTCGAACATGTCCGCGATGCGACTGAATGTCCACGTTCCCATGTCGCCGGTTACGGTTAAGTAACCAGGCCAGGTGATAACGTCGTAGTAGTAGCAGGATGTTCCAGGCTGCTGCATGCGCAGGTGGCGATACAAGCCATCATCACGAATGATTTCCAGGCGGTGAAATGCTGTATCGATCAAAAATCTGGAGTCGATTTCAAAGAATCTCATGCTGCACCGCCTTCAACGCGTTTGAACGAAATGACCCAAACCCAACCGTTGGCCTTCCAGCTTTCCTCGCCGTAGATGGAGTCCCACAGGCTTCTGAATGAGGACCGATATAGTTGATTCATTTCTACGTAGTGGGGCATGTCATCGGACCAAAACTGGAAAAACTCATCAATTGCCGCGTAATTCCTTGCGACTACAGTCTGGTCCCATACCTCGGTATGAACGCCCTCGCTTTGTGCGTCCTCTTCGCTGATAGCGTTCAGCCGCTCCACGCGCACGTCGGTGATTTCCAGCAGAATGCGGCTGGCCCAGCGCGGCATGTGGATAGATGGGCGCCATTTGAGGGCTTCAGCATCATTAGGCGCGCAGTCCCAGCCTGCCGGGTGGCTTGCTTCAAACTTAGGAGTTGCTCGGTAATCCACCCACTTCTCCCCGCCATATTGAGTGTCATCTACCGGGCAAAAGGTCTCTCTCACCCAGATGCGGTCGCCGACTGCGCCGAATGGGCATGGGTGCCAGAAATCGCAAGCATGCTCTGCGTCTTCACTCCAAGGCCAGCGGCTACCATCTTCACGCTCACCAATTTCAGTGAATCGCGTCTGTTTCCATTTGATAGGGCGCCGGGTCTGCGTCTTCCGTCCGTCGAGAATGGCCCGCACCATCTCCCCGTTAAAAATCATTCCGCGTTCTTTCATGATTCCACTCCATACCGCCCATTCATGCGGCCAATAACACTGACAAATTTCACCAGGCTGACACCCATCGGCTTTACCTTCTCGTAGTGCTTGCGAAGGATAGGGGGGGCATACAGCGTTCCACTTCGGTTTAGGCTTTACGCTCATCGCTTTGGTTATCTCTTCTGCGCAGCGACGAGCCTGGGCGCGGAGAGCGTTTTCCTGTTCTTCTGGCGTCATGCTGCCTCCAGATTTCCGATCCGCTTTAACTCAGCCAGCGATACGGTCGTGATGATGTGTCGCGGGGTGATGTACGGGCGCCAGATAAACAGGAGCGAGCCTTTGGGGTTGCTCTTGCGCTTTCCTGTAACGGATGCCGGAACAAACTGAACACGGCCGCCGGTTATGAGTCTGAGTTCATCAGCTGATTGCATGGCTGAAATAAACCAGCCGGTAGAAATGTCAGCCGGTAACAACATCACTACAGCCTGAGACTGCGCCCGGGATTGCTCAGCAGCTTTTTCTACCCACGGGCCGATATCGGAATAGGGAGGGTTACACCATATCGCCCCGTATGACGTCCATTCGCTGTTCAGCGAGTCATCCAGCTCAGTGAGGTAGTGAGCGCATAGCGCATTACTCTCAGAGGCTGCAGCATCCAGCCAGAAGCCAAACTCGCGGTCGAGCGCGTTGAAAATTTCAATCGGCGTTTGCCAGTAGTCACGTTCATTTTTTGGAGTTTTCGATCCGCCATAATCAGTCATTGCGCACCTCTTTTCGTGTCTGCCTTTCTCATGCGGCTTAAAGTCCTGGATACCGACGCAACGCTGCGGCCCATCTTCATTGCGATGCTTTTATGCGACTCGCCTGCAGCGCGCATTTCAGCGGCGATCTGCTTCTCTTCTGGCTTCCAGGGCTTGTAGACAAACGCTGTGCTGATGGAATAGCTCTGTGCCAGGCGGTAGAAGTTTGCCTGGCTAATCCCCAGCGCATCCGCTGCGCGACAGGCAGGCATGGTTCCGGCGACGGCGCGGAATTGCTCTGGTGTGATGCTCTGCTTATTCATTGTGCCTCCCGTGGTAACCGGTATATTTCTCCGCCAAGCGTCCCGTTTCCCCAGCGCTCGACGGTCAGAAATGGCTTAACCATTTCCAGTTCCGGCGCCGAGATGAACACTTCTTTCATCTCAAGTGCTGGCGCCCACCCGGCGTAATAAGGTTCATGAAAATTCAGGGTTATCCCTGCGTTGTGCCCGAGGGCACCTGCTGCGGTCTGCCAGCGATGAAATACCGTAATGTTGTTCCGCGCGTCCTTGCGCAGGATGGACAGGATTGACTCAGCTGTTACTTTCATGGCTGCCACCACTTGCGGCTTGTTTCAGCTCTCTCAGGCGGATGCCGGTAACGACCCTGCACTTCGCCTGATGCCCAGGGAAGCCATGAAGGCTGTTCCATGCTTTTCCGTAGTTATCCTGGAGGGCCTTCGGATCGTTCTCTGAGCCTGCGTAAGCAGTGAAATCAGCGAGAATCTGATCTGCGTCTGCTGGCCTTACCTGGTGAGCCTCATAGTCAGGGTCCACAGCCGTCTCTTCTGTAGGGATGCAGAACGCCTGAAAGGCTGCATATTTGTACGCAATCGACATGGCCTTGTTCGTTGCTTTATCGCCGCTATCCATCGCCTCGCCGTAGGTGACGACGGTATGAATGCTGCCGTCCTCCGTGCTGACAAAATCGAACTCAGCCCGGACGGTTACATAAAACAACGCGCCACCATTTTTGCTGGTTCGTTCACAGCATGACCGCTCAGTACACCGCGGGAGGATCAGTAACTTGTGCTTCACCAGGGCAGGGGCCAGAGCGTTGTAAACGTCATCGATCCCACGGAATGCGTAGTTGACCTGGCTGCCCTGTTTTCTGGCCTTGCTGATGCCTTTCTCTGCCAGCTCTCCGGCCACAGCGCTGATAGCGGCGTATACTTTTTTATCCGTCATTGAAAATTCCCCGCGAATTCATCCCAGCTGATCACCGGGTTCTGCCGTTCCGCAGAAAGGTTTACTGGTTCGTCATCGTCGAAATCACGTTCGCCGATCGCATCGCTCATCAGCTGAATGAATTCGTCGTCATCCCATTTTTCCGCCGCGCTCATGCTGCTTTCTCCCGATGAGTAATGACGTAGCCATGTTCCGCCAGACATTCGATCACCACGTCCCAATCCAGTTGCATGAGGACTTCACGACTGTTAACTGTTCCCGACAGCACCACGTCTTCCAGCTCGACGGTTAACGTGTTATGTGGGCCTACAGATGTGCGCATGTCTGTGCATTCACATTTGATGTTCATAAGCACCTCAGTAACTGATACCGGTATGAAGAATGCGGCCGTCTTTAACCGCGGTGAGCACCTCGATAGCCTGATCCCGAGTAAGGCTGGTATTGGCCAGAAGAGCTTTGACGATTTCAGTGCCTACAGCCTTGCGGTGCTTAACGTCGGCTTCGCGTCGCGCCTGCTCATCGGCTTTGCGTTTATCCTCAGCCAGGCGGGCCTGTTCGCGTTGCTCTGCCTCGCGGCGGATGCGATCGGCTTCTTCCTGAGCTTTGCGGCGCTCCGCTTCGATAGCGGCCTGCTTGTCAGCCTCAGCTTTCTGCTCGGCTGCAATGCGATCTCGCTCTGCCTGCTCAGCTTGTGCTTTCAACACAGCTTCACGATGCGCCGCTTCTTCACGTTCACGCTGTGCGCGCTGCTCAACTTCGCGGGCTGCTGCAGCTGCTGCCAGTCGCTTAATTTCTTCTTCATGGGCAATGCGCTGGCGCTCAGCCTCAGCCGCTTTATCTGCCTGCTCACGATCGAAAGCGTCATTCATCAGCAGAGCCATTTCGTGGTCAGACTCAATACGAGCTGCCAGCCGCCGATCGAAGTTTTCATTCATGGCCAGTGCTTCGACGTGAAGGGCGAGCATGGCTTCTTCGGCCTTAATGCGTTCCTGCTCCGCCTCCCATTCGGTCAACGGGCGACGCACTTCATCTTTCAGTGCATCGAGACGCTCACGGACAACGCGGCGGCTTTCATCAATCTGCTTTGGCAGCGCCTTCAGCTCAGCGACCAGGTCTTTACCTGCGTTGTCGATGTAGGTTTTAGAGCGCGCCACCTTGTGAGCCATGGATGCGATGGCGTCGCGGCCTTTTTTGGTGGTCACGTCCGGCACCAGACTGCGAGCCTCTTTTTCGATCGCTTCGATAAGCGGATCGAGTTGGTCGTTATTGGTGAAAACCGCCATCGCGTTCCTTTTCTCGATGACGACTAAATCCATTATTTCGCTCATGGTTTCCCCTCCAAAAGGTTGTTATTAATAACTTCGTTATTTGCAAATTTGCCATGGAGTTTCAGCCGATAATCCTTTATTGCCGACTCAGCATCTTTAAGTGACAAATAACTCCCTATTTCTTTGTTTTTCCCTTTTATGGATATGCTGGCCCGGAATCTTTTCCTTCTGCCATCCCAGCTAACACCCTTTACTCCTGTTTTGTTATTTTTCCCGGCTGCGCTATTCCACATATTTTGTTCAGCGGTGGCTTCTCTTAGGTTATTGATTTTATTGTTTTCTCTGTTGCCATCAATGTGGTCTATCATGTTGACTGGGAATGTTCCATGCGTAACTAGCCACGCGAGGCGATGAGCAAAATAAAACTTCCCGTCAATTTTTATGAGAATGTAACCTTGTCCATTTTTGCTTCCTGCGATACATCCAGACTTAGCCTTTCCCCGGCGGTTAACCTTCCAAGTAAATAACCCTGAATCAGGCGAATAATCTAATAACTCATCAAGTCTTTCTTTATTCAGCATGCGTGCCTCCCGGCGCGATGAAAGCCGCCTGATAGTTCAGTTAAATTCTTCGTTTCGATTACCGGCTGAGACCTTGTCCCAACCCGTTCAGATAAACTTCAACCAGCAAGTCGGTTGTGTAAGTCCGCTCAATCCCGCGATGCAGGTACAGGCGGCCGCGTTTATTTGCTGATGCTGTCCAGGTGCTTTCCCGATGCTTAACGAGCATCCCTGGGAGAACGGCGCCGCGGTTAACGGTCTGTGTCCCGTAATGATGACTAACCATTGAACACCCCCGTAACGTGCAGAATTTTGATAATCAACGCTGTCCAGATAACGCCGCAGATCAGCAGGCAGTAAATCAGTGAACGAATGCCTTGTTTGCTCATGCTGAACCACCAGGTATCAGGCAGAATGCACTTGCTATCAGTACGCATACGACGATGGCGAATGCGTGTGCCAGAAACTTAAACCACTCAGTTTTATCTTCTTCGCGGATCATCTCTTCACCTTTGCCTTATCGCGGCTAACGGAGCGTTGTTACCTATTACCGGCGCCAACGTTGTTGTTTGGATACCAAAACCAGCTCGTAAACTGGCTTTGGTAACGCCTCTCGGGAGAGGCTTTAACCGAGACCCTTCTCCTCTTTGCTCATAACTTCGTAGTCACTAATCATCTTCAATACCTCCGTAAGAGGCTGCTCTATGACAAAGCGACTGCCAGAAACCAAAATAACCAATGTTTTTTTTGTGTCTTTTTCACGCAGAAGGCACGCAACCTTTTCAAGGTCAATTGCTACGCCCTCATCTATGTTTGCTAAAAGTTTCACGTTCACCTCATCGCTGTGTTGTTTGGATGGCTTAAATTTAGCGCGATGCTAAATAAATGGCAATAGCAAAATGCTAAATTATCGCTATGTGGTATTTAGCGTTTTGATTTGCTTAGGGTTTAATTTTTGGATGAAGTGTATTGGGGAGTTTTTAGGCATAAAAAAACCCGCCGGAGCGGGTTTGTTAAAGGGGTATTATCATGGAATATTCAATATCTTAGCATCTACTACAACCCCTACAATCCTACAGTTTCCGTTAATTTCAATCATCGGATACTGTGGGTTTAAGGGCTTCAGGAAGCGCCTTCCAGCATCAATTACTAACTTTTTGAAAGTGGCTTCATTATCGCCTTCCAACTTGGCCACAACCAATTTCCCATTAATAGGCTCTACTTCAGGATCAACCAGGATAGCTGCACCTTCAGGAATGCTAAGGCCGACAGGAGATGTCATAGAATCGCCGTGGACATCTAACCAGAAAGAATCGTCAGAGCATTCGACGGTTGTTTCATACCAGCGGTCAATCGCTCTTCGGTGATAAGGCTCTACTGCTTCCATCCACTGTCCGGCACTAACCCAGCTGATCACTGGGTAGCTCCCCTGAGGGGTATTTACTGATCTGAATGTTACGTTCGTGTGGTTCTCTTTGGCATGTAACGTATCCATCCAGCCGAAAGGCAGATTGAGTGCAGATTCAATTTTACGAGCCATTTTATCGCCGATGTTTCTATGAGGTTTATCACCTATCAGCTGACTCAGAGCTGCTGGGCTTGTATCGATAAGCTCTGCAAATTGAGCCTTGTTCAGGCCTGCATCTACACGCTGCTGTTCGATCAAGTTCTCCAGATTCGCTTTTCTAATCTCTTTACTTTCCATCTGCTCATTTTTGTCATTTTTAGCAGAATGATAAATATGCAAATTGCTAAATCTTTCTTGATTAGTATTTAGCATAACGCTAAACTCCATTTTAAATAAGTCACGGGGAGGTCCCATGAGTAATGAACTTTTACGCTGGCGAAAAGATGCCAGCACAGGCGAGTGGGCTCAGTTGGCAAAACTGGCAAACACAACCGTTGGTTATCTGGATCAAATCGCCTATGGAAACCGTCGGGCATCGCCTGAGAAGGCAGAGGCAATAGAAGAGGCAACCAAAGGGTTTAGCCATTACCAACCCGTATCAAAAGAGAGCCTTGTTTTTTCACGTCCGAGATGTTCCGCGGCTTAACAACAGGAAATATCACAAATGCAAAGCGCAATAGCCCGCAACTTAGAACCGCCGATCCTCAACCCGATTGAGCTGGAAGGGGTTTTACTCAACCGCCTTTCATCCATTGGGCAGAAGGCTTACGCGGAGATATTGGGTATCAGTGAATCAACAGTCAGTCGCAGAAAGGGGGAAGGGCATTTCGCTGACATAGCAAAAGAGTTGTCCGTGCTTGGTCTGCAGGTTGTGCCGCCTGAAGCGGTAGTGGTTTCCCGGCATTACCTGCAGTCGGTAGAAACGCTGGCAGATATCGGATTACGTGCAGAGCGGTGCCGACCAGGACCGTTGGGATGGGACTAATGAAGGGTAGAAAAGGCGAAAGCCGCAGTGTTCGAGCACTAACGGCTTTCTACGCGAATTAACTGGATCAATTCACAGGAGTAATTATGAGTTCACTTTACCAGCTTTACAAGCACAAAGACAAAAACGGCACCGGAACGGTGGTTAACAAAACTTACACCGTTCCTTTGTCAGAGCTGTACGTCGAGCCCGGACTGAATATCCGCGAAATCGACCAGGATCACGTCGCTGAGTTCCGCGATGCGTTTATCGCCGGCGAGTCGGTGCCTCCGCTGGACGTCCAGGTTACCGAGAAGGGCGTGAAGGTTATCGACGGCCACCACCGCTATTACGGCGCCATTGAAGCGACGAAAGCAGGCGCTGACATCATCCGGCTTGAGTGCAAAGACTTCGTCGGGAACGAAGCTGATCGTATCGCCTTCATGGTTACCCGGAACCAGGGCAAGCCTCTCACTGCTCTGGAACGCGCAGCTGCATATCAGCGTTTGAGAAATCAGGGGTGGGAACCGGACGAGATCGCGAAGAAGGTTAAGCGTTCTCTGTCCGACGTCGACTATCACCTGCATTTGCTGACCTGTGGAGAAGAGCTGATCAGCATGGTGCGTGCCGGCGAGGTATCCCCAACAACCGCGGTTGCACTATCCCGCGAGCACGGCCCCCAGGCGGCCTCTGTAGCCATTCGCCAGATGGATAAGGCCAGAGCGTCAGGTAAATCGAAATTAACCCGCAGCGCGGCGCTGCCGCAGTTTAGCGCAGCAAAGGCGCGCCAGTTTCTCCAGATAGTCGCTGATCAGGCTGACATTGAACTGCCAGCTGATGCGCGCGCCATCCTGGATAACTATCGCGAATTCCTGAAAGAGGCCGGCTGGGAGAGTGAAGCATGAACACCGCAGAAATACTCAAGTTTCCCGGCGCCGCGCCGGGGCAATTCAGGAGCAACCGGATGGAAAACCAGAAATCTGGCTACATCCCGTTGTACCGGAGCGTTCTCAAGCAGTCCTGGGCAAAAGATGTGTACCTCAGAACCCTGTGGGAAAACCTGCTGCTTAATGCTGCTCGTCAGCCATTCAAAGCGACTTTCAAAGGTCATGAGTGGTCACTGCTGCCCGGACAACTGGTGGTCACAGCGGCCGATTTAGGGCTGCAGCTTTGCGACCGGAAAGGGAATCCTACTAGTCGCGATTCAGTGGAGAGAATGCTGGCCGTTTTTGTGCGCGAAGGGATGATTTCTATCGAAGGCGAGAAGCAAAAAGGGAGAGTGATCACCATCACAAATTTTGCAGAATATGCTCAAAAAACAGACAATTTACCCGCACATGAAGCCGCACATGAAGCCGCACATACTTGCGCACATGACGAGTCCAGCAATGGCGCGGGTTTGAAGGTGGTACCCGCACATGATGGCGCACATGAAGCCGCACAAACAACCGCACAACATGAACAAGAAGGTAATAACAAGAATAAAAACATTAAAAGATCTTCGTCCGAGAATTCTGGCGAATCCTCTGACGCCCGCCTGAAGAAATTTTTGTCTGCTCATCCTGATGCTGCGGTTTACACACCCAGCGGCAGCAAGTGGGGAACCGCCGAAGACGTTCGCGTTGCCGAGTGGATTTTCTCCAGGGTCAGGATGATCAACCCAACCTGCAAAACCCCTGACATGACCGCTTGGTCAAACACGGTTCGACTGATGCGTCAGATCGACAATCGTAGCCACCAGAATATCTGCGGCATGTACGACTGGGCCAGCAAAGACTCGTTCTGGCATCGCAACATCCTGAGCCCTGATGCGCTGCGCAAGCAGTGGGACAAGTTGACCATGCAGCGCAGCGCGCCAGGGATTCAGGTTGCCTGGAAGCCAAAAGTCGACCTGAACAACACTGACTGGATTTACGGGGTGCTCGAATGAAATCAATCGCTGAAAGCATGCACAACTTCGATCGGGAAAATTTCCAGCGCGTGGCTGCCGGGCTTCCTGAAATGCAGGACGAGCAGGCAGTAAAGCGCCAGGCGGCAAAGACTGCGGAGATCTTCAACGAACTGTTCCGCCAGTTGCTCGCTGTGTTTCCGGCGCTGGCCAGCAAAACACCCGAGGAGATGAACGAGATGCGCCGGCAGTGGCTCCTGGCGTTCAAGGAAAACGGGATTGTCTCCATGGAGCAAATCAACGCCGGAATGCGCGTTGCCCGCAAACAGGATCGCCCATTCATGCCATCGCCGGGTCAGTTTGTCGCCTGGTGCAAATCGGAATCAGCCGTATCTTCCGGACTGCCGGATGCAGTGGAGCTGGTCGATATGGTTTACCAGTACTGCAGGACCCGCGGGCAATACCCGGATGCTGAATCCTATCCGTGGCCAGAGCACAACGTCACACCGGTAACGCTGAAGCACAAAGCCTGCTACTGGATGGTTACTGGCCTGTACGCAGACATGCGCGCAAACGGCCTCAGTGACGCTGAGCTGCGTCGTAAGGCGCAGGATGAGCTGATGCGTATGGTGCGTCGTTTAAACGCAGGAGAAGCGATTCCAGAGCCGGTTAAGCAGATTCCAAAACTTGGCGGTCGGCCATTAAGTCAGGAGCAGGGGTTAAACAAAATCGCAGAAATTCGGGCGAAATTTGGACTGGGGAGAGGGCGGTCATGAAAAAGAACTCTGGCAAACAAGCCGTTATTAACTTCATCGGCCAGCATCCTGGCTGCAACTTTCAGGATATCCGCCGCGGCACCGGGCTTGACTCTTCAGTGGTCAATTCCTCCCTGTGGCAGATGCACCGTGACGGCCAGGTTAAGCGTGAGGGTGAGTGCAGGAGCTACCGCTACACCCTGATTGACACAACAGCCGTAACCGACAGCGATCCGTCTGTTCAGTATCGCCAGCGTCCTGGCGGTGTAAACCCAATGACCAAACTGTTTAACCAGTGCCTGGCGGGAGTAAGAAAATGATTTTTCTGAAATTAACACAAAAAATCGTGGTACAGCACCAGGGTGCATACGGTTGGGAACCAGAAACAGTCTACGAGCCTGTGTTTGTTGCTGCAGACCACATCGCCAGCATGTATTTCGCTGGTCTGACGATTCTGAAAATGACCTCCGGAGAACGCATTGACGTGAAAGAGACCCCGGAAGAAATCATCGCCATGCTCGCAGAAGGAGCCGCCAAATGACTATCACACTACAGGCTGTAAATGAGCTCATCGCCTCCCTTGAGAGCGCAGGCGAGCCGTCGATCAGAGAGCAGAAGTTCCTGAAGCTGGCGAAAGCGTACCAGCAGCTGGCTGCGGAGAATGCGGGGCTGAAGGCTGGCATTGCAGAAGAAATTGAAGTTATCAATCGTGGCGGTCAGGCGTACTGCGTGAAGGACGGCATGTCCATAAACCCGATATATGCGCGCGGATGGAATGACCACCGGGCTAATTTGGCAGCGGAAAAAACCCCCGCCACCGATCGCATCGTAGCCGGGATTAAGGCTGATGGGGTGGAGGATATGGCTAACCTTTTTTTCAAATTAGCCAAAGATGAGGCGAATAGTTTGATTGCCGAGCAATGGCGCGAATCAGGTCGAGTTGCTAATGAGCAGGCCAAGCAGCTGCGCGAGGGGGCCGACAAATGAGCAACCGTTTTTACATGCTTTGCACGCGAGAAACTGTGGGGAGCAACGCCTCGTTTCATTGCCATAACGGAAACGGATACAGCTCCAATATCGACCGCGCGCACGTTTATACGCAGGAAGAGGCGCAGAGATGCTGGGACTACGGGAGAGAGATTGACCAGCCGATTTGCGCTGATGCTGTTGATGCCCTGGCTGTATGGCATGTGGATTGCCAGTACATCCCATGCGATAGCGTGGTTGAGCAAGGTTGCAGCGCATACGTTGCGTATAAAAAAGGTGACTGGAACGGGAACGATGTTTACTGGTTACAAAGCGGAGGGTTGCCAACCGATGATTTCAGCAAGGCATTCGTTTTTGTATCAGCCAACACGGATGAGCCAGGCGTTGTGTGGCTGCCCTTCCATATGGCAGATGCAGTAAAGCGCCGCACGTTCAATATCAATGATTTCAACCGCCGAACTATGGTTCAAGGTGCCGGACTGGTGATGCCTGAATGGCTAAAAAAATACAATCGCAGACAGAAGGCAAAAAGTGGAAAGGTTCGCTGGAACTGCCCACATTGTGGCCGCATTACCTGGCAATACAACCCATACGACTTTGATGGATGCAGCAATTATAGCTGCGAAGGATGGCGAGCATGACAACTGATATCACCGAACTGGCGGCAGCTATGAAAGCGGCAGCTATGAAAGCGACGCCCGGTCAATGGGTGGCATTTACCCATACAGACTCTCGGACCTTCTCAGTGCATACGCCAGATGACAAACGTTGCGGGGACGTCATTAAGTGGGCTGGTTTTGACGGTCAGCGCAAAGCAAAGGCGAATGCAGAGTTTATCGCCCTGGCTAACCCTACCAACGTCCTCGCGCTGGTAGAGGCGCTGGAGAAGGCGCAGACCAAAGCAGATGTATACGACATGCTTCGGGATGACTACGGTTTACGCGAAAAAGGTGTTGGCCTTGCAGACTTAGTTGACTGGCAAGCTAAGCGCATCGCCGAGCTGGAGTCCCGCACCGTCACCGTGAAGCTGCCACAACGACTTCAGCCAGGCGCTGATGGTTGGGATGACTGGTATGTGCACAGCGACGATGAAGGAGAATATCTCAAGTTTGATGATGTGCTGGCAATGCTAACCGACGCTGGCATCAAGGTGGAGGCTGAGTGATGTTCATGATCGAAAGCCCTGAGCAGCGCCTGAAGCGAGTTCTCAAAGAAAACGCAGGTAAATTCACCATCGACGAAGACGGCGGCATCCATACCAACTGGCGGCATCCAGATGTGCAGGAAACCATGCGTAAGCATTTTGAATCGCTGAGAAAAATTAAGGTGGAACGGCAATGACCAGCAAACTATCCAGAGATCGCCTGCAGGAAATCGCTGAAGACGGTTTCCTGAAGCATGGCGAAAGCAAAGCGTTGGCCCGTATGGCGCTGGCCGCAATGGACAGCGAGCCGGTGGCGCTTCAACCTGAGCTGGCAAAAGTTATCTATCACTTCCGTGACTGGAATGAAGGATTTCCGGTTGAGCGGTTCAAGGCCGACTACGTCATTAGTTGGATGCTGGCAAATTATCCGCCAGCGCCGCCAGCGCCGGTAGTTCCTGAATTGATGGTGGATTGGCAGGAAAATGAGTTTAGCGCAGGCTGGAACGCCTGCCGAGCCTCCATGCTAGCAGCCGCCCCGCAGTCACCCGGCAGTGAACCCGCTACCGTGCCGGGTAAATGGATTCCGGTAAGCGAGCGCATGCCGCCCAATCGTCATGAGGTTTTGGTCGGGTGTTGGTGGGGAGAGAAGCCGCGGTGGTGTTGCAAATGGGCAACGTATATCCCTGGACACCCTGATGCGCAGAGTAGCGGCTGGTTGATCCCCGGCGCGTCATGGACACCAACTCACTGGATGCCGCTGCCAGCAGCGCCGCAGGAGGTGAAATGATGCCGTACTTCTTCCTGATTTTCGTCATCAGCAGCAATACATCGAATATGCAGGTGGTTCCCATGCAGAGTATGGAGCAGTGCAAAGCAGCCATTAAGGCGATGAAAGTTGCAGATGATAAGAGGTCCTGGGACGACGTTTCGCCAAGCGTAGATAATATTCAATGCGTAGAGGTAAACGGTGCCTAAATCCCCCGCAGAACGCAAAGCCATCCGCTAATCTCAACCCCTCTCCGGAGGGGTTTTTATCGTATATGCTCATTTTGCTTTTCTCCCCGGGAAGGGCGATAATTACCTCGTCAGCCTGAGCAACTGACACGATTATCCGGCGCCAAGTGGGGACACATGGCGCAAACACTGCAATTTGAGAAGAGTTATCAAAACGTACTGATTCCCGCAGAGCCGGGAACCAGCGAATACCTGCAACTTATCCCCGTGGGGCAACTGCTTTGCGGTGAGTTCCGCAAGCCCCGGAATTACGCATTCCACAAGAAGTTCTTCAAACTTCTGACTCTCGGGTATCACTACTGGACGCCTTCCGGTGGTCTCATTGAGCCCGCGGAGCGCAACCTCATATCCGGGTTTATCGACTTCCTTTCATCCGACCTCGATCAGCGCGCTGCACTCCAGAACGCCGCGGAGATGTATCTCTCCTCGGTCGGCATTTCTCGTTCCCGCGATATGGCGCTTCTGAAACACTTCGAATCCTTCCGCGAGTGGGCAACCATTCAGGCTGGCTTTTACGACGAATACCAGATGCCTGACGGTAGCCGTCGTCGTGTCGCAAAGTCGATCTCCTTCGCCAGCATGGACGACAGCCAGTTCAACGGCGTCTACAAATCAGTGCTGAATGTGCTCTGGAACTACATTCTGCGTCGCAAGTTCCACTCGCCGGCTGAGGCTGAAAACGCCGCCAGTCAGCTGCTGAGCTTTGCGGGGTGATGGCGATGAAATACTCATGGTTCCAGCATCCCGACTGCACAACCGAGCAGGCCGAACAGTTAGTGTCCAGATATCAGGCGCGAGGCATTGTCACAGAGAAAAGCCTTAACGCGGATTATCTGAGTTGGACGGTCAGCGCCCGGCTGCCGGTTTGTGTTCGCCCGGAGCATACTCCGCGATCACTTCGTCAACGTATATGGGGGTGAGCATGGCCAATCTTCGTAAAGCAGCTCGCGGTCGTGAATGCCAGGTTCGCATCCCGGGCGTCTGCAACGGCAACTCAGAAACCACGGTATTGGCCCATATCCGCATTGCTGGATTGTGCGGGACCGGGATTAAGCCGCCTGATCTGATCGCCGCTATCGCCTGTTCATCCTGTCACGATGAAATAGACCGCCGCACGCGCCTGGTAGATGCGGAGTATGCGAAGGAGTGCGCGCTGGAGGGAATGGCCAGAACGCAGGTTATCTGGATGAAAGAGGGGCTGATAAAAGCATGAACCAATATCGAATTTCATTACCCTGGCCACCAAGCAACAACCGCTACTACCGGCATAACCGGGGGCGCACACACATCAGCGCGGAAGGGCAGGCATACCGCGACAGTGTCGCCAGAATCATCAAAGACTTGATGCTTGATATCGGCCTTTCCACGCCACTGAGAATCCGTATTGAGTGCCACATGCCGGATCGCCGGCGCCGTGACCTGGACAACCTGCAAAAAGCTGCATTCGACGCCCTGACGAAATCGGGTTTCTGGCTCGATGACCAGCAGGTTGACTACTACAGCGTGAAGAGAATGCCTGTCGTCAAAGGTGGGCGGCTTGAGCTAACCATTACCGAAATGGAGGCCGCATGAACCGTGAAGTTATCGAACGCATCCACGACCGCTGGCAAAAGCTCCGTCTCTGCCGGCACCGCGGCACCGTACTGGTTGACTACCGAATTTTGAAGAATTTCGTCCGCATCTATCAGGCTTCAGGAGAGAAAGCATGAATACCCAGTATCTTGAGTATGTTCGCCAGCAGCTGATAGTGGCCACCGCCGATCTGAGCGGCGCGACGAAAGGACAGTTGGTTGCTTTTGCAGAAAACGCGCAATTCACCGCTACGGCGCGCAGCCGGGGAAGGAAGAAAATAGCCGATCCGGTAACCGGCCGCATGGTAAACCCATCCAGCCCACCAATTCCCGGGCAGCAGTCCCGCGCTAAGGGTTCATCAATCGCTCTCGTTCTGCCCGTTGAGTATTCGACGGCCAGTTGGCGCCGGGCTCTGCTGTCGCTGGAAGAGCATCAGAAATCGTGGCTGCTGTGGAACTACAGCGACAATATCCGCTGGGAGCACCAGGAGACGATCACCCGGTGGGCATGGGAGCAATTCTACGAAAAGCTGGCCGGCGTGCGCATTGCAAAGAAAACAGTCGATCGCCTGCGTCAACTCATCTGGCTGGCCGCGCAGGATGTCAAAGCCGAGCTGGCAGGGCGGGAGACGTATGAATACCAAAAACTTGCCGCTCTGGTCGGAGTGACCCCGAAGAACTGGTCAGAAACGTTTACGGAGCGGTGGGAGGAGATGAAAACAACCTTGCGGCGCCTTGATAGCGATGCCCTGTTGCAGGTAACGCGATCACGTTCACAACAAAAGGCGACAAATTTTGACTCAAGTCTTGCAAAACTGGATTAAATGCGTCATATTTGAGTCTACTTTGATATGCTGCCTTAACTTTAAGTGGCGGCATGATGAATAAAAAGGCCCTGGCGGAAACGTCGGGGCTTTTGCGTTTCTGGAGGCAGGAAATGTGAATAGGAACGGGTCGACCGCGGCCTAATGGCCATGCTGCAGTAGTGATGCTGCCCCGAGTCGCGTAATTGCGAGCCTGTGTGGTGATGGGTAAGGGTTCATAAACAACACAAGCCCCGGTAAAGCAGCGCGAATGCCAGACGCGCACCGGTTATAAGCGGCGATGATGCGGCAGGTACTCAAGGGCATGAGCGCGAACCACTGCGAGAGTGTGGTTGTGCGATCCGGTCAGGGCTCTTGGGTAGAGACGTGCTGCACGACACGTTGAAACCCGCCGCGCAAGAGCCCTGAACCAGATTGTTCGCATAGCTTAACAAGGTTAAAGCACCCGACTCATAATCGGATGATTTCAGGTTCGAACCCTGATGCGAGCACCAATTCAGCGCCATTAGCTCAACCGGAGAGAGCAATAGCCTTCTAAGCTATCGGTTTCAGGTTCGAGTCCTGAATGGTGCACCAGATAATGGCCTGACCTGATGACGGGCTCATAATCCAATCCATCAGGGCGTTGTTGGCGCAACGCAACAGGCCACCATATCCCTCTACCTTGGGACCATTACGGCTACCGCCGTCGCTTTTACCCTTGGTATTTCTTCCCGCCTTGAGCGGGTTTTTTATTTTCAGGGTCGCGGGAATCACCCTCGACGCTTTGTTGGTAAATCAGCCCGACGGCCCTGAACCTTTTACTGACTACAGATAGCACCCCGAACATTATCGGAGGTGAGAGATGCAACGTATGAACCCAACCGATGGTCACAATCTGCCTTACTGGTGGTCAGCCTTGCTTGGTATCTTTTCCGTCCTGAGTCTGCAGGATTATGTCTTCATCATTGGCGCCCTGATCTCTGCCTTCTTCACAATCAAGACGTATTACGCAAAGCGTAAAGAAGAGCGAGAGCGACTGGATGAAGAGAAAAAACGCACGCAGCTGTTGGCCAGTTATCTGGCTGATGTCTCCGACAAGCCAGGAAGTGACCGCCCGGCTTCAGCCGAAGTGGTAACCGAGGCCTTGAAGCGGATCGCAAATGATACACAGGGGTGAGCATGACGCCATCAATGAGGAAAAAACTGATTGGCGTGATCGCCGGCGGTGGTGGCGCCATAGCCATTGCCTCTGCGCTCATCACCGGCCCAACCGGTAACGATGGTCTTGAAGGTGTGCGATACAACCCTTATCAGGATGTGGTAGGCGTCTGGACTGTCTGCTATGGCCACACTGGCAAAGACATCATGCTCGGCAAGAAGTACACCGAGGCTGAATGCCGTGCGCTGCTCAATAAAGACCTGAACACCGTCGCCCGCCAGATTGATCCGTACATCCAGAAGCCGATCCCCGTAACAATGCGCGGGGCCCTCTACTCATTCGCCTATAACGTCGGTGCTGGTAACTTCCAGGCCTCCACGCTGCTGCGCAAAATCAACCAGGGCGACCAGAAAGGTGCCTGCGATCAGCTGCGCCGCTGGACCTATGCCAAGGGCAAACAGTGGAAAGGCCTGGTAACTCGCCGCGAGATTGAGCGTGAAGTTTGTTTGTGGGGGCAGAAATGAGCCGGTTAACCGCCATTATCAGCGCCATTGTGATCTGCCTGATAGTCAGCCTCGGCTGGCTGGCCAGTCACTACCACAGCAATGCCACCGAGTTCAAAAGGCAGCGGGACAAAGTGACTGAGCAACTCAGCCTGGCAAATGACACGATCGCGGACATGCAGACTCGACAGCGTGACGTCGCAGCGCTTGATGCTAAATACACGAAGGAATTAGCCGATGCAAAAGCTGAAAATGATGCTCTGCAGCGCAAGCTTGATAATGGTGGTCGGGTGCTCGTCAAAGGCAAGTGTCCAGTGTCAGCCGCAACCCAAACCGCCGGCGCCGCCAGCGTGGGCGATGATGCCACCGTCGAACTCTCTGCAGTTGCTGGACGAAACGTTCTCGGTATCCGGTCCGGAATCCTCAGCGACCAAACAGCCCTGAGGGCGCTGCAGGAATACATCACCACGCAGTGCCTTAAATAACCTGGCACTGAAAATCAACAAACAGGAGTAAATCCATGGTCAGTTTGCGTCATATGTGTTCGCGCTTCATCTCGGCTTGCTGGGCAATTATCACTACCATTTCGTTTGAAGACATCTCGGTGAGCCGAGCGGTTAGTAAGTTGCGCCGGGTGGTGGAGCGGGTCATTTCCGCAGTCTCCGTGAAAGCCTCGCCTGAAAAGGCTGACTGGCGAATCGTAGAGCGAATGTGCAGTGAAAGCGTGCGCGAGCAAGTTAATATTTTCGGCCGCCGTCCTCGCAACACCGGCGCTTTGTGCAGTCCGTTGCTATAGGCATTACAGAGCCACTTCAAGAGGTGGCTCGATAATGTCACAACGAGGTAAGCCATATGCGCACCACTGGAATCCTAATGGCGGAAATTACGCTTCGCCCATACATGAAGCCGCTGCTGATTCTTTCAGTGCTTTTGCGCTGGGGTTGGCTCACTAAGAAGTGCATCCGGATTGGCCCTGTAATTGGCAAGCAGGCGTAATTATAAAGATCTGCAAATGGTGCATTAAAAGCGCCATTGACAGAGTTTTATATAAGTTTGTTGATGCCTTGATGTCGAAATTACCGAGCAAGTATGTTTGGTTTCCAGAGGATTGTTCTGCATGACTGAAAATGACAATCGCAGACCATACCCTCCCGTCAACTTCACTGGCGAAAACTGGCTGCCGTATACCCGGCTGATCCCTGCTGCCGAAATCGGGGAATGGGTAAATCAGAACATCCTCTCCGAAGACGGCCGAATCCATAACCCTGACCATGCGCACTTGCTCGACGCTGATGTGGCGTTCTTGTGGGCTTCTGGCTCATTCGCCAAAAGCGGCCGCATTGTGCTTGGCCAGTGTGAGCAGGTAATGATGCGCGCCGGCGGCTGGCAGAAAGCCCGAATGGAGCAACAGATGCATGAATGGTTCGGTCGCATACCGAAGTTCATCATCACCCTGGCTGCTGACTACTGCGAGCAATGTAACGATCTGGAGTTCTGCGCACTGGTAGAGCATGAGCTTTACCACATCGCCCAGGCTACCGATGACTATGGCGCGCCGAAGTTCAACAAAGAGACCGGGATGCCGGTGCTCAAACTTCGCGGCCATGATGTCGAGGAATTCGTCGGAGTGGTCCGGCGTTACGGCGCCAGCAAAGATGTGCAGGAAATGGTGGATGCGGCGAACAGGCCGGCGGAGGTTGCTCATATCGATGTTGCCAGAGCTTGCGGGACGTGCATGCTGAAACTGGCGTGATTTTATACTGCTTTATACGGACGGTGGGTTATGGCTGCACTAAAACCAGAAGTGAGAGCCTTTATCGTTCAAGAGCTCGCTTGCTTTGATACGCCATCCCAAATCGTCGAGTCCGTACAAAAAGAATTTAAGGTTCAGGTGACGCGCCAGCAGGTGGCATCGCATGACCCGACAAAGGTGGCTGGGAAAGGTTTGGCTCAAAAATGGGTAGACCTTTTCAACTGCACCCGAGACCGATTCCTCAACGAAATCTCCGACATCCCGATCGCCAACAAAGCCTATCGCCTACGCGTCCTTCAGCGAATGTCTACGACTGCCGAAGGTATGAAAAACCTCGGCATGACAGCTCAGCTACTGGAGCAGGCGGCAAAAGAGGTTGGCGATGCCTACAGCAACAAGCAAAAGGTCGAGCTGACCGGTAAAGACGGCGGCCCGCTGAATCAGGTGACGTACACCGCTGAAGACTATGCGAAGGCCCAGCAGAAGCTGGAGGGAAGGTTAGAAGGGCTGGACTGATATGAGCGGAATTATCGAATGGGATGACCTGTCATTCCCGGAGCGCGTGATCATCCGTTCAAAGTCTACGAAGTCATTCCTGAACTTCACCCGGATATGGTTCGAGCTGATTCAGGGTGATCGGCTGCTGGTTAACTGGCATCACCGCCTGATGGCTTCGAAAATTGATGATCTGCTTGCCGGGCGCCTTGTCCCGCGAAACCTGATTATCAACATCCCGCCAGGCGGTACGAAAACTGAGTTCTTCTCCATCCACTTCCCGGCGTATGTCAACGCCCTGGTGCAGGAGAAGCGGCTTAAACGCTTTCGCAACCTGAATATCTCTTTTGCTGACACGCTGGTAAAGCGTAACAGCCGGCGCACCCGCGACATTATCGCCAGCCGTGAGTATCAGGAGTTCTGGCCCTGCTCGTTTGGTGTCAACCAGGCAGAAGAGTGGGAGATAAAGGACGAGCGAGGGCGCTCTATAGGCCAGACAGTATCGCGCTCAAGCAACGGGCAGATCACCGGGGGTCGTGGTGGCTACTACGGACCAGAGTTCTCCGGCATGGTGATGCTGGACGACTACAACAAGCCGGTGGACATGCTCAGCGAGTCCCGACGCAAAAGCGCGAATACGCTGCTGGTAAACACCATTCGATCACGCCGCGGCGATAAGTCGAAAGAGCACCCGACTCCGTTTGTGAGCATTCAGCAGCGCCTGCACACCGACGATGCAACGGGATTCATGCTTGCCGGCGGAATGGGGGTGCCGTTTCACCATGTCGCCATACCGGCCATGATCGACGAGAAGTACATCCAGTCGCTCGATGAGCCATGGCGTTCGCTTTGCTGGGAAACGGTCAAAGATACCGATTCTGTGGTCGTTGGTGGTGTTCGCTACTGGTCCTACTGGCCGCAGATGGAAGACGTTAACGACCTCCTGCAACTGTGGGAAAAGGATCGCTATACCTTCCTGTCGCAATACCAGCAAAACCCGATGGCGCTGACTGGCGGGATTATCGACACCAGCTGGTTCAGAACGTACACCACGCTGCCGAAGCTTACGCACCGCGCCGTGTACGTCGATACGAACAGCGGGAAGGTAGAGGACTGGCTGGATTACACCGTGTTTACGCTGGCTGGCATGGGCGTGGACGGGAACCTGTACATCATCGACGTCGTTCGCGGACGGTGGGACCCGGAAGACCTCCTGAAGAAAGCGGAAGAGGTTTGGGAAAAATGGCGCCTGTCTGGCTCCATGCGGGTTATGCCGCTCCGCCATATGGCCATTGAAGAGAAGCAAGCCGGACAGGGCCTCATCACCACGCTGAAAAAACGTAGCCAGACGCCCGGGCAACTCGCCATCCCGGTGAGGGAAATCCCGCGCGGCACCGGGCAGAACAAGCTCGTTCGCTGCCTTAACGTCATCCCTCAAATCAAAACCGGGAAAGTGTTTGTCCCCGCGACGCACACCGACGACGGACAGAAGCTTTCCAGAATCTTCTACGAGGACGGCACGATCGCAGGCTCAACGGAGTGGGTGCTGACGGCGATGACGGAATGCGCTGCTTTCTCCGCTGATGACAGTCACGACAACGACGACATCCTTGATACCTGGATGGACGCAATCGACGACAACCTGATTTCCGGCCCGCAGCCGATGGTTATCGACCCGAATCAACTCAGGAGAATTTAAGTGTGGTGGTTTAAAAAGAAAGAAGTCGCCGCGCCTGAGCCGGCAAAAGAACCGGAAGCACCGAAGGTCGGGATCAGACCAGAGGCCGTGGCCGAAGTCCGTGCATTACCGAAAAGAGAGTTTCAGCGCTACGAGCCGCCGAAAGGGGTGATCCCCGAGGCTATCAAAAGCGCCATTCTGGCAATGGACTCCACGCCTTACGATGATCTCAATGCTGCGTATGGCGGTTACGGCTACGGCGACTTTGATAGCTTTCCCGGCTACCCGTATCTGGCCACGCTGGCGCAGAAGCCTGAATATCGCAAGATGGTCGGCACCATCGCGGAAGAAATGACCCGCAAATGGATAAAGCTCAAAACTGTCGGCGATGAAGACAAGGCAGATCGGGTGAAGCAGCTCGAAGAGGCCATGAAGCGGTTTAAGGTGCGCGAGCGCTTTAAAGAAGCCGCAGAGCATGACGGTTACTTCGGCGGCGGCCAGATTTACATCGACGTTCGTTCGCCGCGGGGAATCTCCGCATGGATGGACGACAACGAGCTGCAATCGAAGCTCTTCATGAGCGACAAGAAAATCACGAAAGGCAGCCTGCAGGGGTTCAGGGTCATCGAGCCTATCTGGACCTATCCGGGTATTTATAACTCCGACAACCCGCTGAGCCCGGATTTCTACAAGCCGACGCAGTGGTTTGTCATGGGCCGGACCGTACATGCAAGCCGGATGATTGATTTCGTCTCGCGGCAGGTCCCTGATCTGCTGAAAGCATCGTATAACTTCCGCGGCCTGTCTCTCTCGCAGATTGCCGAGCCATACGTCAATAACTGGCTTCGTACCCGCGACAGCGTCAGCGACATGATTCACTCGTTCTCAGTTCCGGTAATCGGAACAAATATGAGCACGATTCTGCAGGGCGGTGGGGCAGATAGTCTTCTGGCAAGGCTTGATGTCTTCAACCGATGCCGCGATAACCGTGGCGCATTCGCTAAAGACAACAACCCTACCCAGCCAGAAACGGTTGAGTTCGTTAACGCCCCGCTTAACGGTCTGGATGCCCTGCAGGCACAGTCGCAGGAGCACATGTCTGCGGTTTCGAGCATCCCGCTCGTCAAACTGCTGGGCATTACTCCAAATGGCCTTAACGCAACGTCTGACGGCGAAATCCGCGTTTTCTACGACTACATTCACGCCCTGCAGCAGTCTGTTTTTAAAGACAACCTGAAGCGTGTGATGGACATCATTCAGCTCTCTGAGTTCGGCGACATTGACGATGGCATAACCTTCGACTTTGAGCCGCTGTATGAAATGAGTGCTAAAGAGCGGGCGGAAATTCGAAAAGTAGACGCGGACACAGACGCTGTCTATGTAGGCGCCAGCGTGCTCTCTGGCAACGAAGTCCGCGAAAAAATCGCCGGTGACCTGGACTCTCCTTATCACTCTCTGGACCTGAATGATGACCTCGAAATCGAAGACGACTACGACGAAGAGGAAGAAGCAGACCCTGACGATAAGGGCGGTTCATCCTAACGCTGGCGTCGAAGCATGGTACCGCCGACAGCTTGATAAGCAGGTGCAGGAAATGCAGGCATCTGTTGTCTACTGGCTGTCGGCAAACTATCGGGCCAGCGGCGCGGCTGTCGCCATGGATGCATCACCTGCAGTGATGATGCGGAATGCCATGCAGAAACTGGCTAAGCGCTGGACGCGGCGGTTTGATGACATGGCGCAAAAGCTGGCCGACAGGTTCGCTAACGACGCCATGAAAAACGCGGATGCTTCACTGGCCACAGCCTTCAAAGATGCGGGGTTTACTGTCAAGTTCAAGATGACCTCGCAGATGAATAACGCTCTTCAGGCGACCATCGCCGAGAATGTCGGCCTAATCCGATCCATCCCCGAGAAGTATTTCACCGAGGTGGAAGGGCTGGTTATGCGGACGGTAGCGCGTGGGCGCGACTTGTCCTATCTCACCGATGAACTCCAGAAGCGATACGGGATTACCCGGCGCCGTGCGGCGTTCATTGCCCGAGATCAGAACAACAAGGCTACCTCATTCGTTCAGTCTGCGCGACAGCAGGCGCTCGGCATTACCCAGGGAATATGGAAGCACTCCCATGCAGGCAAAAAGCCTCGCCAGTCCCATGTAAAAGCTAATGGCAAGCTGTTCGATCTCTCAGAAGGGATGCTCATCGATGGCGAGCACATCATGCCAGGCGAATTACCAAATTGTCGTTGCACCTGGGAGGCTGTCATTCCAGGGCTTTCAAAACAGGATTGAGCAATGAACTCCACAGAGTGCTTAGCTTTCGATCGCGCCTCTATGCGCACCATCGACGCAAATGGGCGCCTTCAGATTTCACGAACGAATATCAGCAAGGCAAACGTCAACGCCTACTACGGACGAGAGATACCAAGAAGCGAAGAGCTTGGGCTCGATCCCAACAAACTTTACCGGCTTTGGCGCCACCCGGACGAGCTCCGGAAAGCAGCCAAAACCTTCAATAACATCCCCGTGCTCAGCAAGCACATCCCCGATTTTCCCACCGACCCGCCCAATGAATTTCGTGTTGGCGTGACGCACTCCAATGCGGAGTTTGACGGCACGTATCTCACGGTTGGTATGTCGATATGGGATAACAGCGCGATTGCTGGAATTGAGAGCGGAGAGCAGCGAGAGCTATCTGCATCGTACAAGTACGTCGCAGACATGACCCCGGGTGTCACCCCTGACGGCGAGCCTTATGACGGCGTTATGCGTGACATTTTCGGAAACCACGAAGCGCTGGTCCCTGACGGCCGCGCAGGGCCAGATGTACTGGTCGCAGATTCATTACCACCGGAGCTTAATCACATGCGTAAACATAAGGTAGCGGCGATCCGCGCCACCCTTAAGCCACTTCTGGCGCAGGATGCAGATCTGGAGGCAGAAGTCCGCAAAGCTCTTCTGGCTCTTGATGAGGCCGAAAAGGAAGACGAAAAAGAAAACAAAACCGCCGACGACGAAGACGACGACGAGAAGGACAAGAAAAAAACGGCGGATGATGAGGACGACGAGGAAGACAAGGACAAGAAGAAAACCGCCGAAGATGAAGACGATGAAGAAGACGACAAAGTCTCCAGAACGGCGATGGACTCTGCGATTCGTCTGGCGGCCGACAGCGCAACTAAAAAGGCTGCGGAAAACTTCCGGAAAATCCGTGAGGCAGAGCAGGTTGTCCGCCCGCTGATCGGCGACGTTGTTGCCATGGACTCAGCCGAAGATGTCTATCGCACCGCGCTTGAACAGAGCGGCGTGGATATCTCCGGCGTTCACCCGTCCGCTTATCCGGCGATGGTCAAAATGGCGATCAGCCAGAAAGAAAATTCACGCCCTGTCATTGCGCAGGATTCCGCTTCCGTCAGTGAGTTCGAAAAAGCATTCCCGACCGCTGGCAAACTGAAACGAGGTTAACATGGCAGGTTTTCAGACACGAATTAACCAGTATCCGGCCCCCGGCGTCGAAGGGGCCTTTGCTGGCACCAACCCTCACGCGACCTATCAGGCTGGCGAGGGCGCTCTGGTTGCTGGCGAGGATGGCCTGACTGTCGGCCGCTTTGCCTGGGCTGTTGACGGTGTGGCTTCCAATGCCGGTAGCGGTGTTCCGTCTGGCTTTGTCCATCGTGACGGTCAGGCGTCGATCACCATCTGGCTGGGTCAGGCATCCATGCTTATCCAGCCCGGACGCGAAATCACCCTGATGGTTGCCGGTGACTTCTGGGCCAAAACGTCAACCGCTGCCACCCGCGGGCAGAAGGTTTTTGCATCCCTGACTACCGGTGAGGTGCAAGTCGCCGCAGCCGGCGCAACCGTGGCCGGTTTTATCGAGACCGAATTCTATGCCGCAAGCGATTGTGACGCTGGCGAGCTGGTCAAAATCAGCACCTGGAGCAAGTAATGAACGAATTTCAGCGACACTACGCCGCAGCCAGCGGGAAATATGGCATTGTGCTGCCCGGCGCGAAGGACTACCTGAAGCCGGAGTTTGCGGAGAATTTCGCGCTGGCGATGGATGCTCAGCCGCAAATGGTTACTGCGAATAACGCCGGTATCCCGGCCTACTTCACGAACTACGTCGATCCGGAACTTATCCGCGTTCTCGTAACTCCGATGAAGGCTGCAGAGATTATCGGTGAAGTGAAAAAAGGCGACTGGACGACGCTGACCTCGCAGTTCCCGATCGTCGAGTCGACTGGCGAAACCAGCGCTTACGGCGACTTCAACAACAACGGCATGACGTCCGCCAACGTCAACTGGGTGCCGCGCCAGTCGTTCCATTATCAGACTCACACCCGCTGGGGTGAGCGCGAGCTGGACATGTACGGCGCCGGGCGTATCGGCTATGCCGCAGAGCTCAACGTGGCCTCTGCGCTTGTGCTGAACAAGTTCCAGAACAAGTCCTACTTCTACGGCATCGCCGGACTGGAAAACTATGGTCTGCTCAACGATCCGTCTCTGAGCGCTCCGGTGACGCCGGCGGCGACTGGTTCCGGCGGTAGCGTTGCCTGGGCAACTAAAGACGGGCAAGCCGTATATGACGACATCTCCGGTCGTCTCTATAAGCAGTTGGTCTCTCAGACCAAAGGCCTCGTAGAGCGTACCGATCGCATGGTGCTCGGTATGTCTCCGGAAATGGAAGTCAACCTGACCAAGACGAACCAGTACAACGTGAACGTCACCGATCAGCTGAAGAAAAACTTCCCGAACATGCGTATCGAAACCGCTGTTGAATACAGCACCGACGCGGGCGAGCTTGTACAGCTGATTGTTGAGCGTCTGGGCGAGCAGGACACCGCTTACGCAGCATTCACCGAGAAGATGCGCGCGCACGCTGTCGTGGTGGAAGAGTCTTCCTGGCGGCAGAAAAAATCCGGTGGCACCTGGGGTGCAATCATTCGTCAACCGCTGGGCATCGCCAGCATGATCGGGGTGTAACATGGCCGAAACAGTAACTGTAGGATGCAAACTGCCGAACGGCCTGATCCTGGAGCAGGGCGGCTACAAAGTGGAGCTTAACGGCTCCAACTCCTCTCTCGTTTTCGGCGGCTATGGCCTGACCGAAAACGTGGACAAGGAAGCCTTTGAGGCGTGGCTGGCAGTACATGCTGATCAGCCCTACGTTCGCAAAGAGCTGGTGTTTGCCCAGGCGAAAACCAGCAGCGCCCAGGCGAAAGCGAATGAAAACGCTTCGGAGAAAACTGGTCTGGAAGGTCTGGATCAGAACAACCCGGCTCCGGGCATTGAGAAGGCGGACAAAAAATAATGGCGATCGTTGTCTTTGATGTTGCCGCATTTCGTGAGCGTTATCCGGAGTTCGATGCCGTAAGTGAAACGCTGCTTAATGCGTACTTCACGGAGGCAACGATTTACCTTGATAACACGGACCGCAGCCTGGTTGCGGATGTTGCTGTCCGCGCCGTCTTCTTGAATATGCTGGTTGCTCACATCGCGGCTTTGAATTCAGGCGTAAACGGCGAGAAGGCTTCTGGTCTGGTAGGTCGGGTGGCAAGCGCATCGGAGGGGTCTGTATCGGTTTCGACTGATGCGGGGCCTTCCAGCGCGTCATCGTGGTGGTATCTACAGACGCCATACGGTGCAGCTTACTGGCAAGCTACGGCCCCTTATCGCACTGTGCGATATGTCCCTGGGTCCTCTCCTTCGATGTACCCTGGCCATTATAACCGCCGCTCTTTCATCCGGAGGTAGCTATGGATGGAATGTCAGGCGGAGATAAGCTGATGGAGCACCTGCAGTCGATCGCAAAGGGGCTGTCCTCTGGCGATGATTTGAAGGTTGGTTTCCTTGAAGGGTCCAAATACCCCGACGGGACGCCGGTAGCACTTGTGGCAGCCACCAACGAATTTGGCGGCACTGTAAATATCCCGGCGCATACCAGGGATTTGAACTTTTACGTTCGCCGTGACGGCGTTTCTCGCTTCGCTAAGCCATCAAAGGCCAATTTCGCGCAGTCAGTAATGATACCCGAGCATATCGTTACGATCCCATCCCGACCGTACTTCAGGAAGACCATTTCTGAACATGGTCCGGAGTGGGGCGGAGAGCTCGGGAAGCTCATGAAGGCAAACGATTTTGACGCCCGCAAAAGCCTGGCGCTGATGGGGGAGCGGATCAAGGGGCAGATTCAGTCGTCAATCATCGCTTTTTCTGAGCCGCCGAACGCAAAAAGCACGGTCGACAAAAAAGGGTTTAATGACCCGTTAATCGACTCGGCACACATGCTGAACTCGGTCGACTACGAGGTGAAAGAGTGAATCTTCATTCCATAGTGCGAAGCGCCATTAGCGCGGTTAATCCTCGCGTCGAGGCGCAGATTTACCGCTCGATCGGACCAATCAAAAACCCGGATTACTCGACTTCTCCTGGCTTCGCGCCGCCGGTAACGATGATGGTGCAAAAGCAGGCGCTGAGTCAGGCTGATATCAGGCACATGGATAACATGAATATCCAGGGTGTACTGGTCAGCATCTGGACGGATGGCAACTGGTGCGGGATTAACAGGGATCGGCAGCAGGGTGGGGATAAGTTCGTTATCGGCAATGAAACATGGCTGGTTGTGGCTGTTCCTGAAGTCTGGCCGGACTGGACGAGGGTTATCGCATGTCAACAATTGACGTAGGCCTGCAGGTCACTGAAAGCGATCTGTTTAAGGCGACCGGCGATTTCCTTTCAGCTCTTTTCCCGGACGCAGAAGTCACGCAGACACAGCAAAACCAAACCCCAATGCCGAAAGGCGGTTTCATTACCATGACGCCGCTTTTTTTGACTGACCTCTCAACCAGTGCTGTTGATTACGAGTATGACGGCGTCAGTGATTACGGGCGGGCAGAACTTCGCCGCGTTGATGAATGGCAGTGTCAGCTCGATTTCTACGGGGATCAGGCGCAAAACAATGCCACCATCTTTTCGCGCATCGCACGCTCTGAATTCGCATGCACCTGGTTCAGGGAAAATGCGAATGTCCTAGTGCCGCTTTATTCCGGCCCCCCGCGGCAAACCTCGATGATCAACGGCGAGAAACAGTGGGAATCCCGCTGGACGCTTGAATTCCACGCAAACCCGCTGATTGTCGTCAGCGTTCCTCAGCAGTTTATGACAGGCGCAGATGTGATATCGCAGCCGGTCGACGTGAGATTTCCTCCGGAGAAATAATAAATGGCAATTTCGCTATCAAAAATCGCCCAGATGCTTCCCGGCGTACTGAAGGCGACAGGGACGGCTATTGATCTCAATGGCCTGTTCCTGACCGACAGCGCATACGCGCCGGTTGGTGCAGTACCCTCATTTGCCAGTGCGGATGAGGTAAAGGCGTACTTCGGCAGCGCGTCGATTGAGTACACCGCCGCGGTGCTGTATTTCGCTGCTTTCAACGGCAAAACGCAGATGCCCGGCAAGCTGTATTTTAGCCGATTCAATACTGCGGCAGTGGCTGCATTCCTTCGTTCCGGATCGCACGCCGCGACCACTCTGGCACAGCTCAAGTTACTGAGCGGCACGCTGACTCTGACCGTCGACGGTACGGAGGAGACTTCAGCGGCTATTAACCTCAGCGGCGCGACCAGTTTTGATAACGCGGCAGAGCTGATTGAAACCGGGATTGGCTCCTCGGTTGTGGTGACCTGGGATAGCGTGCTGAAGAAATTCATCATCACCTCTGCCACCACCGGCTCAGAGAGTTCGATCACCTTCGCCGATGACGGTACGCTGGCCGCTGGCCTCAAGCTGACCGAGGCGACTGGCGCGGTAATTTCCCAGGGCGCTGCGCCGGCAGTGGTTGACGATATTTTTACTGCCATTCTTGCCAAAGAGCAGGACTGGGTAACATTCTCCACGACGTTCGCTGTAACCAAAGAACAGGCCAATGCGTTTGCGCTCTGGGTAAACAGCAAGAACCACCGCTTTGCCTATGTCCCCTGGGACGCATCAGGAGCGGCGATCGTGGCGGGCAGCTCGAACGCACTGGTGTATGACATCATCAACACCTACGCCTACAACGATACCTGCCCCGTGTATGGTTACCCGAACCACGCAGCAAACGCGATGGGTTTTGTGGCCGCGCTGAACTTCACTCAAGCCAATGGGCGCTGCTCGCTGAATGGCCGTCAGGTGTCCGGCCTGTTGCCGATGATCAGTAACGATACTGATTACGAGGCTGCCAAGGCCAACGGCTATAACTTCTATGGCAACTATGCCTCGAATGCCGTCGAAACCAATCAGTGGGCGCCCGGCTCTATTACCGGTGATTACGCATGGCTTGACGCCTGGGCGGGTCAGGTATGGGTAAATGCTCAGCTTCAGGCAGCTCTCGTTGCGCTGTTCCAGCAGGCGAGCAATCTGCCCTATGCTGCAGCCGGGAAGGCTCGCATTGAGTCGTGCATGAAGCCGACCATTGAGCAATTCAGGGCGTGGGGCGGTATGACGGCGGGCACTGACCTTGACCAGTCGCAGATCGACCAGATTAACGCCATCACTGGCGTCGACGTTACGGATTCTCTTCTGGCTGAAGGGTATTACATCTACATCGGCCCGTTCACCCCGGCAATGCGCGCCTCGCGTACCAAGCCAACGGTTTACTTCTGGTACACCGACGGCGGGATCATCCAGGGTATTACCGTTAATAGCACGGAGGTGCAGTAATGTCCGGTCAAAACATTACGTCGGCTGACGCCATCATTGAGCTGGTAATCGCTGAGCTATACCCGTCTGGGTTTAACCTGGAACAGTTCGAAGCGCAGAACATCTTCGAAATGGGCGATACCGACATGGCAGAGTATCAGCGTACTGCTGACGGTAAACTGCTGGGCGGTTTTGTTTATGGTGATCTGCCGTGGACATTCCATCTGGCTGCATCCTCTCCGTCGATTAAGTACATCGACAACTGGCAAACCACGCAGATAACCACACGGTCTGTACTGCGTGTCAATGGCACGGTGATCCTGCCGTCGCTGGGTAAAAAGTACATCATGACCAACGGTATCCTGCAGCGCGCGCGACGCATGCCATCCGCTGGTCGCGTGCTTCAGCCGGTAACGGGTCTCATCCAGTGGGAAACCGTCACCCCGGCAGGGTACTCAGCGTAAACAATCAGCCCGGCTAAGCCCGGGCTTTTTTATTGCCAGATAACTCATTCAGGAAACAAAAATGGCTCGTAAAAGCATCGTATTTACGGTTGAGGCAGATAACCGTGACAAGGGTAAGCAGTTCAAAATAACCGAAATGCCGGCGCGCAAAGCAGAAGAATGGGCGATCCGCCTGGCGTGTGCCGTGATTGGCGCCGGCGTTACCGTTCCCGACAATATGATGATGGCCATCGGTGCTGCGGTGGCGCCTGCCCCATCTGAGGATAACGCAGAAGCTCGCGAGCTGTACGAAAGCGTGATGGCCAGCGGCATGGCAGGTCTTGCTCAGTGGGGTATCACTTCACTGGCCAAAGTTCCGTTCGCACAGTCAAAGCCTCTGCTTGATGAGCTGCTTGGCTGTGTGAAATTCCTCGGCGGTAACGGTATCGAAACAGCGCTTGTTGACGAAGGGCAGATCGAAGAAATCAGCACCTGGTCGCGCCTGAAAATCGAAGCCTTCAAACTCCATATCGCTTTTGTAGCAGCCACCGCAAGTTAGAAATCCCCTTATCCGTCCCGGAAGACTCAGATCGTGGCTTCATTCAGTACGAGAACGTGCCGCGCAGTATCGCCGCGGTGATCTCCGGGAAAATGGCGACACTCCACGAACTGGACACGGTATACAGCGTCCAGGATATGTGGTGGCTGATTGAAATAATGACCGTGGATAACACCAACAGAGCCATAGCGGCGGAGAGTGATCATGGCAGCAACGGTAATTGACGCCCTCCTGGTAACGCTGGGCCTTGATACTTCTCAGTTCCGCAAAGGCCAGCAGGAAGTCAGTGACGACCTGAAAAAGCAGCGCGAAGATGCCAAAAACACCGCCAAAGAAATGGCAGAGCAGGGCAAGAAAGCCGCTTCGTTCTTCAGCAGCATAAAGACGGAATTGCTGGCACTGACTGGCGTTACCGTCACTGCCGGCGGCCTGATGAGCCTTGTTAAAAATACCACGTCTAGCCTGATGGACCTTTCCATTCAGTCAAAGGCTCTTGGCATGACAGCCAGAGAACTTGATGGCTTCGGGAAGGCTGCAGAATCAGCCGGAAGCTCTTTTGAGAGGATTACGGCCGCCTTGCAGGGGTTCCAGGCTGCAAAGCAAGGTTCTCTATTTGGGGATACCAGCAGCCCGATCTTTAGCGGAATGCGAATGCTTACGGCGTTAACTGGTGATACTTTTGACGTCTATTCAAAGGATGCCAAGTCACTTGCAAGGTCTTATCTGGAGTCACTCAGGAAAGTTAAAGACCCAAACATTCGGCGCCAGATTGGTGCTATGGGTGGCTTCGATGATGCCACCATTCAGCGAAACCAGGAGGGTAGATTTCTTCCGGATGTTGACCGCTTAACAAAAAGCTCCGGCATTACAGACGCCTCAACCAAAGGCGCAAAGGAATTTACAGCCGCATGGGCGGAGCTGGGGCAAAATCTCGACACGGTAAAAAACCAAATTTATGAAGGTCTGATACCAACCATTCGAGACCTAAATGGCTTGCTAAAAGAATGGTCATCAGGGAATGTTAAATCCTCTTCATTCTTTAAAGAGCTGAAGCGGGACATTAACGATATCACAGGCATTGACCTTGGTGGCTGGACGCTATCAAGCGATCTGCGCAACCTCAAAGATAACTTTTCCATGCTCGGAAAAGTGCTCAACCATTTGGGTAACGCTTTAAACGAGCTCAACAACGGCAACTTCTCCAAGGCTGCCGATGAGTTTAAAAAGGCGTGGTACGGCACTGAAGACGGAAAGCCTACCGGTAATGATGCGCTGCCCGGGGTGACAAGTAACTCCCAAAGCATTTACGAAAACAGCACGTATAAAAAATATAATGACCTCCTGAACAAGTATCTACCCGAGTGGCTGGGGGGAACACCTTCGGACAGAAAGAAGGACCAAGATGAGAAGTCTTACTGGGATACGACAAAGACTCTGCTTTCTAAAATAGCCGATGCCATTGTCACCCCTGCTGGCGCCTCCTCTTTAGAGCCAAGTATCGGGGGGTATCAGCCCAACGTCCCGCTTAACGCTCAGGCCGCTCGTCTTGGCGCTAAAGGAAAGGCATTTCTTCAGGCAATGGCTGGGGAGTTCGGATCGCTGGAAGGTAAATATGGCCTTCCAGCCGGTCTGCTGTCTTCGGTAGCTGCTACTGAATCAGGTGGTGACCCGTTTGCGGAGTCGAAAGCTGGAGCCAAAGGCTTGTTCCAGTTCATGCCAGGCACCGCAAAGGATATGGGGCTGAAAGGTCGTGATGTTTTCGACCCCCACAAATCTGCAGATGCCGCTGGAAGATATCTGCGCTTTCTGCTGGATGCTACCGGCGGCGATCTTGAAAAAACTCTTGCCTCCTATAACTGGGGGCTCGGAAACGTCCAGAAGAAAGGCATGGATAACCTGCCGTCGGAAACTCGCAATTACGTACCTAAAGTCATGGCCGGGATGCGTCCCGGCGCCGGTATGGCTGTAGACCGAGCGATGCCCGGGCAGGCTGGCGGTGTTTATAACTTTTATGGCACCAAAATCACTACCCAGGCCCAGAACGTGCAACAGCTTACCAGCGACATCAAAAAGCACGGTGACAACCGCGTCATGCTAATGGCTGGCTACTCAGGACAATAACTCATGTCGTTTTCTCTGAATGTCTCGACAGTGCTATCCGCCATTCAGGGAGGAAGCCTGTTATCCGTCCTTAACAGCGCCCTGTCGCCAACTTACCGGATCACCTACAACACGGTGGATAAGTCAATTTCAACCGCAATAGCCGGGCAGGAGGTTTTCTCTCCGTCCGGCTGGGTTAGTGTTGATCGCTACGGTGATGCTAACGTGACGAAGGGGCCGGTTGAAAATGGGCAGTATACTTCGTACAACAAGGTCCGGCAGCCATCGGAGTTAAGGGTGATCCTGGCGCTTGAAGGATGGACCGCATATACAGGAGCGCTTCCAAATCTGACAAACTTCTCTCTTCTTAGCCGAAGTAATTTCATCAAAAAGCTTGATGAGATGAAAAACACGGCTAGCACCTACAACATCGAGACACCTGATACGGTGTATTACAGCTACGATCTGACCCACTTTGATTACTTTGTGGGGTCGTATCGTGGGCAGACGTTGTTGATGGCGAACTGCACTTTCGAGGAGATCATGGATAGCGGTGAAGTAATTATCGCTAATGGGGTTTCCGGTAAGGCACCGACAAATAACGACAAAACAAACAACAAGGGCGCTGCAAAAACAGAGGTGATCACTGCTTCAACTAAAGAAGTAACACTTACTGACGCAAAAAACGCATGGACAAGCGGAAATTCATCGCTATCAAGCGCTATTGATCTTACCGGCAGTGCCATAGTTTCAGGTGTCAATTCGGCGGCCAAATCGGTATCGCAAGTATGGGATAACTCATCTACAGCGGTCTCAAAACAGATCAAAAGCACGGTGGCTGATTTTCTTAAAAATAAGGTGATGTGACATGCAGGAAATTAGCTTATCACCGTCACTTTCTCAAAAGGTGTATGTTACGCTTGGTGGACAGAACTGCGCGATCAAGCTTCATCAGCGCTCAACTGGATTCTACATAGACCTGTATGTTGATGACACGGCAATTATGCAAGGTGTTCTCTGCCTTAACTGTATATATCTTGTCAGATATAAGTATCTTGGATTTAATGGTGATCTCATTTTTGTAGACACAAAAGGGGATTCCGATCCGGTTTATGACGAAATAGGGACGCGCTTTAAGCTTTATTATGCATCGAGCGATGAGGTGGGCCGATGAGTTACAAGGAAAGAGAGATAACGGTTGAGTTTACTCTGGCCAATGGGACCTTTGACGGTAAAAAAGGTAACACGCTCATAGCCGAAGGGTTCAAGTGCGAGCTTTCTGTTTCGGCTTATGGGGGAGCTACCGGGACGATGATGGAGCTTAGCCTGTGGGGCTTATCCCTTGATAACATGGCTAAATTGACCACCAACTCCGAAAAATTCTTCGGTGAGCAGCAAAACGCCATACGGGTTTTTACTGGAGATGTTTGCGTGTTTATGGGCACGATAATATCTGCCAGGGTTAATCTGAATCAAATGCCTGATGCTCCGATTGAAATAACGGCCTCCGCTATTGGAAAGGAAAAGCTTGTCGTATGCGAGCCAACTTCAATTGAAGGTGAAGCGTCTGTCGCTGATATGATAAAAGCACTGGCCTCTAAGGTGGATTTGAAGTTCGTAAATGTTGATGTTAAATCGGTGCATAGCAACCCTTATTATGAGGGAAATGCTATTGAGCAAATTCAGAAAATTGCGGCCGATCACAATATTATTGCAGATATAGACTTTGGGACGGTTACAATCTACACGGGGGAAAGCCCTATTGATTCTGTGGTTCCATTTATATCTCCAGAACATGGACTAATTGGCTATCCTATTTTTTATGATATTGGTATAAATTTTCGCTGCATTTATTCACCATCAATAAAGCTGGCTCGAAAAATAAAACTGGAAACCTCTCTCCCTCACGCAAGCGGGGATTGGATAGTCCAGTATGGAACCACTCATTACTTGTCATGCAGGGTCCCCGGTGGTCTATGGGAAACATTCGTTGTAGCTTATCCCGGATTTGTATTTGGAGTGTGAGATGCTTACCAAGCAAAAGCCTAGTGACATGTCGTGTCAGGGGAATGCTGTTCTTTCGCTTATAGCCGGAGCCATAAAGGGCTGCGTATTTGCCGATATCGTTTTAGTCAAAAAAGTGAATGGGAAGACCCTTACCGTTTTTCCTCTGGTTACTGGAACAAACGCTTCTGGCGGATCAATTGAAAACCAGGATGTTTACAATGTTCCATTCATTCAGTACCAGGCTGGAAATAGTTCGGTAAAAATGACGCCCAGAGTAGGTGATATTGGCTTGGTGATTGCCTGTGATAAAGACATCACAAATGTGAAAAAAACTAAAGGCGGAGGCCCTCCACCAACTCAGCGGCGCCACTCATACTCAGATGCTGTTTACATCACGGCGATCGCTAGCCTGAATGATGAGCCGACGGAGCTTGCAGAGTTCACCGGTAGCGGCATAAACATCAAGAGCCCTGGCGTAGTTAACATCAACGGCATGAAAGTACACCCAGACGGGAAACTTGAGCTTGTCGATGGCTCTATCGTTGATGGGCATACTCATGGTGGGGTAGTATCAGGAGGAAGCCGAACCGATCCTCTGGGGGCGGCATAGAGGGAATAAAAATGTCGTTTTTAGTTATTGCAGCATTGTTGGGATTAATACCTGCGTTCATTGCGCAAAGTAAGGGGCGATCTTTCGGCGGTTGGTGGCTCTATGGATTCTTGCTTTTCATCGTTGCAATTATTCACGTTCTTTTCGTCCCCTCGCTTAATTCTTCTGGCGCTGCCGTAGCTGATTCTAAGGGCCCAATGAGGGACTGCCCCTACTGTGCAGAGCCAGTGAAGTATCAGGCTACGAAGTGCAAGCATTGCGGGAGTGAGATTACCCCGATGGTATTACCAGAGCCAAAATACAACGGCACTCAAATTGCTTGGGATCGGGTGCTGATTCTCATAGGAGGTATTGTGGCTGTTGCTTTGCTTTTCGGAGCTATGCACGATTGATGATGCCCACGTGTGTGGGCACCTCCTCAGCCGAATCTGTCTTTAAAGCTGATGTCACTTTTTCTTTTTTTCATTTTGCTATTGCAGTTCGGGCAAAGGTGTTGCTTTTTGCCGTCGATCTTCCAGGTGTAGTAGTTACGTTTAAAACCTGTGCCGCATACATCGCAACGCCTTGGTTTGAAAAGGTTAACGAGAAACACTATTACGATTACGCCAATAATCCATTCCATCATGTTCTCCAGAGGTTTTGCTATTTATCGTTGTCAAGATAACCCATGCGCTTCCCAAGGATTGCAGCAAGCCTTCTGTTATGTTCCTCTCCCTCACGAAGAATTGCAGCGGTAAAGGGGTCTCTTTTTTCAAGCTCAGCGAGAAACGCGGCTTTTTCCTCTGGCGTGGATTTTGAATCCAAGGCCGCCTGAGTTGAATCAAAATCGACAATGTCGCTTTCAGCTATCAGCTTTTCTGTCTCCAGCGCATCTTGAAGGATCTGGACAATCTCAGAGTTCATAGACCTTCCGTTGCGCTTGGCCCGCGCAGCTATGGCGTCGCGCATACCATCAGGAAAGCGAAGGTTGAACTTGTCGTAGTCTTTTACTTGTTTTTCGGCCATTGCAAATCCCTCAAAAAAAATCATGGTGCCATATTGCCATACGATTTCAATGGTGGCATAGTGGCCTACATGGCGTCACTCTGGCACCAAATAAAGGAGATTAGATAATGCAAGATACACTTTTCACTGAGCGCAAAAACATCAAAATCAACCTACGTCTTCCATCACGACTAAACGAGGAAGTTCGCCGCCTAGCTGAAATGGACTGTATTTCTCTTAATTCGGCGATTGTTCGTTTGCTGGCAAAAGGCGTGAGGGAAGAGGTGGCGAATGGTCGCTAAAAACAGCGAAGCCCGGAAGTGCGCTAACACTATCCGGGCCTCTATCGAAAATAACCGCGAAGGAAATATCGACATGAACATTGTAGCTAAATCAGATTTCAACTTCCATGGTGTAACGCTTAATCCGGTAGAAAATGTCACAGGTGTCTGGCTGACATCTGCAGATATTGCGAAGGCTCTCGGTTACAAAAGCACCAAGTCAATTTCTAACCTCTTCGCTCAGTACGAAGATGAGTTCTCTCAGGGTATGACAATGGTCATTGAATCAGTGACCAATGGAATAAATGGCTCTACCCGCAGGATGAAAGTTCGCGTCTTCTCTATGCGCGGTGCCCATCTTATCGCAATGTTTGCCCGCACTCCGGTAGCCAAAGAGTTTCGCCGCTGGGTTCTGGATATTCTGGATCGGGAAGTGGCGCATTCGCCGATTGCGAAGCAGTTCAGTGATGATGAGCTTTGCTCTTTGGCATGGTTATGGCGTGCCAGCGACATCATGCTCAAGGCCTGCGATAGCGTCACTCCGTTGTTGAAAGTGGCTGGGCATCGCCAAGCTGGGCATTTTCATTCAATCGGGCAGGAATTGCCACGATCGATTAACAAGGCAAGAGAAGTGATTAAGCGCGAGACGGCGCATATCGAATTTCACCCATGGAAGGATGATAACTGGAGCAGGGTATTACCACACCTGCGTCAGGAGATGTTGCAGTGATGCATAAATAGAAAAGCCGGTAGTTACGAGCTACCGGCCATCCATAAATCTGTCATAAGGGTCCAACCAATGACTTCATTAAATTTAGCACCAAAAAGCAGTGTTGTCACCGATAAAACCATTGACAGCCAGTCTTTGCTGATGATGGTCAATCAGGCTCGCAAGCAGTGCGGGGAGCCAGAGGTACGCAACAATAAGTTCATTGAAAAAGTAGTCGACGAACTTGATGGGGAGTTTTACACAAAAAGTGTAAAACCCTCCGGCACTAATGGCGGCCGTCCTGTTGAGGTAATTGACATGACGATCAAGCAGGCCCTTCGCGTGGCGGCCCGTGAGTCTAAAGCCGTTCGCCGCTCTTTGGTTGATAAGCTGGAAGACATGCAGGCTATCCAGGTGCCGACCAAAAGCACCTCAGGGCTTACTGAATATCGGCTTGCCAAAGCTGAACAACTCAAAGCTCAGGCGCTGGAGAAAAACATCGCATCGGCCCGCGAGCTGATGTCAATGTTCCCTCGGCTTGGTGAATCGGCTAACCAGGTGATCGTCGCCACTCTCGTTAACCCACTTCTCGGTCATGAAGTTGTGCCACTGCCGGCGATTGAAGAGCATTACTATACGGCGGGTGAAGTGGCGGCGCAGCTCGGTTGCACTGCGAACAAGATCGGTCGTGTGGCTAATAAACACAATCTGAAAACAGAGCAGTACGGCAAGTTCTTTCTGGATAAGTCGAGACACTCAGATAAGCAGGTTGAGGCGTTCCGCTACAATGCAGAAGGTGTAAAGGCATTGCGCCACCTGATCCATGGCGCAGATGTAGCCTAACTATCTGATAATAAATCTAAGCACTAATTAGTGCTTCGAAAACCAAACCTCGCTTCGGCGGGGTTTTTTTATGGGCGAAATCCATGAAAACAATCTCTCTCAAACTCGATCCCGAAACCTGGGACCTTGTCCTTGATGAGCTGGGTAATATCGCCACGGTAGAAAACCCCTACGCCTGCGCTCAGGACGTAGCGACGGCATGCCTGGCTATACGCGGTGAATGCATTTACGAAAAAGATACCGGCGTTAATTACAAAGAGCTGCTGAACGTTAAGGCCAGCACTGGCGCCATGGCGGCCGCGCTTCAGGTTGAAGCGTTGCGGATGAGCTATATCGCACGCGCTGAGCCGACGCTGATTAACAACCGAGATACGCGCCGCACTACCGGCGTTATTGCGATCGTGGATACCAACGGCCTGGATTCCAGCGTCACCCTGTGAGGAAAAAATGACGACAATCTCTACGGCAGTACCGGCCGTGACATTTTCCACCACTGGCCTTGATGTTCCAGATGAGGGAGACATTCTTGCCGGGCGTATAGCAGATATTGGTTCTGCATTCGGGACGGCGATGAGCACGAACCTCAAGACGCCGCAGGGGCAACTGGCTGTCACTGATACTGCAATCATTGCAGACAAGAACGATCAGCTTCTGGCCATCGTAAACAACATGAACCCGGACTTTTCCTCCGGCAGGTTTCAGGATGGCATCGGCAGGATTTACTTCCTCGATCGCATTGCTGCTGCGGGTACGGTTGTAACGGCCACATGCTCCGGCGTACCGGGAACGGTGATCCCGGCACAGTCCTATGCAACCGACGACAACGGTTATATGTACGTGTCCCTGGCGGCCGGAACGATAGGCGCAGACGGGACGGTAAAGATCGAGTTCCAGAACCTGACTACCGGGCCGATAGCTTGCCCCATTGGTACGCTGACAAACATCTATGTCGCGGTAAGTGGCTGGTCGAGTATCACCAACGAGACCGCGGGTGTACCGGGCTCGAATGTTGAAGGGCGATCTGCATTTGAGTATCGCCGTCGCCAGTCAGTGGCACGTAACGCCTTCAACACGGCAGCGGCTGTGCGGGCTGCTGTCCTGGAAGTCGATGGGGTGCTTGATGTTTATGTGATCGACAACAAAGAGCCGACTTCTGTCGAAAAAGGTTCCACGAATTACACGCTGCTTGCCAGCTCGATTTATATCGGGGTTTATGGCGGGGCAGTGGCTGAGATTGCAGCGGCCATCAATAAAAAACTCCCCCCGGGCACCGTTATGAACGGTGACACCACCGGAACCGTGCAGGATACCGAAAATTATGACGCCCCTTATCCGGAGTACACCTACAGGTGGAAAACGCTGGATGCGGTGAGCGTTCATATCAAGGTGGAATACGAAGCGAATGATGGCCTTCCGTCAGATATCAACGTGCAGATCAGAGCGGTCGTCCTGAATGCCTTCACCGGCGCAGATGGCGGTACCCGGGCGCGTGCCGGCGCGCGAATTTATGGCAGCCGCTATATCGGACCCATTCAGGCGCTTGATGCACAGAACATGAACGTTCTTTCGGTCCAGATATCTCTGAACGGAACAACATGGTCTAGTGCGCTGACCATGGGCATTGATCAGGAACCGACCCTCGATACGACAAACATCATAACGGAGGCGGTAAGTGAATAATGTTGACTGGACGATCTACGCGCAGTACGTGAACTCAACCAGCCTGCGGTCACTGATTGACACCTTTAACGCTTCTGTAGCGCCAGAGGACTGGATAGACACGTTCTATGACCTCGTATTCAACATCGAGACCTGCGGCGATTACGGGCTGATGTGCTGGGGTAAAATCGTTGATGTAGAGCGTTTGCTGACTGTGACGCCATCCCAGCAGTTTCTGGGGTTTGGCGAAGCGACCAGCACCCCGGCAGAACTCACCGACCCGCAACCCTTTAACCAGGCGCCTTTCTATACCGGCGTACAGGACACGAACACAGTGGTCCTGACCAATGATGCATACCGCAAGCTGATCATGTGCAAAGCGATGGCTAACATCAGCGACTGCACCGTGCCGATCATGAATCGCATGCTGATGTACATGTTCGGCTCCAGCGGGCGAGCTTACGTGCGTGATGATGGCAACCATGTCATGAGCTACGTATTCGAATTTCAACTTTCCGAATCTGAGCTGGCCATAGTGCAAAGCTCGGGCGCGCTTCCTTCCCCGCCTGGGGTAAAAGTAAACATCGTTCAGGAGGTCTGAATTGAACAATTCAGCCATGCCGTCGCGTCTGACGGTTGTTTTTTCTGCGAGTGGCGACAAAAACACGATCCCGGTCAATTCCACCTCTGAAACGTTGGCCAATGGCCTTGCGGCGATGGACTCAGGATTTCCTCCGCTGACCCGCATCGCTCTATCTGCTGGCGGTAAGCCGCCAAAAGGGCAGGATTTTAATGGGATTTTTAATGATGCCTATACTCGCCTTCAATGGGAGCAAGCAGGAGGTTTCTATACATTCGACTCTGCATTTTCTGCAGCTATCGGTGGATACCCAAAAGGCGCGATTCTTATCAATTCAGCCAGGGATGGGTTCTGGCAAAGCACTATCGAAAATAACACGACAAATCCTGATGCTGGCGGGATTGGATGGATTAATTATTCATCCGGACGACTCCTGAACGTGCAGACATTTTTATCATCCGGCACCTATACGCCGACCCCTGGTACCAAGTCAGTTGTTGTTGAAATGGTTGGCGGTGGTGGAGGGAGCGACGCTGCCCCAGCCACTGGAGCGGGGCAGGTGTCAATAGTTTCAGGTGGTGGGGCCGGGTCATATGCTAAGGGTAGATTTTCAATAAATTTCACCAGCATTAGCATCGTTGTTGGCGCTGGCGGACAGGGAGGGACCGCAGCATCTCCGGTTGGCTCTGTTGGTGGCTCAAGCTCATTTGGATCGCTGATGGTTGCGCCTGGTGGAACAAGAGGGCCATCTGCCGGACCAGCAAATCCACCTTTTCTTCCTCAGGGTAATGTCGCATCAAGTGCCCCGTCCGGAGCCAATATCATAGGTTCTCCAGGAGCCCCATCTACACCTGCATACGCTAACGCGACCCAGTCATTTCTCGGCTCACCTGGGGCAAGTAGCGTTTTTGGAGGCGGGGGATGGGTGCCATCATTTGGAGACCCGGCTATTGATGGACAGGCATATGGTTCAGGCGCATCTGGTTCTTCACAAGGACCATCCTCTCCGGCAGTGAATGGCGCCCGGGGGAAAGAAGGCATCGTGATAATTTATGAATATTCATGAGAATAAAAAATGACAATCACCGAAACGCAAAAAACTGCTCAATTAGCAGCAGATGCCGCCGTTAGTGCCGCAGAAGCCAAACAATACATGCTGGAGGCTGAGAAAGGATATCAGGATACTAGTGCTGCCGCCCAGCAAGCCCAGGATGCAGCTGGATCAGCTCTTTTATCCAAGCAGAGCGCGGCTACATCAGAAACCAATGCCGCTCAATCTGCAGAAGAGGCTGAAGCAGCAAAAATAGAGGCTGCCGCCGCTGCAGCTAACGCCTCCGACTACGCTAAAAACAAGTTCACTTTTTACAAAACACCAACTGATCCGGACGGCACCATTGCAGGGCTGGCAGCAACTACTGATGGCCAGTCGTTCTGGGTAGCCCAGGGCCCAGATGCGCTTTCCGCTGCATGGCAGTATCAAAACAAAGCAGGCGTGGCCGTATTGCAGGCGAAGCAGCCGGGTACAGCGGCCATAACAGGGACAATCCGCGAGTTTCCGACGCTGGCTGCGGCGCAGGCAGACGCAGATGCTGGCAACATACCGGTAGGATCAACTGCGTATTACCGTAGCCCCGATGATAGTGCGCTGGCTATTGAAGTCATCAATAACGGCGGGACGCTGCAGCCTACCGGGCGGAAAATGCCCTCACAGGAAGCTATAAACGCAGTTTTTGATTTCATCAGCAAATTTATTGTCAGCGCTGACGTTGGAAACAACTATTTCCCGTTCTTCACTGATGGCGCTGACAACGTTCCCTTGTGGTGGGATGATGGGTTTGCGGTATCACGAATTTCATCTGAGCTCTATCAGATGATTTATGATGATGTTCACTCCCGACTAGGGGATGCGCTGAACTCGGTTGTTAATGACGTATCAAATTCTTTCTTCCCGCTGTTTATTGATGCCAGCAATAACGTTCCGGTTTGGTGGGATAATGGTTTTGATGTTTCCATAATTTCTGAAAGCTTGAAAGCGAAAATATGGAACTATATTAACTCCATTATTTCACCAGCTCTTAATAAAGCGGTCCCGCTTGTATCGACGGGATTCGTTCCGGGCATGACAGATGGTGCTGATAATGTACTGTTCTGGTTTCAGGATGGGAAATTTGATACGTATGAAGTGGGGCCAAACATTAGCGCCTCACTCGCCAGTGCTTACCAGCGCAGGATGTATACCGCATATTACAACATGCCTTTGCATACCGACGGCCGCACATTGTGGCGCTGGCGTGCGAAAAAAGCGCAACTCAAGGCAGGGATGGCTACGCAGCCTAATTTCCTTCTCACAGGTGACAGTTGGACGCAGAACAATGAACTTGCGACCGCTATTGCAAGTGTCCTGAGCGCTGAATATGGTGACGCTGGTTTAGGCTGGCGAACTGTGAACTATGGCGCATCGCGCGATGGTTCAAATATCTTTCGCTCTGCCGGCTGGGATTTATATGACGCCTCGCCAACGAGCGGCGCCCCGCTTTATGGTTGCGGCATTGACGGCCAGTCCATCAACACCACCACGAACACGGCCTATTTCAACGTGACTAATGTCCGCTGTACTGATTGCCGTATTTATTATCAGGACCTGAATGGCACCTTTCAGTACGGCTACGACGTTGGCGGAGTGACACAGTGGACCACTGTTGTGTGTGGAAATACAGGCACGACTAAATCAGTATTGCTGACAGGGATGACTGATGAGGTCAGGACGATTTATACCAAGACTGATGGTAACACCGGGCGGGTGGCCATACATGGATTCTATTTCTGGCGATCTGGTGTCTCTGGTTGCGTGATGAGTAAGGCCGGTAATGCTGGTATTCTCGCTGATCAGTTTTTGCTGTTTTCCGACAAAATAGCAACGTATCTCAGCACCATTCAGCCTGATGTGATCGCTATCGTCATCGGTAACAACGACTACCGCATTTCGACAGGGACCCAGACATTTCGCACAGCGCTGCAAACCTATATGGCTGCCTGTCGTGCTGTGTTGCCTGATGTGGGTTTCATCCTCATGGCTCCCCCGAGAACCAACGGCACAGCGGTAACGCCGCTCGTTGATTTCCGTGATGTAATGTACGACCTCTCTCAGACGCTGAACTGTGAATTTTTCAGCATTTATGACCTGTTCGATACCTGGACGGAAATGAACGGACTTGGCTGCTTCATTGATAATCTTCACCCCAGCACCGTCGGTGGAAACATGATCGCTTCATCCCTTAATAACGCGCTGATCAAAGGCTAAAAAATATGAGCACAATTTATATTCCAAAACTGGGCGACATTGTTATTCCGGGGAGCCATCCCAAAAAAGGGCACTTCATGGTGCCCGATTTACCTGTTACTACCGGTCTGAAAGGGATGCATATTCAGGGTGGTAATGCTGCACTGAGCATCAGGAATCTGGCGGATAGTACCACCCCGCTGACCATGGTAGGAACGCCGACAATCTCCCCGACCTTTGGCGCCGTTTGTAATTTCAGCAACTGTTTTGATACGGGAAGGGTGTCCAGTCGGAACCAGACACACATCGTCATCTGTAAGCCAGTAAAGCCAACTGCAGCTACTGAGCAGCAACAGGCTTTCATGATGGGTAACTACAATTACTCAGGGTCACCGATTGTTTATCGTGGTGATGGCCTCGCATTTATGTATACGACCACTGCGCCTAACACGATCTATGGCGCTTTCGTTGAGGATAATAATGCCACGCCGACCAATCTTATTAATAACTTCACGACCAACTATGACGTAACCAAATGGGCAGCTTTTGTGTCACTGATCGACGGCGATAACAACATTGCCCGAATCGGTGGGCGGCAGGGAGGGGCGCTTGCATGGCAGGGGTCGCGAACGCTAACTAACAGGACGGCATACACTGGCAGAACCATCAGGATTGGATCGCATCATGCCAGTGCTGCATACCCGGCCGGAGCGGATATCACCATGGGTATGGAACTGATTTTTGAAGCAGCGCTAACGCAGGCCGAAGTAGCATCTGTTATCGACAGCATCAGTGCGTATCTGAACGCTGCGTGGGGCATTAACGATTTGGGTTAATGCAGTGATTGTAGAGACTTGCGGCTGTCATTTAAATTGATAGCCGCAACCTCTATTGATCCTATTTCTGATAAAAAATACTGTATATGCAAACAGTATTTATCGGAGGGCAGATCATGCTTCGACAGTCAGACATCGCCGCGGCTTTCCGCGAGTCCATTTTGCGCAGTTCCAAGGGGTTTCAATACCTTCACACCCGCGACTTCGTTACTGCGCTTCGCCGGCGCGGCATTCATTTTACCGAGGTGGAGGCGAATTCCTGGATCGCGCGGGAACAAACGTATTTTGTCGATAAGACGCCGGACCATAGCGAAAACCGCCTGTGGATGATGGCAGGGATGGGGAGGGTCATCTGATGGGATTCCCTTCACCCGCGACGGATTACGTCGAGCAAAGGTTGTCTGTTAACTCGATCTGCAATGTCGGCCCTAACACCCGCGTTTTCGAAAGGGATGGCGGTTATGTCGTAGTAGATATTGGGCTTAAACCCAAGCAGGGAAGCCAGCTCATTATTTTATACGATGGCAGGTCTGAGCTTGCAAAGCTGATGGGGCGATCGCTTATAACCGAAGATGGCGAAGCGATTGAAGGCGAGGCTCTGGATGATGTCACTGTCGCCGGCGTCGTGACACATATCATTTGTGATGTGCGAGGCGATAGCCTGGCGGTTTAACCATGAAAGAGTGGTGCGCACCGAAAATTACATGATTAACTAGCGCGCTAATGATGCGTCCTTCCGGTGATGAGGTAAACCGGGGATTTTGCGATCTGGATAGCTGCTCGCAGATTTTGGCATCTCAGGAGATGGCGCAAATGGAATCCTGATCCTGGAAGAAGTCGCGTGACGGGTGTGTCGTAGTTGTGGCGTGACAGGAATGCACGATAAAGACAGGGATGTATTCAAACGACACGAAAAGACACAAAACCGGATGCGAACGCGGAAAACATGTGTGATTACAGTGTGTTATTTAACGCTCTACTTTCTTCTAAGCCGTAGGTCACAGGTTCGAATCCTGTAGGGCGTGCCATACTCACTTCTCTTAACGTCTCCTGAAGTCTACTCAACCCAGCATACACGCGGTATTCTCCAATATTTCATTATCCCAACGTCTACTATGGTCTATTGAAATCCACATTCATGTGGGGGTACATTTGGGGGTAGATTCCTGTTCAATGAAATGAGATACCCCCAAGTGAAGCTTACAGCCCGCCAGGTCGATACATCTAAAGCTAAGGACAAACCCTATAAACTGTCTGATGGCGGTGGCCTTTACCTCTTGGTGAACCCCAACGGCGCTCGATACTGGCGGCTGAAGTACCGGGTCGCCGGTAAAGAAAAGTCGTTGGCTTTAGGTGTATACCCTGAAGTCTCGCTGGCCGATGCACGTCAAAAACGAGCAGAGGCTAAAAAAGTATTGGCTGCTGGTGGTGACCCGGGGCAGGAAAAGCAGGAAAAAAAACATGCCAGGGCGATGGCCGTATCAAACAGCTTTGAGAGACTGGCGCTGGAATGGCATGAACATAAATCGATGAACTGGTCAGCAGGCTATGCCAGTGACATACTGGAGTATCTGAGAAAAGATATTTTTCCTTATATTGGCTCCCGGTCGATCACTGATATTAAGCCCGTTGATATGTTGGCTGTTCTTCGCAAGATGGAACAACGTGGAGTACTTGATAAGCTCAAAAAGACACGTCAAGCCTGCCGGCAGATCTTCACCTATGCTGTCATCACCGGCAGAGCAGAACATAATCCCGTGGTCGATCTCGCCAGTACTCTAAAAGCACCAAAGCAAAAACACTTCCCTCATTTATCGGTTGAACAAATACCTGACTTTCTGCGAGCTTTGAACGACTATAGCGGCAGCGTGGTGACTCGAAATGCTACCCGCCTGCTTATGCTTACTGGGCTCAGGACAATTGAGCTCCGTGCTTCTGAATGGGTTGATATCGACTTCGATAAGGGGGTCTGGAATATCCCTGCAGAGCGAATGAAGATGCGGCGGCCGCATCTCGTTCCTATCTCAACTCAGGTTCGCGAACTGCTTGAAGAAATCCACCAGCTTACCTGGCGAGGGAAGTATATTTTCCCGGGACGGAATGATGCCGGTAAGCCAATGAGTGAGGCCAGCATCAACCAGGTGATTAAACGAATCGGCTATGACGGTAAAGCGACTGGTCACGGCTTCCGGCACACTATGAGCACCATACTCCATGAACAGGGCTATAACACCGCCTGGATTGAAACGCAGTTGGCCCACGTCGATAAGAACTCAATCCGCGGCACATACAACCACGCTCAGTATCTGGACGGCCGGCGGGAAATGCTCCAGTGGTATGCCGACTATATGCAGGCGCTGGAGAATGGTGAAAATGTGGTGCATGGCTCGTTCGGGAAACGTGCCTGACTGGATGCATAGACAGTATATACAGACGATAGTAGACTTAGATAGACGATCAAAGAATAGGCTATGTCTAGGCTGATCCCCGAAAACCCGTACACCTCTGCGGGCTGGCATAGCCGCCAAAATCAGAGGGCGTGAGGTGGCGTAATGAATTATTCGACTTATAAGAAAGTACCAACATTAGAGTATTGCAAGATAACAAGAGCGGCTGAGCTACTTGATTGCTCGGTTGACGACTTATTGTATTGGGCCGAAGAACGAAAAATAAAAATCTGTATTAAAGTTCAAGACCTTAAAGGCATGTTGGTTGTTCCTGCCATTTCGGAACCAGAACAATTGCTTATGTTTTTATGCGAACTTATGCATGGAGAACACACTACAAACATAATGTGTAGAGGTTATGGTGATATTAAGCCTTACCCATTATCGAAAGTTTATGCTGAAGAGATTTATGATTTGGAAACAGAGAATGATTTTCTATTGTTTTCAGAAGCAACCATCGCACGAAATGGTTTTGATGTTCGTATTGATGGATTATGGGAACTTGCGAACATAACAATGGGGTTAATTGATTATTATGATAAAGAAAATCCCCCAGTCATCGGTGGGGAGTGTAGTGAAACAAGGACTATGGTTAAGTTATTGGAGGCATTAGACTTTCCATTTGAAAATGGCATGAGGCATACACTTAATTCAACCTCTTTTGTTTTACGCCCGGCAGATACTTTAGATGAAGTTGGTGATTTTGTATTTATGGGGTATGAGCAAGAAAAACCGATCTCACTAAGCCTTGATAATCTATATGTAACAAAAACTCAAATTAAAAACATTATTAGTAATCTAATGATTCCATTTGATGACATGATTAAGAAAGATAATGCAAAAAAAACAAACACGACAAAAAAACAATCAGAATTTACCGTCGGGATTTTGAAAGAGATTGGTTTTACTAATAGTGATTTGAGTGGCAGTATCAGTGAACTCAGAAAAAAAATAGCAAGAAAATTGCCAACGGTATCAGTTCCTGCAGATGATAAATCACTGATTGATTGGCTTCGGAAAGGCGGTATTGACCGCTAGAAACTCCAAAGAATTTCTTAAAACTCCACAACACTAGATCAGGCCAATAGCACAATCCTCCTGAAGTCTACTTAAGTCTACTAATGACTATCTAAGATTGCGGGAGGAGTTATGCCAGTAAAAAATCATTTCAATTCACTGATCAGATTAGCTGAAGCACAGCGGCGAACGGGTTATAGTAAAGCATGGCTATATCGACTAATTGGGCAAAAACGTTTTCCACAACCAGTAAAGATTGGTTCTCGCTCTATCGCATTTATCGAAAGTGAAGTGGATGAATGGATCAATCAGCGCATCGCTGAATCTCGTAGTGAGGTTGTCTGATGCCAAAAGAAAACCGCCCATTACAGGCGGCTAACACAGATACTCGCGGATCTGATGTTACGCCACCAGCCTACACCGTTCAAGCCTCAAAGCGCATTCCGAAGAAACACCGTGCCCGCACCTATATGCTGCGCTGTGGGACTGGTGGGTGGACAGAAAACGATATCCTGCGCCATTGCCGACTCTCATCTGGCCGCAACTATGCGAGCGAACTTGAGCGCGAGCTTGATATCTGCCTGGAGCGCTTGGAAGAGAAAAACCCTGATGGTATCGGTGCGCACATGCGCTACAGGTTTGCGTGCCGTGGTGACGTGCTGAAGGTGATTCAGTTCGTTAACCGCATGGCCGCAGTCAACCAACATTACGGGCTTTCAAAGCAGGATATCGCCGACATTCTGAACCTCTACCCGGACAACTTCACCGCCGCATAACGGAGCCGAAAAAATGAAAATCGAAAAAAGCAGATTCAATTCTGAGGCCGCCCCTCAACCCAAGGTTAACCCGGGCGTAATTAACGGCAATGACTTTGCCGCCATCGTTCCCGTTATTCCCGGCCAAATTGGCGGGCGCGAAACCAATATTGCGAGCGCCAGAGATTTGCATAAAGCGCTGGGTGTGGGCCGCGACTTTACCAACTGGATTAAAGGCCGCATCGACCAGTACGGATTTGTGGCCGGGACTGACTATATCCGTGTTGAAAATTTGAGCTCACCAAAACGGGCGAGCGCAAAATTTCGCCAGCAAATCGAGCATGATTACCTTCTCTCGCTGGATATGGCTAAAGAAGTGGCAATGGTTGAGCGCAATGAACAGGGGCGCGCCGTCCGCCGCTATTTCATCCAGTGCGAGGAAGCGCTACAGCTGAGTGCGCCGGAAATCGCCGCGAAGTATCGCCGGCACCTCAAAGCCCGCATTGGTGCTGCCAACCTCTTCAAGCCGATGTGCGCCGCTCTGGATGCTGCCCGGGCAGAACAGGGGAAAGAGACGCAAGCCCGGCACTACAGCAATGAAAGCAACATGATCGCCCGTATTGTGCTGGGTGGCATGACCGCTAAGCAGTGGGCGCAGGTGAACGGTATCGACGGCGAACCGCGCGATAGCATGAGCGCCGCCCAACTGGAACACCTCAGCTACCTGGAGGGTACAAACATCACGCTGATCGATATGGGCATGGAGTACGGCCAGCGTAAAGCGGAATTAACCCGCCTCTCTCAGCGTTGGCTGGCTAAACGTCTGGGGGCTAACGATGAATAAGCCCACCAGCACACCGTTACCAAATCACTCCTACCGCGACGCTCACGGCCAGATGGTGAACGTGACCGCTGTAGCGCATAACCGCGTGACGTTCTACCGCAAGGGCTACCAATTCCCTTGCGTGCAGCCCATTGAGCGTTTCATGAAGGAGTTCTCGGAGGTAAAGCAATGATTTTCACCGTCCAGGGTAAAAGCCTCTCTTTGGCTGGCCTGATGAATGCAAAAGCTAAAGCTTTGCTGGTGGTGTGTCACCGCGTGAACCTGTCAAAACCTGTCACATTGCGGGCCACTGATAGTGGCGTACAAAATGCCTGGCGGAGTTTCGAGACAATTACGCGCGATGGACATCACACCTGCAGTAATGTGTTTTCGGAGTCCATAAAAAAGGACTTGATGTTCTACATCATCCCGGTCTATGGTTATAACGCACCAGCAAAATCTGGTGCCGGGATTGGCGTCCTGGAAAAGTACAAGGCGACACATGACGCGCCTAGCGTCTTTTTTTGTGTCCTCACATTCGCTCACCCTTTTTTCAGCGCTGCGGTTATAATCCGTGCCGCTTGCAGAGTTATGGTGAGTTGGATGGGGGCGGAGAAATCCGCGCCGGTTACCTTGTACGCCGGTTACGCCAACCCTGTTCAGCTCACCACCAGTGAAATTGGCGTTTCCGGTGGTGGGATTAATCCCCAGTACAAGGAGGCTGCCATTGTGGCTACTACCCCTACCCAAAATCCGCAGTTTATCTGGATTATCGCCGCTGTTCGCCGCGATATGACGACAATTAAAGCCCAAATTCACCATATCGCCGCACCGTCTGAACGTGACGCCCGCCGTTCACTGGCTCGCGATCATGTCTGCTTTTTCGCTGGTCGCATCCGTCTGGAGGTGGCTCATGCGTAACAATTTCCGCATCACCGGCTACGCCGTTAATAAGCGCGGTTTAACCGTTGGCATCGGCTATCAACTCACATCCAGCGACACTAAAACAGCAATGGCCCACGCAGTGCTTCAGGCGCAGCGTGAAGGTCTCAGCCACGTTCGCATTACACGCGTACAGGAGGTGGCAGCATGAGCCTGTATAACGATTTAGTTCGCCACGAATTCGGCAAAGGCGCCACCGTTGATGAGCTGGAAGGCATTCAGAACCGCATGGATGAGGCTGTGAGTGATTTGTTGCTCGGCATTAGTGCCATTGGAAGTCTGATGTTCTGGGCCACGGACAATAACAACTACACCGAGGAGACCGCAAAGGGAGACATGCGCAAAATAGGCGCAATGCTGGGTACGGTTGGTGAGGTGGTGCTGGCGCTTAACGATACCGTAGCGAATGCGGGTGTGTGTCGTTCTGACTGCGTCAAAGAATCAAAAATGAGGGCGGGCAAATGAATATAAACGCTATATACCGCCATCCTGCCGAACTTGAGGCCGAGGCGACGCTATCCCGTGTGCAGCCTTATCCGGAAGATTTTACTCTGGCAGAGCGTACCGCAGAACGTATGGCCCGCGCTCGTAATGGGTTAGTTCATGTAATGACCGATTTATCACCATACCTCGACGTTGAGCAAGCAGTCGTTGTGCATTGCTGGCTGGATAAAGTCCTGGCGATTGTCGATATGGTCAGAATTGATGCGGAGGTCAGGGTATGAGCGATATGCAGCTTATTGATGCCCAATGTCGTGTTGAACAAGCACAGGCACTGCTCTCAATATGGTTAGAGGGCACGAAAGCATCTGAACGGGATATGCAGTTAATTTGTGCTCTGATCTCGTTACTCCAGGATGTACCAGAAACGATTAAAACGGCGGATGAAGAACTTGCTGATTACGTCTTGCGTGCACATCGGGAGAAGCGTCAATGAAACTGGCACCTAACCTGAAACATTTGCCAAAAGAAAAATTTACTGAAGCAGTTATTTTTGCTGGAACCGATGCGTATGCACATGCAAAAGGATGGGAAGAGGGCATGGGTAAACAAGTCGCTGAGGACAGAACACCTCCCATTTATCTTGGACCGAAGCAGCTGGCGGAACTGGAGAACCTGCAAATTATTGATAAAGGGCGTCGCAGTGCTCGTGTTTATCTGGCTGGAAGCATTGAGCCAATAATGATTAATGCCATTGGGGAAAAACTTGCTCAGGCAGGTGTACTGGAAGCGAAATTATATAAGGGAATTCCTGACCAAAAACCGGAAAACTGGAGGCAATATCTGGCCAGACTCAGAGAACAGGGCGAGCACACAACGACATCAATTCTGAAAGCCAATAAATCTGCGAATAGTGACAACCTGAAGCCACATGTTGAAAGCCGAGCTGACGGTATTTTTTGGGTTGAACCCAAATCAGACAAAGATACCGGGGAAATAACTACCCGTGAAAGCTGGCTGTGTTCTGCTCTGGAGGTCATAGGCACTGGCATAGATGACAGTAAAACCCGGTATCTGATCCTGCGCTGGCGCCCATTCGGTTCGAAGGGGGATACTGTCCAGGCAATACCATTTGCTGATATTGGTGAACGCGAAGGCTGGCGAACGCTTAAGGCTGGTGGGTTGAACGTCACAACCAAAAGTGGTTTACGTGCAACGCTGGCCGACTGGCTGCAGAGCTGTGCCAATGGTGAGGTATGGCGCATTGCGCATGCTACGGGCTGGCAGTGTGGCGCCTACATCATGCCGGATGGCGAGATCATTGGTACTCCAGATCAACCGGTGCTGTTTAATGGACGAAGTTCTGCCGCATCCGGTTATACCACCAGCGGTACTGTTGAGAGCTGGCGAGAGAGCGTTGGACGTCTGGCCTTTGGCAACTACTCGATGATGACTGGCGTGGCTGCAGCGCTGTCAGCTCCTTTGATTGGCCTTGCCGGCGCTGATGGTTTTGGTATCCATCTCTATGAGCAGTCGAGCGCCGGTAAGACCACCACTGCCAATGTGGCATCCAGTCTCTACGGCAATCCTGATGTATTGCGCCTTACCTGGTACGGTACCGCGCTGGGGCTGGCGAATGAAGCTGCCGCACACAACGACGCGCTGATGCCGCTAGACGAAATCGGGCAGGGCGCTGATCCGGTGGAAGTCTACAAATCTGCCTACGCGCTATTTAATGGTACGGGTAAGCTGCAGGGCGCGAAGGAGGGGGGGAACCGTGATCTGAAGCGCTGGCGTACTGTGGCCATCAGTACCGGTGAGATGGATCTGGAAACCTTCATTGCGAGCGCCGGTCGCAAGGCTAAAGCAGGCCAGCTGGTTCGCCTGCTGAATATCCCGATGCGCCGGGCTGTTCGTTTCCATGAGCATGCCAACGGCAAACACCATGCCGATGCCCTCAAAGATGCATACCAGCATCACCATGGAGTGGCTGGGCGTGAGTGGGTGAAATGGCTGGCTGACCACCAGCAAGAGGCGGTGAACGCCGTCAGAGCAGCGGAAGAGCGCTGGCGTAGTCTGATCCCGTCGGATTACGGGGAGCAGGTCCATCGTGTTGGCGCCCGGTTTGCCATTCTGGAAGCCGCACTATTGTTAGGTAATGTGATCACCGGCTGGGATGAGCAGACGTGTCGGGATGCTATTCAGTACAGCTATAACGCCTGGTTGCGTGAATTCGGTACCGGCAACAAAGAGCATCAGCAAATTATTGAGCAGACAGAGGCATTCCTGAACGCTTACGGCATGAGCCGCTTTGCACCGTTCCCGTATGACCCGACCAGTCTCCCCATCTCCAACATGGCGGGATACCGGCAGAAGGGCGGTCATGAGACTGACCCGATGGTGTTCTACACCTTCCCGGCAGCCTTCGAAGGGGAGATCGCCCGCGGCTTTAACACTCGTCAGTTTGCGGAGGTATTGAAGAAAGCTGGCATGCTGACACCGCCGACTTCAGGCCGGGGGTTTCAGAGAAAGTCACCACGCATTGATGGGCGACAGATTCGGGTTTATGTCCTGCAGTATCTGCCGGACGATGGCCAGCCAGAGTAAAAGCACTCTTTCATGTGTGTAGATTAAGTGTTGGTTCAGTTGGTTCAGTTGCCTCAGTAGTTATATATATCTGTTTAATAAGGTTTCATGTTTAAAAAATGAACCAACATTGAGGCAACAAACTACCAGTTTGAACCAACACTGAATCAGGTACAGGGTATCAGAAGAGAGGATCACTGCGATGACAGCTCAAATTTCAGCGTATGGCCGGCTGGTGGCCGACCCGCAGACCAGAACAACGGGAAAAGGTACGAACATGACAATGGCCCGCCTGGCGGTAGCTCTGCCCTGTAATGCGGCAGATAACGGAGAGGCTACTTTCTGGTTGGGCGTGATTGCCTTTGGTAAGCAGGTTGACGCGCTGGCCAAACACCATAAAGGCGACCTTGTCAGCGTGGCGGGCAATATGCAGCTCAATCAGTGGACTGGTCAGGATGGTGGTATGCAGCAAGGTTATCAGGTTATTGCGGACAGTGTACTCAGCGCCAGAACGGTCCGCCCAGGCGGTAAAGTAGGTCAACAAGGACAGGCTACTGATGCCCTGCGCCGGGCCCAGGAGCAGCAACCGCCCGCGAACGGGTATGAAGGATACGACCAGACACCTCCGTATGACGATGATTTTTGACATGGGTATGGATCAGTAACATGCGACTGACTACAGAACAGAAGGCGGAAATCGCTCGCCTCAAACGTAGTGGTGTAGGGTATCGCACCATCGCGAATAAAATGGGACTTAAGCCCAGCACTGTGAGTAGCTTCTGCCAGCGCAGTGGATTGTTCGCTGATAATCCGGCTCACAAGGTTCTTTTCACTATCCCTGAGGCGCGCTTTTCGAACGTACCTGCGTTAACAAAGGCACTGCCGCCCCAAAAGGTCATTACTGGTCATAAGCAGACCGATGCTTATTTGTGGGTGCTGGAAGTGATTAAGCTGAATGAGCCAGCACATCTGGATGCTGCAGAGGCAGCACTTGAGAAGCTTACCATTAGCCCAAAAGACGTAGAGAAACGGTATCGTGACTGGATGGTCGCTAATGGTGCTGACATATTGCAAACCGCTTTCGGTACCTTTTTCATGGATGATCCTCAGCACTACCTCAAGCTTGCCAGGGAGAATATCAGGAAGGCCAGCGAAGTTCGTGCTGTGTTTGGTAGTTATGAAGCTGCTATGGAACCAGTAGAAGCAGAGTTGCTCATCTCACGATCTGCATTTCTGGTAGATGAGGATTTTGGGCTGACGAGGGAAGAAGTCGCCGATGGAAGTATTTCAGGTATCGAGCGATATCTGGAACTGGATGATGCTCGGAAAGATGCACATCATGGTTTCACGGATGTACTGCCTTCACCTCACACACTATCCGATGTTGTCCGCGAATTTGATTACTGGACGTGGCTTTATTGGATACGCGATGCTGCTGGGCGAGAGTTAGGTCACCAGTATTCAGAAGGGCTGAGTCAGGAGGTCTATGATCGAGAGGACTGGCTTGATACCCAACTTGCTACGATCAGTCCTATCCACCAGCAGGAGGCTATTGATGTGCTGAAATGGTTACTCAAAAGTGACCGACACGAAGGGCGAGATGAGGTAGATGCTATTCTCATGAATTTGGTTACAAAGGGTTAGGTGTAAAAGAAACCCGGCACGGTGGCCGGGTTATGGACGTTACATTCTTATTAAATAGGCATCAGAATTTTGTGATGTCGATATTGTAGATCGCCATCCATGCTTCTGCAGGGTAGGAGTTTAATGGAACGGATTGGTAGTGAGGTGTAAGAATTTCTACTGATAGGTTGTGGTAGCTGCAGTAGTTTGCCAGCGCCTGCCAACTGTACTTTCCAGGCATAACGCTTTTAACATGCGCAATCGTAGCGTGCCTAAATCCTTCGCCTTTGCTATGAACATACTTGTTGTGCTGCATAACATGTTGACCATAGGCGCCGCGCACTGATTTAAACTGACCATCTTTCTTTTCCAGCATAAGTTGTGCACGCTCAGTCGCTTCTGCCTGATCGGCAAGTTGTCGAAGCGCATCAGCATAGGTTTGAGGCACCATGTTATATCCGCCAGTTTTACGGATAGATGGAAGAACCTCAGAAGTAACCCATTTTTTAAAATGTTTCGCTTCTACCTTCTGCGACCCCATTACTGCATTATATAACCCAGACTCATTAATAAGTGTCTGATTTGTGTAGTTTCGTCCATTTTGCAGGGTCTGTTTTCTTTTCTCATCCTCATCCAGCCTTTCAGTCATGTTGCTGGTTTCTGCATATCCAAGAATATCCGCAACATCTTTTGCTACAAACCACACCTCTGAATATTCATCAGTCATAGTTCTTACGGCATTACCGTTAAAATCGAACTCATTCAAAGCAACAGGATGACTCATCGCACCACCTAAAAAGATGGCATCGAATGCTTTACAGGGGATCTCGCTTGAGTTAATCTTCTAAACCGAGATCTCAAGAAAGCATTGTTAGCCAATTAATGATGTTTTGCAGCCCCTGAACAGCTCCAACTGTTCAGGGGTTTTCCTTTTGTGTATGAGCACAAAATGCTCAAGCAACACTCAAATCCTACCCAGGAAAATAAGAAACTTCAATAAAATGATCAGCTTATTGCTGTGATTTTTTACACCTGCAATTCCATCCAATAAAAAAAGCCGCATTTCTGCGACCTATCTCTACCCACCGATTACTTACCCATGCTTCCTGTACGTCTGCGGCATTACCAAAAAACATCGAACTACCGGTCTGGCTTACTCAAAGTCATCCCGCCCACTCCTTCGCTTGAAGAAAATTTTGTCCAGCCTGAGGACTATCCCAACCAACCCGATAATCAGCAAAGTAATAAGTATGGGGATAACTAAGTCAGACATGCTTCCTCTGCATTGTTTAAATCTTATTTAGGCGGAGCATCAGAGGACTGGCTGTCTAGCCATTCTGCAAGTTTCTTTAAAATCTGCACTCATGTTGGATCTGCCTTATGGGTGATGCTGCCAACTTACTGATTTAGTGTATGATGGTGTTTTTGAGGTGCTCCAGTGGCTTCTGTTTCTATCAGCTGTCCCTCCTGTTCAGCTACTGACGGGGTGGTGCGTAACGGCAAAAGCACCGCCGGACATCAGCGCTATCTCTGCTCTCACTGCCGTAAAACATGGCAACTGCAGTTCACTTACACCGCTTCTCAACCCGGTACGCACCAGAAAATCATTGATATGGCCATGAATGGCGTTGGATGCCGGGCAACCGCCCGCATTATGGGCGTTGGCCTCAACACGATTTTCCGCCATTTAAAAAACTCAGGCCGCAGTCGGTAACCTCGCGCATACAGCCGGGCAGTGACGTCATCGTCTGCGCGGAAATGGACGAACAGTGGGGATACGTCGGGGCTAAATCGCGCCAGCGCTGGCTGTTTTACGCGTATGACAGGCTCCGGAAGACGGTTGTTGCGCACGTATTCGGTGAACGCACTATGGCGACGCTGGGGCGTCTTATGAGCCTGCTGTCACCCTTTGACGTGGTGATATGGATGACGGATGGCTGGCCGCTGTATGAATCCCGCCTGAAGGGAAAGCTGCACGTAATCAGCAAGCGATATACGCAGCGAATTGAGCGGCATAACCTGAATCTGAGGCAGCACCTGGCACGGCTGGGACGGAAGTCGCTGTCGTTCTCAAAATCGGTGGAGCTGCATGACAAAGTCATCGGGCATTATCTGAACATAAAACACTATCAATAAGTTGGAGTCATTACCCATTTCTCGAATGTTTTTTAGAAAATAAAAAATAAAAATTACCTTTTATTTACAATTAGTTATGTTTTTATTGTGCGTTTGTTGTATTTCTTTTTCAGAGTGGTGTTAAGACTTTTCTATAAAAAGTAGAAATGGTCCTGGTGGCGAATTTGAATAATAAATAATGAAGTGAGTAGGATGTCAGTGCAGGGAAGGGGTTAAAAGATAACAGGCTAATCCAATGGACTGAGTATTAATAAATTGTACGTATAAAGTACGCCAGGGGTATTTCCTGAACGATTCTCCATAAGCGTGGTGATGAGGAGTGAATATGAAAAAATACAGCAAAGGAATGGCATCTTTCGTGGTGATGATGATGCTTTCTCCGGTAGCGGCGCAGGCTGCTGATGGCAAAGTCACCTTTAATGGTGAAGTCATCGACAATACCTGTACGGTAAAGAATAAAGACAAGACGGTAACCCTGCCGACGGTCCAGCGCTCGGCGCTCAGCAGCGCGGGCGAGACGGCGGGCGTGGTTCCCTTCACTATCGATCTGACGAGCTGTTCCCCGGGGACCAATGTCTCGGTGTACTTCGAGAAGGATCAAAACGTTTCCACGGAGGGCCGACTAAAAAACACTCTGACTGACGGCACGCAAGCAGAAAACGTCGATGTGGAGCTGCTGAACACCCGGTTTACGCCGATTAACCTCGCGGAGACCCCGGCGGTCGCTGCAGACGGCAAAGTTGCTCGCCTGGAAGCGATCCCGGTGGCGGTGGCTGAGCAGGATGGTTCCGCCTCGCTGCCTTTCTATGCCCGCTACTATGCGACTGATGCCGCCAAGGCTGGAAAAGTCGCAGCCTACGTCAACTTTACGGTGGTCTATCCGTAACCCCTGTCCACGGCCCCGCTCAGGGGCCGTTTATCCCCCCGACAAGGAGGAGGTGAATATGCGGCGTATGGTTCTGGCACTGCTGCTGTCCAGCTATTTACCCTCGGCGGACGCCAGCATGGTTATTGACGGCACACGGATTATTTTTCCCGGCGACAAAAAAGAGATCGCCGTCCGGGCCACCAATATGGGGGAGACCCCCTCTCTGACGCAGGTCTGGGTCGACGATGGCCGCGTGCAAAATCAACCGGAAAAGGATGCGGCGCCGTTTATTGTGCTGCCGCCGATTGTGCGCATCGAACCGGGAAAAGGCCAGAGCTGGCGCCTGGTGTTTAACGGCAGCCGCCTGCCGCAGGATCGGGAATCGCTGTTCTGGTTCAATCTTCTGGATATCCCACCTGAGCCGAAAAATGGCAAGACTGACAATTACCTGCAGCTCGCGATACGGTCGCGTATCAAGCTGTTTTACCGTCCGGCAGGCGTGGCGGCGGAAAAAATAGCCGCGGAAAAAGCCCTGAACTGGGCGCTGGCTCCTACGGGCAACGGGTTGCGGGTGAGCAATGCCTCAGCGCGCTATATCACCATCGACAGCATCACCCTTAACGGACAAAAACACGCTGCCGGCATGGTCGCCCCGTTTTCCTCGCTGGAGATCGCGCCTAAAGGGGTCGCGCTGCGCACGCTGCCAGCCAAATTCAGCTTCACCACCATCAATGATTAA